ACATGTGTCGTATAAGCGTACCAGCAGATCCAGGCTTGTTTATAGGACAAATAAGTGTAGGTTGGAAAGAGCAACCAGAACAAATAGAGATAGCACAGACTGTACTAATTGTTGCGTCAAGTTTATTGTTTGATAAAAAATAAAATTGTCTGCGTCCGCCAGATGCAATTATAAATATAACATAACAAGGATTATACTATGTCAGGATTAACATTAACAGCAGGGCTATCTTTTTCAGGTGGATTTACTTTTACAGAGGCACCTGTAGACTACACTGCGGCTTGGTTTGGCGGTGGCCAATTTCCATATACCTCAACCGTAGACCGAATCACATTCGCAACCGATACTGCAACCGCTACAGTACGTGGTCCGCTTAGTGGGACTAGAACTAAATTAGCCGCTGCGGGTAATTTTACTGATGGTTGGTTTGGAGGCGGGTATACTAATAATCCGGGGTTTACCAATCCATTAACTTTTTCAACTGTAGACCGAATCACATATGCAACGGATACCGCAACGGCAAGTGTACGCGGTCCGCTTAGTTTAGCTAGATATGGGTTAGCCGCAGCAGGTAATACTACTGACGGATGGTTTGGTGGAGCCTACCCCGGCGGCGCGGTGTCAAGAGTAGACCGAATAACATATGCAACCGATACCGCAACGGCAAGTGTGCGCGGGCCACTTAGTTCGAGTAAATCGTATTTAGCCGCAGCAGGTAATAGTGATTATGGATGGTTTGGCGGCGGCGAAGCCGGTATCGCCCTTTCAACAGTAGACCGAATAACATATGCAACCGATACTGCAACGGCAAGTGTACGTGGACCACTTAGTCAGGGTAAACGTGTTTTAGCCGCAGCAGGTAATACTACTGATGGCTGGTTTGGTGGCGGCAAATCATCTGGCGGCGAAACCACAATCGTAAACCGAATTACATATGCAACCGATACTGCAACCGCGTCAGTGCGTGGTCCACTTAGTGCGACTAACTATAATTTAGCCGCAGCAGGTAATACAACTGATGGCTGGTTTGGTGGTGGCAGGCCGAGTACTTCATTAGTACAACGAATAACATATGCAACCGATACTGCAACTGCTAGTGTACGTGGTCCACTTAGTTCGGCTAAATATTTTTTAGCCGCAGCAAGCGGTACACAATAATAAATATAATGAGATTACCCGCAGTCATCGCCGGTATTATATTCATAATAATTATATTAATTTTAATATGATTAAAAAACTTGGTATACTAGGCGGGATGGGACCAGCGGCTAGCAACGAATTTGTAACTAGACTTGTTGCAAAAACCCCAGCAACTAAAGATCAAGATCATATCCCGTTTGTGCTATGGAGTGATCCAACTGTTCCGGATCGTAGTACAAGTATGTTGAATGGAGATGACCGACCGCTACCCTATCTGTTGGCAGGGATACAAGGATTAAAAATAGCAGGATGTACAACTATTGTTATCCCGTGTAATACAGCACATTTTTGGTTTTCTCATTTGGAAAAAATAGCCGCTTGGAACGCAAAAATTATTCATATTGTTGATAGTGTGGCTGACGCATTGCGTGACATAAAAATTACTAATGATAAAATAGGTATTATAGGTACAAAAGCAACAATTGAATATGGATTGTATCAATATCAACTGAATAAATTAGGGTGGGATTGTATCACACCCACTAAAGAACAAATGGATACGCAAGTACAGCCCGCAATTGATTTAATCAAAGCCAATCAGATTGCAGAAGCACACTCAATGTTCATGACGATTATTCATAGTCTTATTGACAAGGGAGCAAAATCAGTGGTATTAGGCTGTACAGAAATACCACTGTCTATTAAAGAAGATACAGTACAGGATACACCAATCATTAACAGCATTGACAGTTTAGTAAAGGCTGTTATACGAGAATTTAAAAGGAAAAACTAACATGAAACTAACATCGTTTATATTTGTAATTGCAGTATTTGCATCAACTTGTGCTTCAGCTTGGACACCAAGTGCAGCAGAAGTTGCATTAAGTGCAAGAGAAGATGCAAGAGACCTAATATTGTTTAAACTACTTACTAGGTAACATGAAACAGACAATTGCATTGTTTGTACACCAACCAATGTGTAGTACACAATCTGGAAATGGTATTATTAAGGCGTTGTCTAGTGAGTATAATTTTAAAATCTTTTCTAAGCATACATTAGAAAAAGGATTTTTTGATGAAGTTGATATGGTTGCATTTCCAGGAGGATTTGGAAATTCAGATTCATACGACTATCTATTAAAAAATAGTAAACACTTAATTAAAAATTTTGTTAACAATGGCGGCAGATATTTAGGAATATGTATGGGCGCATATTGGGCAGGAAGTCATTACTTTAACATTTTAGATGAAGTTGATGCTGTACAATATTATAAACAACCACTGTCAGATACCCGTAGACCACACACAAAGGCAATTTCAATTACATGGAATGGACAACCTGACAAAATGTTTTTTAATGACGGCTGTGCATTAGTTGGTAACTCATCAAAATTTACCACAGTAGCCACATATGCTAATGGTAATCCCATGGCTATTATACAAGGACGCATTGGATTAATAGGATGCCATCCGGAAAGTGAAAAGTTTTGGTATGATAGTTATAAGCAAATGTCCGGACATTGGCATGAAGGCCGTCACCATACTTTACTTTTAGAGTTCGTTAACCAATTAATGATTGATAAATAGTAATGATAATTTAAAAAGGATATAAAATGACACCAAATATAAATGCGGCAGTAGTAGAGGTTATCGATGGAGAAATGACTGGTAAAAAATGGTATTATAGCAAAACATTTTGGGCTAATGTAGTAGCCGGGCTCTTTATTGCGGTACAGGCTAAATGGGGATTTGTACTTCCACCAGAATATCAAATGGTTGCTATGAGTCTAATTAATATTGGATTGCGTAAGATATCTAGCACTGCTATGACTTGGTAAAAAGAAATTTAAAAAGAAATTTGTATGGAAAAAACATATGAGTTGGTTTAAAAGAAAACCCAAAGTAAAAGAACCTGCAAAATTATATCACCGGCATCATCCCAGTCCAATGGTAGAAAAACTATTAAAAGAAATCAAAGATAAAGTATCAACTAAACAAACACCCATACCTGATAAATAATAGATGAAATATCTATTAGTTATACTACTCAGTATCACTCCGTTCCCTATTTTTGGGCAACAAACCCCCGAACAACAAGCAATTATTAATGAAAGGTGTTATACTTCAGTTGAAGTGTTTGCGACATTAAATCAAAAATACAAAGAAATCCCAGTGGCTATGGGGAAAATAAATGATAATACAGTGATGACATTGTGGAGTAATCCGATAGTAGCATCTTGGACTCTAGTAGCATCTAATATTAAAGAATCTATTAGTTGCATAGTGTTTGGTGGGAACGAGTTTACTACAGTTCCATATAAGAATTCTTATAAGAATTCTTATAAAATTTTATAAAATAAGTTTGAAGAAATATATTATTGCTAGTTTACTAGCCCTATATCATATAGTTGCCGTGTCTCAACCTGAGGTAACTGCTCACGCATGGGCAATCACAGATGCAACGGGAAAAATTCTAGAAGGAACTAATACTTCTGAGATACGGTCTATTGCTAGTATTACAAAATTAATGACAGCAATGATTATATTAGACAGTAATCAATCTTTAACAGAAATTATACCTAAAAAACTTTATAACAAAAAATTAACAAGACTAACATTAATTGAATTAGCCATTGTAAAATCTGATAATACAGCAGCCAAAATGTTATGTGATTATTATCCAGGAGGTAATTCTGCATGTGTAGCAGCAATGAATGCTAAAGCGGAAACATTACAAATGAGTAATACAGTCTTTAGTGACCCTACTGGACTATTACAGACTAATGTAAGTACTGCTGAGGACTTGATTAAACTAGTGTCTGCTGCTAGTAAATATAATATTATTACTGAAGCCAGCAATAAAAATATAATTCGCTGGCTAATCAATAAAAATAAATGGGCTGATTTTAGAAATACAAACTCATTGGTTGGTAAAGGATATCACTTTATTGTTAGTAAAACTGGATTTATTAATAAAAGCGGTGGATGTATCGTTATGATGTTAGATACTGTATACGGAGTGCGTACGGTGATATTATTGGGAAGTAAAAATACTAAAACAAGAATTCCAGAAGCGGAACTTCTTTCACAAAAGAACATAAGTTAATTAAACTTATTTTTTCCAAAGAATAAAATTGATGTAGTCAGTTTTATCAGTAAAATTAAACTCATATTTACCTGGTAAAGAACCTGCCATATCTACTATACTATAGTCCCACTTTTTTTCGCATTCTAATTGGCACCAATTAATAAGCCCGGTTAATTCTCCGAACTTTAAATTAATTAATACAGAATATTTAGGTGCAATACTGGGTAACACTTACTCCGCTCTTTTCTAAGAATTCTAGTCCTGCAGTATCACGGTAAGTATTGCGATAATATAAACTATTAATGCCGCTTTGATAAATTAATTTAGCACAGTGAATGCACGGTGCATGAGTACAAAACATAGTAGAATTTTCGCTAGATTCAGTACTACTAGCAACCTTCATCAGAGCATTACTTTCTGCATGTAAAACTTCTTGTTTGGTTTTTAATCTAATCTCAACAATGTGATTGGCATCATCTAGCACATGCCCAATCTCATCCTCGCAGTTATTATCCCATCCTGCAGGCATTCCATTATATCCAGTAGCAAGTATCTTGTGACCCTTAACTATTACAGCACCAACTTGCAATCTAGTTGCATAACTTAAGGTGCTTGTTAATTGTGCAACATCCATATAATACTTAATAAATTTATTCTTCATTCTTCTAGCAATTCTAATTTATTAGGTTTATCTTTCCAAAATTCAGCATCAGGCAATGGTGCTTTTTCTTTAGTTATAACTGGCCATTTTCTACTCAACCTACTGTTAAGTTCAAACCAAAAAGGCACATTTACATTTTTATCGTCATCGGTTACAATAGCATCTACCGGGCACTCGGGTATACACACTCCGCAATCAATACATTCATCAGGATCAATTACTAAAAAATTCGGTCCCTCTTTAAAGCAATCCACAGGACAAACCGTAACGCAATCTGTATGCTTGCACTTAATACATTGTTCAGTAACTAAATGTGTCATTTAATATAACTAGTTTCTATCCAATGTCTTGCGGTTTTTTCATCTTGTATCATACTTAGTATAGGATTACGAATATTAAATTTTTTACAAAATGCCGCACCGTATAATATATTCTGAAGTTTATCAAAAATGTATTCTTTATAAAATCTATTATACTCTTTTTTACTAATAAATTTAGTAGTTTTTTTATTATCTGACAAGGTTAATGCCATATGACTAATTGAGTTCATCAACATGCACCTCACCGTCTTTAAACCAAATATTTTTATTATTGTGTATTACGGCAGCAAGTTTATCAGTATGATATTTTTTATATAAACTAGCAATTTCTTCTAAGGTGTTTGCTTGACATAAAAAAGCCTGTGTAGTTTTATTATACAAAAACAATACTCCGTTTACTGTTTCAGTACGTAATATAGTATTAGTGGTGATAACTTTTGGTAAAGAACTATCAGTAGTAATACCGGGTATAGTAATATTATGTTTTTTACAAGTAGTTGTAATATACAACATAATATTAAATGCCATCCATCTGGATCCTAGAAACCAGCCAATGCAAAAAATTAATATATCAATAAAAGTTATATCCATACAATTATTTATTAATAATTAGGTTAGACCACGTTTTCAACTTTTCAAACTTTTTCATTTTAGCCTCATGTATTCCTTCTTGGGTGATACCAATATTCAAATCTGTTAGTAACTCTACCATGGCCATTAAGTCTCCAACTTCTTCTTCTAACATTTGTATGTTGGTCATTGGTTTATTTGGTTTTATTTTATACATACCAAATCTAAAACATTTACTAACTGCTTGAGTTACCTCAGCACATTCTTCTTGTAGAATAAGTAAGATTTCTTTAGTGTTGTCGTTCATTGCGATTTACGTCTGTGTTAACATTACTAGGTTGTTGTTTTGGTTGTGCAATTGTCATTGCCACTAAACTAGCAAGATTGGGTATACTGCTTTGCATTTTATTTAATTCTGACACCACATGGTCGTGCGATTCTGATACTTCCCAAGTACCGTATGGCGGACAAAAAATATAAGTAATTTCTTCCCATACATTTGACTCTCGTTCAACCATTGTTGTATGGATTGTTGCTATCAAATTGGTGTTGATTGCAATTTTAGCCCCTTTGTGAGCAGCAGCCGCATTTGTTAATGTAATGTACATAATTTATTTCTTTCCTGTTGTTAATTTTGATTCTACATATTTTTTATGATAAGATTTCCAATCAGAAAGATAATAGTCATTTCTAATCCACCGATTTTTTCCTGCTTTAGTTTTAGTTAAAAAACCCCATTCTCTTTGCTGGGCTCCCATAAAGAATAATGTAGTAGCAGGTTTATCTTCATCTAATTCTAGCCAATGATATTCATTTGCTTTACGATAAATTATAGACCCAGGTCCGCGCCATGTTTGAAATTCAGTAAGCATCTTGCCATTAGTATCAAATATCGGGGTATGTTCCCAATAACCACCTTTAAGGATAACTGTCAAGTAAGACCATGGATGGTCATGCAAAATTGGATCATCACTACGAACAATTTTATGTAAAGTTATATTGAATGGAAACCATTTGCGATTTTTTAAAAATATATAATACCGATGCATATAATCTGCTCCGGTTCTTCGATCAGGTATTAATCTATACCTATCTAATTTTATCATTATTTTATGAAAAATATTCATAGATGTATTATAGCATACTATACAATTACCGGCAACAAAAAAGGGTGATAATCACCCTCTTTTGCTAAGTCTAATAAAATTAGACTGCGGCTTGTGCCAATGCACGATATCCGGCGGCTACTACTGCACGAGCAGGTGTTCCCAAACGGTACTTGGTAAAGGTTTGACCAAGTTTATTTGTACGCTTATTAGCGTATACTGCAAATCCAGAAAAGCGAATATCGCTTACGGTTGCAGTAGGATTAGAAATCCCAAAACGATGGGTGATTTGCTTTGCGGTGAGTTGCTCACCATTTTGAAGTGCCTTGATTAGGCGAGCTTGCTTAGTTACGGTCATTTTAATTTCCTTCTAAAAATTCGTTGTGACTAACAACGTGATAGTATTATATTACATAATATAAGTATATACAACAGATTACGGGTATTTAACTTTCGTTATATGTCCAAAAACTTTAATTGAAACTTATCTGCTTGCTCTTCATGCCCCGCGTATCCGCGAGGATTTGCTACTACCCGGGTAGTTCCCACTAGGTAGTCAGAAGGTAAATGCATATGTCCATGTATCCATAGAACAATTTCAGGGTGATTTAAAATAAATTCACTTAAGTTACTAGCATATCCGCCGTTCATTAGAAAATCTTTTTTATACTCATCTGCAATACTTTGACTTGTTGGGGCATGATGTCCAACCATTACAATTTTGCTATCTGTTAAGGAAGCCAATGTATCAGTAATATAAGACATACTTTTCCTATGTCTAACTATAATATCTTCTGGTCTAAGGCTACGATACTCAGCGTGGTCATTTCTAATGACTCGAAAGTCATTCATCATACCCCGTAATGATTGTATAGTTAATGGATCATTATTATTACAGTCAGTCCAAAGAGTGCTTCCTATAAAAGTAATATCATTAATTTTTACTGTATCATTTTCTAAAAAATGAAAATTACTATATTTTGAGCATTCTTCACGCATGTAATCAATAGACGCATGGAACTTACCATGGTAAAATTCATGATTACCCATAATGTAAATTACTTTTGGAAATTGAAAACTACAACGTTTCATAAAGTCACGGAACCGTTGCACCTTTTCCTGTCTGGTACTAAGCATTTCAAGCATAGCGGCAGTTCTAACATTTTGCTCTGGAAAGTCGTGGAGATCCTGTGCGATCATAATATCGCCGGCTAGTATCAAAACATCAGCCTTCTCTGTATTTTGAAGGTTAATGTCTGCGAATTCTAAATGGATGTCCGAGCAAATCGCTAACTTAGTCATAATTATTTCCGATAAAATGCTATTTTAACACATATTAGATATAATGTCAATCTTTTTTACCACCAAACAATTGTAACAAGTTAATAAAAATATTAATGAAGTCAAGATATAAAGTTAATGCACCTTTAACTTCAGCAACACCATTGGTGTCAAAACTTAATTCTTCACGAATCTTTTGTGTGTCATATGCAGTTAGTCCAAGAAATATAACAATTGCCAATGCACTAATTACCATTTGTCCTACACTACTGCCGATGAATACATTTATTATACTAGCAATTATAATGGTAATCAATCCCACAAACATCCATTTACCAATACTATCTAAACTGCGTTTGGTAAAATATCCATATCCACTGAGTACCCCAAACAGCACTGCTGCACCCATAAATGCATTTACAATTGATCCCATTGTGTAAACTGCAAAGGTTGTTGCAAAACTCAATCCCATCAATGCAGCAAATCCGTGTAGCATCATCTGTGCTCCTTGCTTACCTACTTTGTCCATTAAGAATCCAATGACAAATATTGCCACCAATGGAGCAAAAATTACAATCCATTTAAGGATACCGGTAAAAAAGAATTGTAGTAGTTCTGGACTAGAGCCCACAAACCAACTGATAAGCATAGAGGTTAGTACTGCCAAACTCATATGACCGTATACTCGTCCCATTGCGGAATTAATTTCAGCCGCTTCCCGATAGTCATAATTTGCATACATAAGTGTTTCCTTTTAAATTACTATTTATTGTAAAGTGGCAGTGAGATATCCATTGCCGCCACTTTTAATCATTGCAACATGATTTACTAGTCTGTTGAATTCATTTATTTCGTCTATAGATGTTGCGATATTTGGCAAGATTCCTTGAATCACATTCCAAATCCGTAGGATATCATTTTCTGTTAACCAGGTATTAAATTCATTGTGCATTGTTTATTAATTGTAAATGTTTACAAGTTGCCCTAAACTGAAATCCCATACAATCACAGGTTTTATTTTCTGTATCAATTGAGTAGACCTGACCTTTGCTACCGGACACTTTGATAACTGTAGCCTTTTCTTTTACCTTGAAAGGATTACTCTTGAGTGGTACAAATTTGCGACCACGCTTGTCAATTGTGATCGGATTTTTGAAATAGAAAGGTGTAGTAGAACCTTGCTTGATATATGCAAGAACCTTAGCACCATCAAGCAAGTATTTATGATTGGGCTGAACATCCCCCGACCATTGTGTTGTTTCTACTACTGCTTCCATTATTCTTCAACTCCGAAATAAAAGTTTGACACCGACCAACCGACTCAACGGTGGTATGAACAGCGGGAGACTCAGTATAACACAATATGTCAATTGTATCAACTCTGGTTCGCAAACGCGGTAAACAAATATATTTAACATTCCTGCAATAAAATATATGCCACTAACATAAACCATCCACCAGCCTGGACTGATCGGCAATTTCATTCTTCAACTCCGAAATGTTTACAAATATGGTCAATGTGTTTTAGAGATTGTAGGTAATGCTTGGTATCATATCCGTCACGCACCATCGTCATCTTGATTTCCAAGACGCATTGCCTCACAATCAACTCGGCGAACTTTTCTAATTCTTGTGACAATGAATTTCCATAGCGATCTTGGTGTCCATTTTCAAAGCCGGCCTGTTCAGCCAGTTCTATGATTCGTTCGTTCATTCTTCAACTCCGAAATGTTTTCCCATTTCTTCAGCAGCGATATACCCATGCTCACCGATACTATCAGAAATACACATACATTCCCTGACAATCAACTCGGCGAACTTTTCTACAAGAATTGGATGGGCACTGCTCATATAGCCCAATCCAGACTGAAACATTATTTCTTTAATTCGTTCGTTCATTCTTTCACTCCGAAATGTTGTTCAAACCGTGTCATAAACCTACCTAGTTCTGCACCACGAATATCCAAACCTTGTTCATACCAAACTTTAGCAAAGTTCTCTTTACATTCCCGCACAATCAACTCGGCGAACTTCTGACGGTCAAGCCAACCAGTCTTTGGGTTTGATGCTTTGAGAGCAAGTAGTGTAATTCGTTCGTTCATATTATGCCTCTACCATAGTCAATTTTTCAGACAAGACATACAGTTGTCCTGGGACCATGTTGTCAGTTGCATATGCAACACCAACATACCACACACCATCACGCATGATGTAATAGTATTCGTAATCGTAATCCTTGCTCAAAAATTCTTCAAACGTTTGATCCACAGTAAAATCTGTATCAGTTTCTTTACGATCACGACCATAGAAGGTAGTCATCTTGTCGTACTTTTCGTAGTACTCGGCTTGAGACAAGTTTGGGGTAACATCAAACTGACTGAAGGGATGTTCTACACCAATTTCTTCTCTTAGACTAGATATGTAACCGAGCGAAACCAAATGATTTGCCTTAGCACTATCATAATGATTTTGCAGGATGAGACCATTGTGTTGTAGATAACCATCCCAATGACAGTAAACGCTTTTCAGTTTGTCACCATGCATGACACCAATTCGTGAACGTGTACCCATTTTCTAACTCCTGTAATTAACTGTTTAAGATTCTATTATATCACCAAAACCATTTAATGTCAACCGATTACTACCACACGGCGAGTACCTTCAAAGTCGCCCTCATCTTCGTACATTTCGTTTTCGTCCATCAGCTTGTCCATGCTGTGGTAGGCACTGTACTTTACCACACCCGTAGACACTTGGTCCACAGTTGGAGCAACTTGGGTGTGCCAGTGATCGCCGTAGTTGTAAGAGAAGTGGACTTCAGCATTAGGATCCAAGTACTCTAATTGCTCAATAAGTTGGTAAACTTGCATAACTTACTCCTGTTTGTTAACTGTCTAAGTATGTATTATACACCCAAAACCATTTAATGTCAACCTTAAACAAGATCAACTTGAATTTGTTTACCGCGGATAGTAGTGCCAAGACCTGACGGAACAGGATTGCCGTCTTTTTGAGCAAAATACCGCATACGACCCAATTGCAAAAGTGCGTCCCAGCACAATACTCGGGCATTAACTGTAGCAAACATTTCAGTCATTTGCTGGATAGACATATACATGCCAATGTCGTTTTCACTGCCATCACCCTTGAAAATTACACGGAATTTCTGAGAATTTTTCAAGCCGTCAATGATAGTTTTTGTACGCATTTTTTAGTCCTTTAAGTAACTGTCTAAGTGTCTATTATATCACCAAAACCATTTAATGTCAAGCTGCATAATCGTAGTAATCCTCGGGATGACCCTGATCAGGACCGTGATAGTGCGGATTGGGTTCCCATGTATCGTAGTCTGTCAGGAGCCATTGCTGATCCTGCCGTTCTGCGCCTACGATCCAAACCCATTCGCGGATTGCTTGTTGAATATAAGACATTTTCGTTTTGTTTTTAATGTCAAGTCTATTTACGTTTACGAAACAGACGATAGGTAATTCCCTGTGCTGTTTTGCCTTTTTCAAAATTTTCGGTTTTGTAGCAAGTTTCTAGCATTGCTAGGTTCTTACGATCTCGCACTGTGGGATGATCTACTTTAACACTGATAAATGTTTTACGAAATTCAATGTAAACTCTAGCAGCACTATAAACCATTTCTAGTCCCAATTTCACTTGTTCAGCCCGAAGTTGTTGTAGCTGAGTAAACAAATAACGATTAACTGCACTACGCATTCTAGCGTCACGTTCAGCGAACCAAGCAAATTGACCTGCAGACTTGTGATTAGTTTCTGTTTCAATCATCATAAAAGACTCCGTTTGTTTACTGTCTAAGTGTCTATTATATCACAAACACCATTTAATGTCAAGCCTCTAGGCCTTAAGCAAACTCGCAAAATTTCACTGTAGAATCCAGTTTTTGGAGTTCTTTTACAACTTGTGACAATTGACGATACTTAGCCTGAACCTGACTGCGTGGCAGTTCACCGTCGCAAGAGAGATTTTCAGGGCTGAGGGCAGCGTCTAAACTGTTAGCAACTTCCTGACGACCTTGTGCAGTTTTAATTTCAAACTGTGGACCTTTGAACAACGAATTCCAACGATTCTTTTGGTCAATGTATGCTTGCAATGCTTTCATAATTAACTCCTAGTGATTAACTGTTTAAGAGTCTATTATATCACCAAAACCATTTAATGTCAACCGTAAGTTATGTAGTCTCTTATATTGATTTTTCTTAAAAAATCTTGGTCCTTAACAAACATATCAAACTCAAGTTGATTGTTATTTCCACTAGCAATTAGTTTAGAAAAAGAATTCAAAATTGGATTTTCTTCTTTAGCAAATTTTTGTTTAGCTGCTAAAGTAAATGAATTTACAGTGGTTATCAACAAGGCTTTGGGTACAGCTATATTATTAAAACTATGACCAATACTATGTTCTTTTGCAAAGTTTATAATATTATCAAAATCATAAACATTTAATGCAGTAAGTGTGGTATATAAATGGATATTAACTGAACTATAATTACTTGCAAATTTTTTATATTTTTCTAAAACATCATAAAAAATGTTCCAATTGGTGGGCCATCTCATATATTCTTGTACCTTTCCTACTCCATCCAAACTTATAGTAATGTTAATAGAGATACCTGTTTCAGCTGTAGGAATTAACTCATCCATAAATGAAGTACAATTAGTATTGACTCTAATTGATTTTACATTAGGTGGCAAACTTTTTAATACTTTTTTTATATTTTTACTATTACTTGGTTCCCCGCCAGTGAAGTCTAATCTAGTTATTCTGTCAATGGGCAATACTTTATCATTAAAATACGGAGAAACATTTTTTATTTCATAATTAGAAGATACAAGTGAACCTATTTTAGTGCTAACAGCTGGACTACAAAATTGGCATGCCGTATTACAAATATTATCTAACATTAAATCTACAGTTAGATAGTCAGTATTAGTTTGCCTTTTCATATCTTCATTATAAAGCATCCTATCGCTGCATATATTAATTTCTTCTTTTTGTTGGCATCGAATACATTCACGCGGAAATTTATTTTCTTTAAATGAATCTTTTATATTTTTTAACCATTGACTGCTTATCATTTCACTATAACTAGAAAAAAACGGGGGACTGACCATAACACAACATCCACTAATTACAGCAGTTGAAGCAAATCCGCGCCATGGCGGACTAAGTTTGGCAAAATGCTCAAGTCTAGCGCAATCCATTATGGGCGCTTTTTCAGTACAGAATCTGCTAATCCATATGCTACTGCTTCGGTAGCACTCATAAAGAAATCACGTTCCATATCCTTAGATAACTCATCATATGTTTTACCAATACTATTGTGGTCAACATAAATTTGAGTAAGACTCTTTTTCATTGCTAGAATTTCTTTTACTTGAATTTCCATGTCAGTAGCTTGACCACGTGCGCCGCCACTAGGCTGATGAATCATGTGCCGAGCATTGGGCAACATATAACGCTTACCCTTAGCACCGGCTTGTGCAAGTAAACTACCCATACTACATGCTTGACCCATAACAATAGTCATAACATCAGGTTTGATAAATTGAATACAGTCATAAATTGCCATACCAGCAGTTACACTACCTCCGGGACTATTAATATAGATAGAGATATCTTTATCTCCTTCACTTTCTAAGTAAAGTAATTGGGCAACAACTAGATTTGCCATTTGATCATGTACTTCACCTTCAAGCAAAATAACACGGTCACGCAACATGCGGCTGTAGATATCGTAACTACGCTCACCTTTGCTTGTTTGTTCTAACACCATTGGGACTAGTGACATAAGATTCCTTTAAATAAAGTCTTATTTTACAGCAATCTCAATTAGAAGTCAAACGATTTTGGTTATATACTAATCCAATCTTTGTTTTTATAGGGTTTACCGGATACAGCATATGGAAGATAACGAACCACTTTCTTTTTAACTCGTTTAATAATAACATGTTCATGGTCATGATTAAATGCCTTAAGATACATTCTCCAACTATTATGTTTTCTTTGTGTTTTTTTTTGATCTTCGTTTAAATAATTTACAACTTTAGCAGTATCGTATTTAAATTTATCCATTAATTCACATGCTATGTTATAACTATATGCATCTATTTCATCACTGTTTCCCAAATAAGATTGTTCTTCACGTTGTTCTGTTTTATCAGCATTGCTGGCATAATCGGGAAGAACTTTAAATTTTCTACGGCGATATTGACGCATATGAATTAATTCATGCATCACTGTGTTTGCTAAACCAATACAAGTACGATGATATCGTCTTGCCGGAATATTAATTTTATCTAAAGTATTATATACAATGACTAATTCAATTGAATTTTTTTTAGTTTTATCCAAATCACTATAATAAGTTCCTCCAATCCAAACTAAATCAGTATTAACTTTATTGTCTTTAAGTTTTTTGATTTTAATTGGAAAAGATTTTTGAATATGATTTCTTAATATACTATGAAATTTTGTAGTTGATAACGGTATATTTGTTATTTTTGGTGAAAGAGACCAAAAGTAGTTTACAAGTTCGTAGCGAGTTATTGATGACCAATCAAATTTTGCTCTACGTATTGCCACACTTTTCTCCTATTTTCGTTTAGTACGTGTTCCGATTTCTTTTTTCTTATTTGATGGATTAACGATATTTGAAGCAGCAGCAGACAACCCTCCCAAAGGCATTCCACCAACTACATCGTCTTCCGATTCGGATCCCTGCTCTTCATCTCCGTAATCAGATTTTGCCGTAGTTCTACTTAATTTAAAACTAAATCCCCCTGAGGTTGGACTACCTGCCGACATTTTAGCTTCTACTGTTATATGACCATCTAATTTAGCAGGCCATTGTGTTGAAAATTTAATAATACCGGATTTATTTCCTTGATAATCAGTATATTGTTGTATAAAATTCATATCTAAAATTTCCATAATTGCCTGTTCAAATTCAGGCATGGCTTTATTTTCATTCATAGCAGTTAGTACTGCTTTATTAACTACATATGTAAGTTTACCTGCATCACTTGCATCACTTGTAAATCTTGTGTTTTCCCATAATGGATAATATTTTAGTAACGGAATATATCCGGGTTTTTTAAAAGTTTTATAATTATTAAAAATCACTTGCATAGCTGATTGTGACCATGGTAAATATTTGCGAAATTCTTTTGGAATTGCTTTTGGAGCATATTTATGTACTAAATTCATTCCCTTAAAGGCAACTGACATAGTTCCTTCTTCCTTACATAAATCAATAAATTCTAATGCACCTGCTAATTTTGGATTATCTCTAATGTGGTCAGGAATTTTAAGGCCTGATATTGCCGGGGCGGCACCCCCACCTGTACCTTTACTTGATATATTAATACTATGGCTAGTTGTTGGATTTGATATCGCAGCAAAGCTATCAGCTAAATTATTATTTTCATCCTCAGGAAAATTTAATACAAAATCATCTACCGTGCCTCCCAACCAAGTTAAAAAGTCTTGCTTTTTAGGAAAACGAGTTTTATTATACAACAATGCTAATACTCCCAAATACTCGCCTGCATAATCAACTATTGCTTTAAGAATTTTGACATTATCTTTTGTTCTAAATTCTTCGGGTATTACTGGATCTTCATCAGCCATAATACTATATGCCATTTGAATAACAGCCTGTCCTTGCGGAGTACTTTGTAATATGGTATTATTTACAATCATGTTTCCGAATTCATACGACGGAATATTTTGTCCGGTAATGCCTATTTGTTTTGGTTTTAATTGTGCAGATTCTTTGCCTGCAATTTCTCCGGCTTGGCCAGTTAAACCCTCACCCCCAAATTCTTTAGTTTTTACAAATTTACTAAGAGGCAATTCTCTACCATCATCTACTATTGCCTTAAGAGCGCCCTTAAATTTAGACCCATCTGGGTCATTATGTAACTCTAAAAATCTAGTAGCTTCATTTGGATTGATTATGACTTCTTCCCCGTCAGTGGTATAAAAAGGTCTACCATCTGTTATATTTTGTATAAATTTATTAAACCGTGCAGGGTATTTGGCAATTTCACCGGCAGATAAAATAGACCCCTCGGTAACTAGTGTTTCTAAAATATTAAGTATATCACGCATACTCTATTTATGCTCACATAAATTAAAAAAAATACAATCTTTTTCCCGATATTAAATAGATGTTTAGGAGATTAAAAATGGAAATTATTGTAGCAGTTTTGGTGGTAGCAGTATTAGTATGGTGGTTTTTCTTCAGAGAAAAGAAGGAAGAAACATCTAATATGAATTTTAGTGTCCCTTATAAAATAGAACCACCAATAGTAGAACCCGTTATTCCCGCAGTTGTAGAAACTAAACCAGTTGTTACTGAAATGGTAAACACTAAAGATACCCGAGATTTAAATAAAGATGGGGTTGTTTCTTCCGAAGAAAAAGCAGTTTGGGTAGAAAAGTTAGACTTGAATAAAGACGGTATAGTTGATTCCTCAGAGAAGAAAATTGCTAAAGCTAAAACTAAAGTGGTTAAACCGGCAGTTGCAGCAACTCCGGCAAAAACATCTAAAACAACAACCTCTAATGTTATAGCACTCAAACAACCTAGGGTTAAAAAAGTTACTAAATAATTCTATATGAATATAGGGTTTGATGTAATTAGTGATTTAAATCTTTTGCCAGAGGAAACGTTTAACTGGGAAAACAAAGCCACTAGTTTATATTGTATTGTGGCTGGAAACATAAGTGACGATCTACGAACAATATATCAAACTCTAGTACATTTAAGTAGATTTTATCAGGGTATATTCTATATTCCCGGTACATTGGAATATAAAGATGTAGAAGATATGGCAGAAAGAACTGCTAAACTTTCTTCAATGTGCCGGCATGTTGCAAAAACTGCTATATTGTACCACAATGTGGCTATAATCGACGGGGTTGCTATTATCGGAGCAACTGGACAGTATAATACTACAAACAATACTGATTTAAAAACTACTGCTGAACTTGAATTTTTAGGATATGAGGACATAACCTATCTAAAAAATTCAATTGAAAAATTACAAAGACATGTTGATGTTAAACGTATCATAATAGTTACTAACTCAGTGCCCGGAATTGAACTATATTTTGGTGAAGAACCGGGCTTTATTAAAAATCAACTACCATTAAATCTTGTATTAGGTAGTGATACTGAAAAAAAAGTTGTTAGTTGGATATACGGTACTTATGGAAAAATAGTTGATACCAATTTTAATGGTATCAACTATATTAATAATTCTTATTTCAAACGCAATCCCTATTGGGCTAAACGAGTTGAAATAAATTTTTAATTAGCGTCAGATTCTACTTTAATTTGTAATGGAAATCCATTTTGTCTAGCATTTAATGTAACTTCTATTCCCTTTTGTTCTGCTATTTCATACGGTAAAATAGCAACAACTGCACTACCCTGATCATGTATGCTTTTAGTTATAACAGCAGCAGTATCTGTATTATAACTAAAATAATCAATCAAGGATGTTACTACAAATTCCATACTAGTTACTTCATCGTTAATGTAAATTATTTTGAATAAGGGCGGTTCCTGCAATCCAAGATTTGGTTTGATTTTTACTTTAGTTTCTATATTAGACATGTATTTCCCTTTTTAAATTATGTACAACATGTTGTACATTTCCTCTCTATTATACTATTTAGTTACCAGTTGTAATTTATAGCAATGTGCAGTTATTGCACACTGCTATTATACAGTATTTATTTCATTATGCAAATAGTTTTGGTTAGTCTTATTTGAATACTGTACAGACGATCCAACTACTATAACGTAGGGCCGGCAACTGTAATTTGTATATTCCTGGGCTTTTGTGCCTCGGGAACTTCACGTTTTAGATAAAGATTAAGTATGCCTAACTCTAAATGAGCATTAGTAATTTCCACATGATCGGCTAATTGAAATTCCCTACGGAAATTTCTTTCACTGATACCTCTATGTAGATAGTTAATAGTGTTGGTATTAACAGTGTCGGTACTATGTGCACCGTCAATTATTAAGAAGTTTTTTTCCTTAGTAACTGTTAGATTATCGTGCCCGAATCCTGCAACAGCAATACTAATCATAAATTCGTCCTCATTGATTTGCACAATGTTGTACGGTGGATAATTATTGTTTGATTGTTGAGCATTTACTCGCAATAGTTCGTCAAACATGTTATCGAAACCGATACCAAATTTGTGAAATGCTGGAATATCAGCGGAACGAAGGGTTAAAGTTTTTGTCATTTTATTTCTCCTTATAAGCAAATATGACTGTGTGAGCCCGACTATCGGCACTCACACATATTTATCATAGTATATTATGCAATATATTATGATACAATTTCAGCATCAACTACTGTAGTATCTTCTTTATTTTTAGATTTTTCTTCAGCCTCATGTTTTTTAGCAATAAGCGGCTTCATTGCCTCATATAATTTAGGAATACTATCAGTGATAATTTTAACATCTGTTCCCGTGATAGCATCTTTAATAGCCTGCACAGTATCATCAATGTTGGTTTTTTCTTCAGGACTAATCAATTCGCTGTATTTGTCTATATCTTCTTTAACTTGGTGTAATGATGACTCAGCGTTATTACGTGCCTCAATCAATTCACGTTGTTTTTTGTCTTCTTCAGCGTTGAGTTCCGCATCTTTGATCATGGTTTGAATCTCGGCTTCACTTAACCCGCTATTAGATTTAATAGTGATTTTGTTTTCTTTACCGGTGTTTTTATCTTTAGCACTTACATGCATAATACCATTAGCATCAATATCAAACGCAATTTCAATTTGGGGTTGGCCGCGTCTAGCTGGTGCAATACCTTCTAAATTAAACTCTCCCAATAATTTATTGTGTTGAACTAACTCACGTTCTCCTTGAAATGCTTTAACAGTAACGGCCGGTTGATTATCTTCAGCAGTTGAAAATGTTTGTGATGCCTTTGTGGGAATAGTAGTATTTTTTTGAATTAATTTAGACATAATTCCGCCCATAGTTTCAATGCCCAAACTTAACGGAGTAACATCTAATAGTAAAACATCAGTCCTTCCTCCTCCCAATACATCACCTTGAATAGCAGCGCCAGCGGCTACAGCCTCATCTGGATTAACATCTTTACGAGGAGCTTTTCCAAACAATTTTTCAACAACTTCTTGTACTTTTGGCATACGAGTCATACCACCAACCAAAATAACTTCATCAATATCAGTTGTGGTAACCTTTGCATCAGCCATTGCAATTTTGCACGGACCAATACTGCGTTGAATTAATTCTTCTACTAGTTGTTCTAATTTACTTCTAGTAAGTTTTACATTCATATGCTTAGGTCCACTAGCATCTGCTGTAATATATGGCAAATTAACATCAGTTTGTACCGAACTAGATAATTCTATTTTGGCTTTTTCAGCCGCTTCTTTTAATCGTTGTAATGCTAATACATCTTTTTTCAGGTCGACCCCAGTATCTTTCTTGAATTCATCTACTAGATAATCCATAATACGCTGGTCAAAATCTTCACCGCCTAAGAAGGTATCACCGTTAGTTGAGAGAACCTCAATTTGTTTATCATTATCTACATTAGCAATTTCAATAATGCTTACGTCAAATGTACCACCACCTAAATCATAAACTGCAATTTTGCGGTCACGTTTATCTTCTTTATCCATACCGTAGGCTAGTGCTGCCGCAGTTGGTTCATTGATAATTCGTAGCACCTCTAGTCCTGCAATTTTTCCTGCGTCTTTAGTTGCTTGTCGTTGACTATCATTAAAGTATGCTGGAACAGTGATAACGGCTTGAGTTACTGTTTCACCCAAATAATCCTCAGCCGTTTTTTTCATTTTACGAAGAACCTCTGCTGAGATTTGAGGCGGAGCCAATTTATCGTCATTGACTTCTACCCAAGCATCACCATTATCTGCCGCAACAATTTTGTAGGGCATTAAATTGATATCTTTTTGAACAGCATCTTCTTTAAATTTACGACCAATTAGTCGTTTACTAGCATAGATAGTATTTTTGGGATTAGTTACCGCTTGTCTTTTTGCGGAAGCTCCTACTAAAATCTCACCATTGGCATATGCTACTATACTTGGTGTAGTACGGTTTCCTTCAGAATTTTCAATTATTTTTGTAGCGCCATTTTCAATTATTGCTACACATGAATTTGTTGTACCTAAATCGATACCTATAACTTTGCTCATCGTTTTCTCCTTTATTAAGCAAGATGATTTTATGTAATACCCGACCATCGGCGTATTACAATATGTATTTATTCTAACAGGAAAATATTAACAAATATATTATTTTGGTTAACCGTTAACTACTTTGGGTTCTAATACCTGTTCCTGAGTGATTTCTAATGTAGTAATTTTATCACTGCGGTATTGTTTAGTATTGTACATATGATGCATTAATACCTTTTCTATTTCAGTATGTAACCCTCGTGCCCCTGTATTCAATTTAAGCGTATTTTCAGCCAATTGTCCTAATGCATCATTGGTAAAGTTCAATTCAATACCATCAATACTTAACAAATACTTGTATTGGTCAATATAATTGTTTTTTACACTAGTTAAAACTTTAATTAATTCGGCTTTAGTTAGATTTGCCACACTTACCGTTGTGGTAAATCTACCGATAAATTCCGGAATCATTCCAAAACTAGTTAAATCATCAGGTGATACTAAATGTAACTCGCTTTCTTTTTGCTTATCTTTAATGTCAGCACCAAACCCAATACTGGTTCCATTCAATCTATTATTGATGATTTCCTTTAATCCAACAAACGCTCCGCCGCCTATAAATAAAATATTTTTTGTATTAACTTCAATCATATCACCGTTTGGTGCTTTTCTCCCACCACCTGCGGGTATACGGCAAATAGTACCTTCTACCATTTTCAGCAATGCTTGTTGCACTCCCTCACCGGACACATCTCGGGTAATACTAGTACTTTCGCTTTTTCTAGCAATTTTATCAATTTCATCAATAAATACAATTCCTTGTTCTGCAAGTTTTACATCGCCACCAGCAGAGTTCAACAACATAGAAATCATACTTTCTACATCATCTCCAACATATCCGGCTTCAGTTAAACTAGTTGCATCGGCTACTACAAATGGAACTTTAAGATACTTTGCTACTGTTTTAGCCAACAATGTTTTACCTGAACCAGTTGGTCCAATTAACAATACATTTCCTTTTTGAATTTCTAAATCAGGTGAAGGGCTTCGTATGCGTTTATAATGATTGGCGATTGCTACACTTAATACCACTTTAGCATTTTTTTGCCCTATAATATGTTCATCTAAATATTCTTTTATAGTAATAGGATCATACTGATATTCTGATTTAATTTCGGGCATTTTTTCAGTAATATCATCTATCATTAATTGATTGCACAAGTCAATACAATCACTACAAATAGCAACATCCTCACTTACTATTAATTTCTTTACTTTATCTTTGTGGCTACCGCAAAAAGAGCAATGGCTTAATTTAAGTTCTGTGGTCATATAATTACTTATCTCTTTTTAATCCCACCAATACAATTATTATATGTTACAAGTGATAATTCTATTCTATAACTATCTTTAAGTATTGTATTTAATTTTGAATTGAGTCCAATGGGTATAATAATATTGTCTTGGTCTCGTTCATTTCCTTTAATTACAAAGTCATTTCCAGAATGATAAAATGACGGTTTCATTCCGTTAATACTTTGTGATTCATAGCATGATTGATATATTGGGTATAAATTTCTATCTTGAATAGTTACTTGAATATGTGCTGTATTTTCCCATGTCATGGCTTGATTTAATTGGTTTAGTCTATGCAGTTCATCAAACTTATATATGGTGCGTTTACCTATAATAAAATCTTTGGGGTCTTTTGCCATAATAGTTACTTTACCTGTTACAGATGTGCGATTTTCAGTTGACAATAAAGATAAGGCTTCATTTAATGAAACAATATAATTATAATTCCATCCCATATCATATGGGATGATTAATAAACCATTACGATTTGAATCAATTTTAAAATAATGCACACCTTGGGTAATATTAAATGCTCGTTTTGGATAATCATTTAATACTCTTGCTAGTATATCATCACCACTTTTTCTTTCAGCAATTAATGAATTATATTGAGTATGAATTTTTTCGCCGTTAATTTCTTTGATTTTTATTCCAGAAGATAACAATCGGTAATTTAACTTACTGTCTGCTACTAATACATCCATAGTCACATAGACATAATTATTTTGAGTAGATTGATTAATAATGGAATAATCATCTATATATCCTGCACTGTACACTAATATTTCATCTTTCACCAATTTCATATTTAATGTTTCTCTTTCACTTAATATAAGTGAACCCACTTTAAATTCAATTGCTTCCTTAAAGGCATTTTGTTTTGCCTCTTCAAATGTGTTTCCTTTTCCAATTACCCGTGTTGCATTATTTTGAATTGAATTTGAAGTAGAGGCACATGATACTAGCACCAGGCATGATGCCAGAATGAATAATTTAAACATTATTAATTAGAGATAAACCGTTTACGCAAATATATTGATGCTTTTTCGCTTGCAGTATCCCAACGGATTGTCACTGCTACTGTTTGCCTATCAACAATATTTTCATCAATTGCTCTTGCACCGCGGATAATTCCTTGAGAATTTGTTCTAACTGTTTCTGTAAAATTACGAACTGTGTCATTTGTGTTTTCACGAACAGCAAAATTTGTATCTTTACCAATATCCTCGTCACTCATCGCAACATCCTCATCGGCTTTAATACGATTTTTAATTCGGTCTTGCGCTTTTTCAACATTTTTGCCCAATGTAGAAACAACACGGTTACTAGTAATATCTTGTTTTACAAATCTAATAAGTTTATCTAGTGCAACATCATGAGCAACTTTAAAGGATTGTTCACGCATTACCTCACTGTTGCCAAATGATGTAGCATATCCGGTTACTTCAATAGATTTAATATTAGTTTTAATACAAGTTGCATCAAACATCCCTGTACCCCAAATACAATCCCATTCAATTTTTACACCTTGTCGTTTAAAACTAGTACTAAGTTTTTGAGCGGTTAATGCTGTTATTGGGGCACCTTCTATTTTGGCTTCTTTGGTTGAGGAACAACCTGAAACTGCTAGTAGAACAGCAATAGTAATAACATGAAATTTCATAAAATAATCCGATAAAGTTACAATACAGATATTATATCATAGTTGACGATTAATATCAACTTTTTTGGTTACTTAAATATTCTTCTATTTGAAGTTTTTCATGTTCTGAAAGAAGGTCAATGTCATATTCACCGCAGTCTATTTTTTCAATTAAATACTTAATGTATTCTTGATTAAAAAGGTAGGTGTCCGATTGATTTTTATTTACTGCTATCCAACTGGATCCATTAAATTTAAAAACCAAGTTTGGTAATGCATCTACTCTAACAAAAATATCACCACGATTTGCTATTTTGGGAAAAGAAGTTCCAAATTTTGTAGTAATGATACCGGGCGTAGTAGTTAAATCCGCAGTTAATTTAAATAAATCAGGGCGTAGGTCTTTTAACACATTTACATGCATATTTTTACCTTGATAAACTGCATAATCACCTGATATGTAATATTCAGGAATAACGGTTACTCCCTCAGTTTCAATTTTTGTAGGATTAATTGGTATTTGTACAGTGTACTCTGGACCCGTTTGTTCCCATTCTTTTGTAATTGGATCCTTAATTCCTTCAAATTCAGTTACTTCTTTATACTCTTCTTTGGGCGGTAATATATTAGCATCTATATTCCAATTTTTAAGAGTTGGATGAGATACATTATAGTCTCCTTGAACAAATGAAAGTTGAGGTTCTACTGTTTTTTTAAGTTGGTCAATTTGACTACCACTCAGTGGCCCGTCGTCGGCTTCATAAGAAGGTGGAGCAACTATTGGGTTGAGATTTTTAAAATTTTCAAACTTTTTAGTTAGATATGGATGCTTTTGTAGTATAGATTCATCTTCAACTACCTTTTCATTTTCATCTAAATGTTGAGAAATTTTCTTACCATTATTAAAAAAGGTATCTATTTTTTTAATTTCTTCAGTCTCATCATCCCAATCTTTACTTTGATTTGCTGCTAATACCAAAGCAATTGCCAATGGGTCAAACACAATAACAAGTAATATGATAACCCATCGTACTGCACTTTCTAAGAGATTTTGGTCTGGATTATCTCCGTAAATTAATGCAGCAATATATTTTACGGGACCGACCTCTGCTTCCACTTTGCGTAATTGACTAGCAATGGGTGCTTTTTCTTCATTCAACTTTCCAATAGCGATATTAGCAATTTCTATTTCTTTTTGTAGTTTACCGCGTTCAGTTGCTTGTTGCCGCCTAATTTGAACGCTACGTTCGGCTGATTTTTCAGTGTCACCCTTATTCATTACATTATTAACTTGGGTATCCATTTGGGCAAGGGCTTCCCTAGCAGATTTAATATTGTCTCTTTGCGTTTTAACTTTTTCGTCTAGTAAAGCAACTTTGGCTGCTATATCACCGGTTGGTATATTTTGGTCCATATGCGCTTTACTTAAAAAGCCAAATATTCCCATACTTGTTATAACTGCTAAAGAAATTATTGCAGGCACTAGATACAGTTTAATTATCAATCCTGCTTTGTTCCAATATCTTCGTAACCAAACTGTTGCAGTAATTTTGGCTATTTCTAAAATAGAACCCATAATTATAATAGGTATTACGGCAGCAGCAAAGATTGCCGTAAGACCAATAATACTATAATAGGCTGCAATGGTACTAAGAGCCAACGCAACTAAAAGAGTTAGATTAGAAAGATTTATTATTTTTTTAAACATACCATAATATTTAGTCAATACCGAACGTATGGTATACTCTTACTTAGTAAACAAATGCCCGTAAGTTGATATAAATTCAGCGTGTGTCATCAACAATTTTTGTGGAATGCCGTTTCCCTGTTGAACATGAAAGGTAACCCAATCGGTAGCACTATCCCCGTCATCACGTTGTTTTATTTGAATTATTTCAATTGTATTGCCATCTTCAAACTTATATAGTTGTCCAATTAAATTGGATGTCATATAACATGACCTAGTACATCATAAATTAATGTGTCAAGCTCTTTATCATAACTAACATTACCTGCTCTACGTTTTTGCCAAATAATAGTAAGTAATGACCGATACAATTCTGATTCTGTTTTATTTTCATATGCATTACGACTTTCTAGTTCTTCAATTAAATCTTCTAAGTCAATTTCACTTAAATCAATTTCGGCTTCTACTGTTACATAAGTCATTATTTATCCTTGGTAATACCTAAAGTTGCTGGACTATGATCTAATACAGAATCCATATAAAAATATGCATCAGGATCATTTATAGTTATGTTTAAATCACTATGTTCAATAGTATAATCCTTAAAATCATAAAAATTATATACTCGGAAAATAAATTTCCCATCCATTGTTTTAAGCAACATGCCTGACACCCCGTCAGCTGATTTTGGCTTTTCCATAGTATCCTCTTCAAGTATTGCAGCGTGATTCATCAAAGAACTTCCATATATAAATTTATCTATTCCGGTACCAAAGTAAAAAAGCAACTCCGAACAGTAATCCAATAACAAATCCAATTAATAATATCATGCTAATGTATCAATATTCTGTCCAGGTCTCCCTAACTCCCGGTTCAATTCAATTCGTTTGGCCTGATTTGCTTTAATATCCTCTCGGACTCTTAGTTCTTCTATTCTCAGCGCCTCATGTCGTTTATCCAAATTATTAATCGTCTGTTGACGAAACATTATATTGTTTTGGTCAGAAATTTTTGTTATATTCATGTTGTTGCCCAGATGTATATTACCAACTTTCAGTAGAACTAATAGTTATTACAAATTCTCCTTCAAAATCCCCTTCAAGTCCATGTATAGTAGTTTGCACATGTAATGTAGTGACCGCTCCAATGCCTGATCTGGTATCTTGCTTGATTTCAAACACTTCTGAATTTGAAAATGATTTACTAATTCTACCTATTTTTTCTATATCAAGCCGATTCAAAAACATTATTGGTCCTTTGTTAAATATTTATCAATTATCATTTATCATCACGAAATCTAACAAAACGCGGAAAACGTAAAGAATATGTACCGTCACTATTTTGTGTAATAATATCGCACATCACTTCGGCAGTGCGTCCAAGTATAATATTACGATTGAGATAATAATCATCTCGGTCTTTATCACTAAATCCACTGCCAACATTGACTGTTATTTCTTTACCATCATCAATTCCACTGCAAATTAATGCACCCAATCTTCCAACATTTCGGCCAGTGCCTTCCTCCATACCAACAACTTCTAAATCTACTGTAATTGTAGGCTTCCATTTCATCCAATCTGTTGACCGCTTACAGATATAAGGGGCTTCCATTTCTTTAATCATAATGCCTTCAAATCCGGCATTAACATTATCCTTAGCATAACGTTCAAGTTGATCTTTACCTGCGGCTGTATCTAAGTCAACCATAATATGTGGCAAGAGTTCAACGTTAGGCATGGTATCAATGATGGGACGCATATCATCAAGAATTCTAATACGTTTTTCTAGTTGTGTATTCCAATGACCTTCACGGAAAGCCTCTAGTGGCAAAATGTCAAACACATTGTAGACACTATCCTCTGCTTGTACACCTGTTTTACGGCGTGCTTGTCGCATCAGTTCTTGGAAACTATTACCAATCACTTCACCGTCAAGTACAAACCCCATACTTAAATTACTAGTAGTTGCGGCTTTGCGAACTAGTTTAAGCCAATTATCACGAATCTGATCTTCAATATGAGTGAAGTTTTCAAAAGTTTTACCGTTACGACTAAAACAGATCGTAGTCAATCCTTCACTAGCACCTGGGATAACCATCAATAACATACGAACACCATCTAGTTTGGGTTCAAGACGTTTGATGCCCTTCATCTCAGGGCGCCCCTCACAATTAGTTGCAAGTTGACAACTAAATACTGGAATTTCAAATTTTGTGTTTTTACAAATTTTATTAATTGTATTTTCAGTAAGTCCTGCACGAAGGTCTCGGCGTAATACCGGAGCCAAAAATGTATTCCATTCTTCACTATCAAATTGTTCTGCAAGGTCTTGAATAGCATCACGGGCAGCATTGCCAGTAATTTTGCGTAAACTAAGATTTTCCAATAGGTCTACAAAATCTTCCCATGGATTTTTAGTTCCAACAATTCCAACTGTATTTGAAATTTGTTTAACACCATATGTTACATATGGATTATAACAGGCCTTTGCCAGCATCAAAAAATTAGTTGCGTTAGTACTACCAAGGACACTCGCTGATAGCGCCTGTGCAATTACGTTTTGCTTATGTAAACGGCTATCTGATTCATTTAATTTATTAATCCAACTTGCGCTCATGGTACTACTTTCTTTAAGTTACGCTGTTTGTTTTCTCTACGAAATTCACATTCTATATCTACTTGCCTAGGCACATGGTCATATTTATTTAATTCTGAACATTGGTAAACAATTGAAATAAAATCACTATCATCATATTTGGAATTATCTACTTTTACCCACTGTACTACTAGAATTGACACGAATAGAATCACCGCTAGTGGTTTTATAATCACAGGTAAAAATCTTAACATATAACATTATTTAATATGTTCCTTGAGTATTACTTTGGTTTTATCAACTGCCCTATCTGCAATGTTGGCCAAACCACTAATACCCACGGTAGCAATAATGATACCAATAATTAATCCACTAATAAAATTCATATTATTTTGCTTGTTTAGAGGGTTTGATCCAACCGGACAATGTTTCAGTTCCTGATTTAACATCATCTCCTATTCCATGCACTGTACCTGCTATTGTACTACATCCTGTAATGAAGGTCAATAGTAACATACCCAAACTGTAATACAGTATATTATTTTTCATAAAAAACTCCCATATAAATTAAAGTAAAAAATATTGTTACAAACATAACAAGAAATATCTCAATCCGATACGCTAAAGTAGAATTCATTTAAAATCATCTTCCATTTCAGCAAGTAACAGATTGGCAAACTTTTGACAAAATATATGAAACCAAATTTCATTTAGTACATCAGCAGGCGCGCCGGCTCGTTCTACTAGTTTTCTTAATTGTTCATTCATTGATTATCTTTAAAATTAAAGAATTTTTACACGGTTAAGTTGAGTTAAATTGTCCCGGTGAGCCTTAACTGTACACGATATTTTAATAAAAGCACCAGCCGCTAATTCAGTTTTGTAACTGAAGAAAAGTACTTGGTCATTATCAGTAATTGCAGTACTGTAAAAAACTCCCCATTGTTGAGAGTATACAGATTTAAGCACTTCAATATTAAGAGTAATCTTATCTCCCACTTTAGCAATAAATCCGCCCTTAGCAAAGTCAATGCGACCTTGAATATTTGCTCTTTTTTGCCCACGTTCATATCCTGCAGGCAAACTAGCAATTACTGCCAATTCATAATTAGACGTAATGGTGTCTCGGCAACTTATTGCCAGGGCGTTATTGTCAAAATCGGATAACACTTTACCTTTAAGAATTTGAAAAGTCAACCCCTGAAAAAATTTACGAATTTTTTCACCTTCTTCCAGGTCAGCATCAGTTACAGATTTCTCTGCAATAAACTTTTCCATTATGGTACGGTTAGACTGAACAACTGCGACTGCCAGTGGCTTAGCCGGAGACTGCTTATTATCCGATGATTCAGTACCGATTGGTGAACTAACTTTAATATAAGTACCAACTACCCTATGTGCGGCTGCGGCTGCTGCCCAAACCAATTCTGAGGGGTATGAAAAAGTAGATACTGGGGTACGTGCCATTTTATTTTCCTTAAGTTGACCAATAAGTTTCGCTAGAAGGATTACAAGCCCAGGGAGTGTCGTGTGGAATTTGGATATCAACTCCGGACATCAAGTTACGTACAGTTTTCATTGTAGGCACATATTCAAAACGCCAGCCTTTGGTAGCAGGGTACAAGTTGTAGAGTTCGTTGCACTCTTGCCGCATACCTTTTTCGGAACGTGCCACCCAAACAGTGGTCGAGAACAAACGTTCGCCAGTTTTGGTGCGCTTGTCTGCTTTGTAAATATACATTGTGTAATCTTGCTTAGTCATTTCAATGTCCTTTAATTAACTGTTTAAGAGTCTATTATATCACAAAACCTATTTAATGTCAAGCCCGGTATGTAGAGTAATTGCGGATTTTGCTTTGCTTATTAGCATGGCTTTCGTTGAATTTAATTTCATATCCACGCTGCCGGAGTGCGTTAACCAGTACTGGCAAATCACAGTCTTCTTCCAAGAAAGCATTAGTGCCGTTTTGGTAACTGTAAGTAGAAATCTTATTCTCAATACCAAGTGCTACCAAATGTGATTTAGGGAAGCGGGCCCATGCATGACTTGGATCTGCGAAAACTTTGATAGAGATTTTTTTAGCCATTGTGTAGTCCTTTAATTAACTGTCTAAGTATCTATTATATCACAAAATCCATTTAATGTCAACCTACGGTCTCTATTCCGTATTCGCTACGACGGTCAATGCCTTCGTGTGGGCAGTATATCTCGCTTAGTGCCCAGCATTGTTTAAACTCAGCCTCACGTTCACGGACATCTCGGGTTGAGTAGAACTCGGCTGTCATCAGCCTGGCAAAGATGTGATCGGGTGCATCCAGTTCAAAGACACAATGGAAATCGTGCATCTGCAGGACTTCCTTGACAAATTCCGGTGTGAAATAGAGGTATGTCTGTTGCATAATACTGTCCATTAATTAACTGTTTAAGAGTCTATTATACACCCAAAACCATTTAATGTCAACCTAAGATTATGACACGTTCAAACTTGTCGTCAAACATACCAGAGCCCTGCACCCCTGTACGGAATTCCTTATTGAATTCTTCAAGGGGTAATGCCTTACCGTCAAATACTTGACGTATAGTTACGCATGTAATGAGGTCATCTACGACCTTTGTAACGGTACCAATCATGTAGCAGTTTAGATTTCCGGGGAAGTCAAAAGACTTGATAAGTGTTCCTACTTGCATTTTATTTCCTTTTCTTTACTGACTAAGACTCTATTATATCACCAAATCCATTTAATGTCAACCTTTGGAAAACCAATTTTTAACTATGTTTTCTGCAGGTTTATTCCGAATAGACCTAGATAAATTAGGAAACCCTGTATGAATATCATTACCCGGAATTAAATCATCAGTAAACCAATATCCATCAATTAATATCGTGTAATTATTTGTAAAATATAGTTGAGAAATAATAGCCTCAAATATTCCTTGAATTGCGTTTGCCTGTTTATGAAAATTTGATAAAATAGACCGTTGTATACATTCTAGCTGAACCGTCGTGGAAGTCCAATTATAATCTGCTACACAAAATGAATCCTCAATATCTTTATTTTCATTGGTGGAAGTTTTGTGACCCGCAAATATAATTGGAACATTAAATGGAACTCCGTTTAGTTGCTTATCTATATCAATTTTTGCCTCTTTTAAAAATTGCATTGTTAAATTTTTATATGAGGCACTATCGTGTTGCATTACGGTACTCATATCAATATGCAATGGGATCATTACCGCATCAACTTTTGAAACAATTCTATGATCAAGAATATTAACAGTTAAATGTTCGTTGGGAACCCTAGAACGTCCGGCACCGTAAATAAGTTCACCAAAATATATCTTTCTAACGTCATTTATTATATCAACTGTTTTTGTTACCCAGTACTCTCTATTTTCACTTGAAATAAACGTATTTAAGGTTACATCAACCGACATTCCCGAAATACCAATTTTATTAGCGTATGCGGCTTGTTCTAACAATAATTTATGCCATGCATTCATTAATTTAGTTAAATCAACTAAAGATAAGGTATTATTTTCATCAGAAGTAGGAATACGATTATGATTTGGTGTTATGTCATGGTCAGCCAACTGCCATATATAATACACTTTAAGTTTTCTTTTTGTAGCCTCATCCACAATAAATTTTAATTCCTCATTGGATACTGCTTGATTAACTCCTGTCCAAACTGATTTTGTTAAATCATCCCAATCACCACGATTGTATATATAAACTCTGTCAGCACCTGCAGAGGCAATACGGGTTAGAGTTTCTTTCCATAAATTATAAGCATAAGTTGATTGGTTATTACATCCTGAATCAGCCTTAAAGGCCCAAGGACCACCTCGACTAGGCCAATCATCTTTAGTAGCCAGGGCCCGATTGACAGAATTTGGTAATCGTTGGGTAGAATTATTAATTGTTAACGTAGTTGTATTCAAATATTCTATTGGAAATTGTACCTCGCCGTATTTGTAGGATGGCACTGAACATGCAGTTGTTGCAAAATTTATTGTCTCGATCGGTTTTACTTGCGTTGATATCGGCAATCGATCTATTTTATCAGCAACTTCGGAACCGCCACCGCCCCCGCAACCCGTTAAAATAAATAAACTTAGTAAAATTATATTTTTCATAACATATTACTTGCAAATTAATGAAGAGTATAGTATATCACAACCCATATTTACTGTCAAGGCAGGAATGCCCTAAATCAATAGGGCATTCTTTTTGGTAAGAATTACTTCTTAGTTGTATTTTGGTTTACAAAAGCATACATTTTTTCAGCAGTTTCTAAAACCTTGTCAAGTCCTGGAAATTCAGGCATACCTACTGTAGTAACTAGCTTGCCAGTTTTTTCATCCTTAGCAACAGTCATTTCCCAGCCGTTGAACTTAGAATGATATTCTTCAGAAATAAGGCCTTTAGCCATATCTAGAATCTGAGTACGAATCTCGTAACCGTTTTTGTTGAATTTTACTTCGGGTAATGACATATTATTCTCCTTGTGTTAATGTCGGTGTGTGTGAACTGGCTTATTTTTTCTCAGTCTTTACCTTGACTGTTTCATCCTCACTATGAGGATAAATTGTTTTGCTCATGCTGTCCGCAGCATAAGACAACATCTCTATTGTATTCTTTACCATCATCTTTGCAAAGACTGTTTGGGCATCTATAAAGTTGTTGGCAACCTTATTTAATCTCTCGTCTTTGTAAATTTGATTAGTTGCCATCCTTTTTGAGGATTGTAGTAAATCAATATAAAAATCAGGTGTAAACATAATGGATCCTTTGAATGTATGTTATTTAGTTTTGGGTTGAAATTTTTCAGGGTAATTCAACCTCTCCCATTCTTCGTCAGTAACTAGTCACTAGTAAGTCACAACCATAATCTCCCGGTATTTTTCTTTTGAGAAATTTCAAATTGATGGATCAACCGATCTATGTCACATGTATTTTTTGGGGAATGGCTTACTATATATTCTTCTAGTGCAGAGCCATAAGTCTGGGGCCTGCCGAATTTATTGAATAGGTTATGAAAATAACCTGCTAATTGGTTTAACATATTTTTTCTTCTGTGTGTGTTAGTGTTGAATTTTTAAGAAGAACTCTAACTTCATATCTATTTATCATTTAGGTGATATTATCTTGATTTTTACATTGTGTATAAAAATCTGTCATTTCCGGAAATACTGTCAATAAGTTAGTATTTCTTCTAAGGTCATATTCTGTAAACCATTTATAAAAGCACGTTCGTCCTTCTACTAGTTTATCGGTATTGTATTGTACTGTGGCAAAGTAATCACGCACCCTTCGAAACTTTTCATATTCCATATTTGAAAATTTTGTAATATCTTCTTCATCTAGATTACACTTGATAAAATCTACTATATTATCAAAATAATAAAGAAATTCTTCTTTTGGTAAAAGGTGCATATCATATTGGATTGGTTCTTTTAGATAAGGAGTATCAAATCTTATTTTTCTATAATTAGGCCGGCCGCTGCGGTCAACCTTAATTATAGAGTTATATGTAGTGCGCCAGTCCAATACTTTTTGTAAAAAAGAAATAAATGAAGTAACACTTAATATATTAAACGTACACATTATTGAAACTTCAGAATGGGTATTTCTAATAAAAGTATCCAGATTCTGTTCCCATAAGGTTAAGTCTAATCCTGTACGGATATATTCGGCCCTAGTACCCCATGTATCCATGCTAGAAAATAATTTAAATTGTTTAATGGATTTAGTCTCTTTAAGTAAATTTACGTTTTCAATTAATTTGTCAACTATAATAGATTTTACTCCAAAGTTACTATTTAAGTTTAACTCTAATTCAGGTTTTGGATCTTTTATTAATTTATCAAATAAATTCCATGTGCTTTTATGTAATAATGGTTCACCTCCGGTAATTCGTAGAGTTTTAAGAGTGGTTGACATTTCCGGCCACCATTTCCACCAAGAATCAATGTATGTATTTTTATTTTCTATTTGAACAAATGTATTATCCAAACTTAGTGTATGATTGGCTGACATATAATATGGTCCAAATTTTTTAAGTTCATTGTAAAAACTAGAACTAGACTCTGGACTACAATATCCACATTTAAAATTACACTCATTGCTAAATGCTACCTCAATGTATGCAGGATTAATATTATTATTCCAATTTCCATTAGTAATTTCTAATTGACGGTCGGGAGTGTAATATATTGCATTTTTAATATGCCGGTCACTAATATAGTCAGGACCAATTGCCTCAATGTTTTGACAATATTGGCACCCATTGGGGCTGACACCATCCAGCATCAATTTGCGTTCATTTTTTTTTTGTTGCGTATTATGCAATGCTGCTGGGTTTTCAATTAATTCTGTTATGGGAATTGCATGCGGAGCGGGATGATAACAACTATGTGTTTTTTGTGTATGTAAATATATAGTAGAATGATGCCATTTGGCAAAGCAAAACGTTGGACTTATAGTATTTGTAATAGAAATTACTTTATGTATTCTATCTTGGTCCGACATTAAACATTCCTTAAAGGTGGGTTTTTAAGAAGAACCCTAACTTCATATCTATTTATCCTATCGAGAAATTTTCATTTCTTTTCGCTTGATATTTTTTGATAGCAAATGCCCTGGCTATTAATAATCTTGTTTTTACATATTCAGTTAGTTCAACGTCATCTTCCGATATCGTAATCAAACTATTTTTAGGTCGTTTATATGCAGTAGCAATATATACATTGTCAGGTCCATTTGTATCATCATCTTCTTCTTCTACTACCTGATTATTTTTTAACCGGAGTGCTATCAGCAGCCTTTGCTGGCTCTTTGGCATCACTTTTTGCAGGCTTAACATCCGCAGCTTTTGCTTCGGGTTTTTTATCTGCTTCTTTTTTCTTAGCCATTTTTACTTCTTTGCAATCCTTATCTTTAACAGGATCACATTTTGCTGCTGCCGGTGCTGCTACTGGTTTAGCCGCGGCTGGTGCCGTTGCCTCAACCTTGTCGGCTGGAGTCTTTTTAGCTTCTTCTTTCTTGGCCGGGGCCGCAGCGGGTGCGGCTGTTTGTGCGAAAGCGGATGCAATCCCTAAAGATGCGATTAATGCTAGTACTAGTTTCATTTTTTGTTCCTTTTAAGTTAAATGAATAGAGACAATTACTCTATATATATACAACGCGGATGCTGTCATATTCGTTGACACAATATTTATCCTCCTCGCCCAGTTCTACGCATAACTGAGGATTTACCAAAGCCCTTAGTGTTTACTTTAGGTCCTTGTTGTTTAGTAGCCTTACCTAATCCAGGACTAACTGTGTTTTTCTTTTTAGCTTCTTGTGCCATTGCTATGAATGGATTTTTGCTTTTCTTTTCTTCGGTCATGATTTTACCTTTATTGAATCTAAGTATTCTACTAGAGTTCCGTATAAACTAATAAGCATTGCAATTTTACTATCATATAATTTGATATAGGGGATTTTCTTTTTATCTTCACTCTTATTTACTCCCAAATAATATGGACATTTAATTTTTTTAGTAAGTTCCAACATATATGCATGGTCCGACATGTCTGTTCTTCGTTGAAAATCAACTGTATAACATTCAATTTCTGCTAATCTAAACATAGAATCGCCAAACTCAGTAAGTCGTAACCCATCTGATCGTCCGGTAAACCACCATTTAAATAATAATTTATCTACCGGAATACCGTTGAAATCCGAATAAGTATTTGGCAGTTGTAATACAACAGCGGAAGTAATAGTTTCTTTTAGTGTCTTACGGTTGGTCATCGGGATATACCCGGGTACCTGAATTCATAAACACTACAGAAAATTTATTCGTCTTAAACTGCAAATTTAATTTACGACATAAATTCCTTGCATGGCCAGGATTAGAAAAACTTGTCTTTTTATATTTTGGAGTAGCTTCGCTATCTAAATAATGTTGAGATTTTAAATTTATTGGTTGGGCATCATAAAATACTGCCCATATGCCGGCCGCCTCAACAATTTGATCACATTTATATGTGATTTTATCTACTAACTCAATTAGTATTTTTGGTTGCGTTCGTGACATTTAAAATTTCCTACCTATTAATTCCACTTGAAAGGTAGGTTCCGGCAAACTTACTTTGTGTTGTCCAACTTCATATGTATCTAATAACAATTTAGATAAATCATCACGCAACGCTCTGGCTTCAGTTATAGATAACGCCAAAGTTTTACCCTGTCTTGATTCTACATAGGAAACTTTATCAATAAAGTTCTTTAAATTATTCATCAATTATTTATCAATTTTTACATCATCAGCATTCATAAACGGGCCATAATATGGATATCTTTGTATAAAAATATATTTTGGACAGAATATAGTAGTATATTCTGTGTTTTGTTTAATAGAATACCATCCGGCTGCATAATAACATTTACTTTTTTGTGTTTTAGTATATATATGCAGTTTTCTTTTAATATCTAATATAGAATTAAACACCCGGTTAGTTGTGGGATATTTAGAGAATTTAACTTCTGAAGATACCTTATTAATTTTTGATGAGGTGAATTCAATATTTGCCTTTTTAGCAATAGCATTTGTATTTTTAAATTGAGTTTTATTACCGTTAAGTTTCAATTCAAATCCGGATCCGTTTGCTAGTACATTTCCTACTTTTTCTTTACCATTGGTAATAATCCAAAATTGATTCTTAACAATAGGCTTGGCTATTAATGCGTTTTTTGTCATTTATATTCCTTTAATGTTGCCTCAGTTTCCCAAGTGTTGGTAGTATAGTTCCAATGCCGAGAATCATATATATGTAATTCTATCTCATATCCTAGTAATCCAAATTGTAAACGTATCCCTGCATGGTCAGAACACATTAAAACTTCAAAAGTTACAGATAGTATTGCAGAGGTAGCATAACTGTTTATCTCCCATGCTTTATTTTTGGTTATATTGCCATGCTTACTACTAAGTATATCCCACCTTTTACTAAAAGGATTTGTTATATGAAAATTAAAATTAATCATTTTATTTCTATTAATCGTTTAACGGTTGTATGTTTAGTTACTAAAATATATTGATATACTCCATTAATTTTTAATGGCAAATCTAATAAAATATGTAAGACCGGGCCTTCGGCTTCACTAATAATCGTATCGTTACCCACACTGCCAACCCATCTAATTTTATTATGTAATCCAGTTACCCTAGCCATAAATTCAAATTTAGATTTATATCTATTTTTTTCAAAATATTCTGCTAGACTAGGCATTACTGTTATTACTGTATGTGTCAGTCAAATCAACTATTTCTGGAATTGGATTAAATCTGGCTAACCAACGATTCCATACATACAATGCATCACGATTGTGTCCAGATGGCCCAACTAATTCATATATTCTGCCGCTACGGGTTATACCTTTTTTGGTAGTAGGGTCATATGTCTGTACCGGACTACATACCCTGCCCTCACTATAGCGATATCCCGCAGCCCCCACAAAATGAATAGTATCTCCTGTAGAGTCTATATCAGCTTTTACTAAGTATACTCTCCATTGTGATAGCTTAACTTCCGGCTCATCTGTAACACTGTCTGGTCTCCATATACTCGCTGCTATGGTTGCTTTGGCTAATTCACTTAATTCTTCTGAATTAATCATGATTCTACTCCTTTGTTTACCTGAACGTGATGATAGTCGTTTGGAAATACTGGTCTATTAATACAATATTCACAGTTGATATCATCACACTTATCTTCTGACCATGTATTACACGATTCGCAAAAGTAACAATCATACTCTTCCGAATATGATTTTGGTAGTTGGCAGCATAGATTATTCATTTTTAGAGTTGTCATGAGTTTCTAACTCCTTTACCACTTGAGTAATGGTATTTGCAACATTCAATGCTGCTTGTTTGCTTAATAGTAATGTGTGTTGATCTTCTCTATATCCGTGTACAAGAATATCCCATGCAGCTTTAAAACGACTAAACCCTTGTTTCCAAAATGGAGTAGTGGTGTTGACATAGAATGTCATATTAACCAAGTTAATATCTTGTTCACTATCTAGTTCTATCCACATATGCACCTGATGATCACCGTCGTGACAATCGCAAGCAATAGTGTAAGATTTGCTTTGGCCATAGTCAGCATCTAACATGATTCCCTGTACAGGTATTTGAGTAGTCATTTTTAATCCTTTGTTAATTCAGCAACTAATAAGAAATGGTCGTAGGCTTTCTTTACAGCAGGGTTAGTCATTAATTTATCTGCTTCTATCATCATAGTATTCACCCCAGCTTCTGCTAAATCTCTGGCACTACCATGCTGCAAAGCAAACCGGTCATCGCCAAACTCTTTAGATAATTTATTCCAAGCCTTACGCTGACCTTCAGTGATAGGAGTTGATTGCGGTTTAAGTTCACTAGCCAGGTGTATAGCACGAGTAATTTCATCCGCGGCTACTCTTCCTGCAGCAATCATAGCAGCATAGTTAGGGTCAATGTTGTATCTACGACTTTGCCCGCCGGGATAGCACATGACCAAATGATTGCCTTTTGAAAAACTGTCAAAGTATTCACTGTTGTATTCACTAACAGGGACATACCTGCGCCCAATCTTTTCATAGTATATCTTTTTCATATCAAGTCCACAAACTATCTCTGGCTTTAATTAAACGAATCAGCATTTCAGTATCTTCTTTTTCGTAGGCTTTTTCAATTTTTTGCATAAGTTTATGCGCTTTATCACTGGCTTTTTTATCTTCTGGATCTTTACTGTTTAAACTGGAAAAGAAACTGCCGGGAAATTTCAACCGCATGGCTTCACAGTGATCACTCCAACCACTTGCATCCATAGGATCTGGACGATTGTGATATACAGTGGTCCACCATATATAAAGTTCTTTGATTTCTTTTGCTGAAATTGCCTGACTGGTTAGCACTGCCTCACCTTTTTTATCTTCGGCTAACCATTCTACATTAGTAAGTGTCATTGCCCAATCAAGATGATCTAGTCCGGCTTGAGGACTACGCCATGTTCTCCAACGGAACCAACCCGTAGCATAGAATGGAGGATTATATTTAGCACGATCTTCTTTACTACCCCAAGCAATGTGGCTCCATGCAGTTTCTATCTCAACAAAATCCACCAACTCATTGAATAGGCAAGGCAAAAAGCGGTTCCCCACGTCCTGCCATTTACCCGGCTTAATATCCCGGGGATGAGCGGTAAGACTATTAGTACGAGTAACCCAACGGTTGTTAATGTAGTATTTGATATCATATAGAGTCCTTACAGGCCATGTTACAAAATCTTGGATATGTCCAAGTGCTTCCTCAGCCAACCAGTAGCGAAAATTGTGTTTTATTTGAGCCCGAGTTGTCCAGTTATCCCATTCTTCGGTTGTTCCGGAACTAAGTTTTTTAGTACCACGAATCCAATCTGCAAAAGGACTGCAACTCCAGTAGTGTGTATGTTGTGCGATGATAGTTCTCCTTATAATATTCTACTATTATATATCATTTTAGGATATAAAACAAGAAGTTTGGTCAAATTATCTTGTGCCAATATCAAACGTTTTTATTCTCTAATTCCCAAGTTAATTCATCCATCTTTACTTTTAGTTTAGGGTATATTTGACCCACACTGATCAAGGTGCTATGTGCAGTCTTTGGGTCAAACCCGTAATTGAGATGTTGTATTAAATTCAAATGCGCCATTGCAACCAAATGCAAAGCCTGATCTGTCTCACGCTCGGCAATTTCTACTCTCTGCTTGGCCCATTCTTCATGTGCTTTGTACTGTACTTCGTTCATGCTTCCACTACAAAAATCATTTTAGTACTCCTTGATATGGGCTATTAAGCCACCTTGCATAGGTATCAGCATTATCAGCAATTTTATTCAATTCATATTTTCCAGCAAACTTCATCAAGTGAATACCAACTTGCGGGGTAGTAGTTCTACGAACACCTTCACGAATGTTTGTATCTACTGACAGTTTAATATCATCGGGTTGAGCGGTAAGATCAATTAATTTGCGATTTCGTTCATAGTCGTCACGCACACGGTGTTCCACACCATTGTGGTCCTGCCAATGCTGCAATTGCATATTGTTCCACGCATAGCCTTGCTTAGTTCTATCAGCGTATGCCTCAATCAATCCAACTTTATTTTTGCTACCTTTCTCACGCACCCCGGGAAAAGCACTGAACACATTGTCGGTTGAATCTCCCCTCATGCATTTCCGGAATAGTATATATTGTGGATCCTCAAGTAGTTTAGGTTTCTTTTCTTTATTTAATACAGGCTTACCATTATCCTTCAGGTAGCCCTCAAGTGTAATTAATTCATTTGTAATACCGTTGTACTGTTTTACGTTTGGACCAATTAATTGTAGAAAGTCAGTATCGCTACTGATAATGAAATGTTCATCTTCTGGATGCAAGTGTATAAAACGTGCAATCAAGTCATCAGCCTCAGCGTTTGGATCACGCAAGACACTTGTGTTTGTCTTCTCTTTGAGCCAGGTCGTGAAGGTGTCATATGTTTGCCAAAACATGGTGTTTTCTTCAACCTCTGCCTCTGTTTGAGACATTGTATCTACAACACGATTCCTTTTATACGGAGCATAGTAGGATTTTCTCCACGATTTTCCCTCCAATAAAAAAGCCACATGGTCAATTTGGAACTTACGCACAATTTGATTTGTGCTAGCCAATGTAAGATGTAAGGCCATCGCTACTTTTTCTTCCGCAGTACTATTGCGTGATGCAATGTGCCTAGCACGGAAGAAGGTATTTGCGGTATCTATTAGTGCGTATTTCATATCAGTAGTATAGCATAATAAAATTATTTTGTCAACTTGACCTCTTCCAAAAACATATCAGGATTGGAATTGATGTTAGAGAACAGTAGTGGGTTATTAATAGTAAACGGGAGAAACTTTGACTTTACTTTTCTGATAGTGTCATATGGGTAATTGATGATTCTATCAGCAACAAAATTTTCTAGATCCTTGAGGTTAATTCCATGTACTGGATCTAACCATTCTAGTTTATCATTGCTTAGTTCAAGTCTATATTCTGCCCATTGTTTTTTAACGTATCGTTCTAAATCTTTAATCTGATGAACATCACCATAATATAAATTACAAAACTGTTGTGCAGCCGCAACGTGGTTAGAATATTCTAACAATCTGTCAACGGGTAGATCCCTGAGTGTAATACCATATCCAAGCACAAGAGTTTGTGCTTGGATAATGTTATAGAACCACCCGTGATTAGAGAGTGTAGTTACCGACATTCTGACGAATATTCAGCGGAAGAGAATCATAGATATCATGCGTGATTCCCGGTGCTGGTGTATAAATGAAATCACTTACATCAGTAGTAACCAAGTGCTTACCGTGCATTTTCTTGTACATTTTAAGTACCAATGCTAATGCACAGTTATAAGGTGGAGTCTTTGCATCTTTGCCTTGAATCTTCAACCATGCCTTGTGTGTTTCTGCGGTGATGCTACGCAACTCAGGAAACCCAACAAAGAAAGTTTTAACGATAGCATGAATATTCTTCATGAATTCATCAAACGCTTTACCCTTCATAGGCACGTTGCCATTCATTAGTCCTGCATACAAGTGACCATAGAAACCAAATGCTTGCGAGTCCACTTCTGAACCATGCCAGTATTTGTTATTCGTTGAAATAATGAATTTGAATTTATCCATATCATCATCAGTAAAGCTAGTCAAAGCCTTGATATGAGTCAACGTACCGGCACGACCTGCATGAGGATGATTAGGTGCCATTGGAATCGTATCTTCACTTTCACAATGAGTTTGTTTCTCAGCAGCTAGTTTGTATTTGTCATTAAGACCATTGTCCCCATACAAACGATAGCTACGAACATGAACACGATGATAGTCAAATTCGTCCCAAGGCTTAGAACCTTCACCGTTACGATAGAGACCAGCCAATAGAGAAAAACTCTCTTGGTCAGTATCTACTACCCAGCATGGATATTCAAAGTCAAGCCAATCTGCAGGAACGTTATCCCAAATACCTTCTTTTGCAAATGAACCAACTACAGTTAATGTGTGCATACTGTCGATAACCAGCAATTGATTAGTGCCCTTCAGTCGCACAATAAAGATAGGGCTTAGTAAGCGAGGATCAAACCCGCTACTGATTTTAGCACAATGAGGTTTATCTAATAGACGTTGTACTTCCTCAGGGATGATTAAAGCACGGAGTTTGTGATTCTCAAATTTAGGTATGTCTACAACCTTAAATTTAATGTTGTTTGCCTTTAAGAAAGCAATAATATTTTGAAACTTCTTGTAACCCGAAATTTCATTAGTCAAGTCAACGACATTTTTGTTCTTTAATTGAGATTTAGTCTTAGCCAAGACATTATCTAATTGACTAATATTTACCTTCTGACGGTTTGGACGCCACACTAGTTTAGTCTTTTCAGAGGGTACCGATGCAATTACCACAGCAACAGATTGACCATTCAATACTGTCAGTGAAGTTTTATTAGCGGTTGTTTTTGCTGTTGCTGTTTTTACAGCGGTTGCATTTACTGTTGCCATTTTATTTTCCTTAAGAAAGTTTTTTATTGTTAAACACTATTGTCTAACAATGCGTGTATTATACACTGTTTTTTCTTTATTGTCAACAACTTTTTTAGTGTGCTTAACCAAATTGTTAACTGACTTCTGTACGCCCATCACCCAAATCTTTAGTTCGTACATTACGATAGCTGTTTCTCTTATCTGGATCTCCCATTTCCTGATCAAACGTTTCCAGTACGGTCGCCCTACACAGTCCAATCCACCACCGATCAACTATATCATTATCAGTATCAGTAGTTTTTATTTTGTAACCTGCACGAATTAAGTTTAAAACAAATTTGTCATTGAAATCTAATTCTACAGAACCACTATTAATATCATCATGATCAATATCCATTTTAACAATGTTAACATATGGTTCTCCGTTGCTAGTGGCTAATTCTTTAGCACTTAAAATTTTCTCTTCTTTTTTTTCTTTTGGCTTTCTTTTTCTTTTTTCTTTTGGTATACTTGAAGTTACACTACTAGGAATTGTTTCTACAGTAGAGATGACTGGTTTAGATTTACTAAATATATTTTTTAATTTGTTGAACATTCTTTATCCTTACGTAGTTCATATAATGCAAATGAGGCAAGATTTTTTGCTTTGCTCTCACAGACAATATCCGCCCATTGCCAGTGAGTCAATGCCCAATCATTGACTGCATCATTCCAATAAAAATCAGAATGTGCTCTAAGTTTTTGTTTATTATGCCCGGACTCCATTAACGGAAAAAGAGCGGGGCGCTGTAATCGGGAATGGCCAACAAGTAAGTCATCACGACTAACGGAGTAATGTATAACAGGGCGCACGCCACGCCAACTATCACAAATCCTTTTAATACGATCATCATTATTTTCAATATATTCTCCAGTTTTAATCCAATGATGATGTATATCTAGTACCAATGCACAAGTATCTATCAATTCCATACTTGAATCAATTCCCCATGTCATTTCATCATTTTCAATAGTAATCATATTTCTAGCTTCTACGGTTAGACGTTTCATTACATCTTTGATTCCTTGCGGACCTCGTCTACCTGAAATATGAACATTGATTTTAAAGTCTTGAAACTGTTTACCATACCCCATACTACGAGCCATATCCGCATGATATTCAAACTCTTTAATACTGTTATTTATGATATCATCACTTGCGCTTGCTAAAACAGTAAATTGTCCCGGATGAAAAGACAATCTAACATCATTTTCTCTAGCAGAATTGCCCACTTTAGTGAATAATTCTTCCATACGGGTAATCACATCATGGCGTTTATAAAAATATTCCCAATCAGGATGGGTATATGCAGTTAGCATATCGCTAGTTAATCTAACCATTCTGAGGTCCGGTACAAGGGATCCAACTTTCATTACAAGATTATGAGTATGGGTTATATTTTTTTCCATAGTATCCCACAATTTTTGTTCTGCTACTTCTTGTTTTTGACGTTTTAACCAAGTTAAAGTTGTGCCGCCCGTGTTTAATTCAGGCACACTAACTACAAAGTTTTTAGTATTAACTTCAGAAAACTTACACGCAAACCCAATACGTTTGATATGATTATTTGTCATAAGAATTGCCAGTAGTGATAAATATAGTATATTATAGCATATTTGCCTAATAAAGTAAATGATTTACGGAGACATATGAAAATAAATGATATATTAGAGTCAACTAATTCTAATTTAGCAGGCGCACCATCGGGAATAAAAATTATGACTCCCCAACAATTTGTTGCTAGTGCAAGTGATATGCCAGATGAAGAAGAAGGTGTGGCGGAAGGCCAAGAACACTTAGATAGAATTCGTAAACTATCTGGATTAGGACAGATCAATGAATCTGATGCTAAGACAGCATATCATAAAGCCTATTTAAATCACGGCGGCGGTGGTAGAGTCCCGAACAAAGCAGCATCTGACAAAGCATATGCTGAAATTTTAAAAACTCACGGACCTAAAGCATTATCTCAGTTACAAAAACTACACGGTACTTATACTGATGCAGCACATAAAGCAGGTAGTGTGTATAAAGATGTAGACGAAGCAACCAAACTGCCAGCACAAACTCGTGATTTAGATAGCCAAGAGTTTCAAGACTACATGAAACGTATCGTTGGCACACCCGACTTAGATAAAGCAGGTAATATCAAAGTAGATAAGAAAGGCAACGAAAAGTATACTACTGGTAAAACTAAAACAGACAAATACAAAATGCCTTACATCCATCGTAGTAGTGTAGTTACATACTTAAGTCCAGATGGTCAAACATATGATGAGGATAAAATTAAACAAACATTGGCAATTCGTCCCAAAGCGTTACTAAAGCAAAATGAAAAGATGAAGCATAGTAATGGAGAGTTTGAACAATTTTTTAATGTTGGATTCGCAGCATTAGTAGGAATTGCACTAGATGAACAAACCAATAAGTTAATCGTTGTTAATACTTGTCCCGGTGCTGGCTCTTGTAAAGTAGAGTGCTTTGCCATGAAGGGCGGTAAGATTCAATTTAAGGCAGCATGGCAAAGTGACGGAAGAATACTAACATATCTATTGAATGATCCAGATGGTTTCTTTAATCAACTAAGCAATGAAATCTCTGTTGAGGCACAAGCAGCAGCAAAGGGTGATAAGAAATTCCCTAATGGTTGGCAAACAACAGTTCGCTGGCATGATGCTGGTGACTTCTTTAGTCCAGAATACTTAGATTTAGCATTGAAAATGGCTGCTAAACATCCTGATGTTAGATTCTATGCTTACACTAAGATGGCCGGAGCAGCATTGGCTAATAAGCCGCCTAACTTTATTATCAATTGGAGTGAAGGTGCTAATACTACACAAGAGAAACAAATTAAGGCACAAGATCCAAACTTAGATAAAACTAAGAATAGTCGTATAGTGCCTGAAAAACTATTTTATGACTTGTTGGCTAAGGATGAAAAGGGTAACTTGAAAAAGACATCAGATGGTGCATGGCAACCTGCTAGTCCTGAGGCTCTTGCTCAAATGAAACAACGTATTGCAAACGAATACGGCATTAGTGCATCAAGTATATTAAGTTATACTGAATACATGTCCAAAAGAAATTCAATTCCAACTGGCATGAAGTACAATGTTATTGTTGCTCCCGGTGAAGGGGATGTTAGTGCAAACGATCCAGGTGTATTAAGTACTCTATTGTTAAGGCATTGATAAATACTAAACAAGGTAAACTAAAATGAAAATAAATGAATTAATTTTGCGGGAAGAATGGACTCCTACTCCCGAACAAGAAAAATGGTTGGGTAATGCAGACCGTAAAGATCCGTATATTTTAGCCAGAATGCCCGGTGAAAAGCCTCCACTAAGTTATTTTAAAGACCCCGACGATCAAGCAAAAGCAAAAGAACTAAACGTTGGTACAAGCAACTTGAATACAGTTAAGAGTGTAGTTGGTGGAAAGCCAGATGAACCAATATTTAGCACATCTCCTAACAATGCTTCTTCTAATTTTGGAACGTTTGGTACTAGCCGCGGTGTTTCGGGAACTAACCAAGCCGGTAAAGATCCTGGGCCCGGCACTGACTCTGCCCCTTACAAGTTTGAACCTTACCCAGATACACCAAATCAAGCAGGAAACTCTTCTACTGATTCCTCAGATACACCAAATCAAGCAGGAAACTCTTCTACTGATTCATCAACTACAGCAAATCAAGCACCGGACGCAGCAGCACAAGCTGAACGAATTGCTGATAGAATGGATGCCGAGGCGGGTGCAAATACTGCAGGTGGTGCAGCAGGTGCTGCAGCAGCGGGCAATCTTAGGGGTAAATCAGGAAATGCAGATAAAGATATCGGCCCTGCCGCTGATTTAACTACTGCATTGACTCAATTAAACAATATTCTTAAAAAATATAAGGTAACAACAGAAAGTAGAAATACTCTCAAACGTAGGCTGATATCTGAAAATCTACATGAATTTTCACCTGCTGAACAAATTAGAATTTTTACTATTTTAATTGAAAATAAGCCAGAACAATTAAATGAATTTATTGCTCCGTTAGTTCGGGGACTTGGTAGACTAGTCCGAGGTGGCAGTCCCGGCGCTAGGAATAGAGCAGCCCAGGCAGCTAGAAGGGCAGCAATTACAGCTCAATCAACTGCTAGACGGACCGCAGCAGCTGCTGCCCGTAATCCAATGCGTAGTATTGGTAGTGGTCTTGGTAAGTTAGGAAAAGCTGGAAGCGTGGGATTAGGCTTATGGGGAGCATATGAAGGTGGTAAAGCATTATGGGACTGGTGGAATAACAAAGAAGAAAAACCAGAAGATAAACCTCCCGGAGGACCTGAAGGCGGTGTGCCTGGCGGAGGACCTGAAGGCGGTGTGCCTGGCGGAGGACCTGAAGGCGGTGTGCCTGGCGGAGGACCTGAAGGCGGAGCCGGGCAGGCAGGTACAGTTGGACAGGCTGTAGCAGCTGGATTTATATCAAAAGAAGATGTTGATATAATTAAAAAACAGTTGCCTATACTTGTGCGTTATTTTGGACTAGATACTACTGATGCCGATTTAAAAGTAGATATAAAAGCAACAATAGATGGTATAGAAGACCTTAGAGAGAAGGCTATGTCTGGTCAATTGCCAGCACTGGCAGTTGCAGCAACCGACAAGCCCTGGGGTAAATCAGGAGATCCAGTGCAAGATATTGGCCCTTTACCAAAACGTGCAACCGTAGACGGAAAGACTTACGAACGACCAACCGGTTGGCCTGATAAATTGTGGAGAGCCTATCTGACAGCCATGAAAAAACTAGGGTTCCTGATGAAGGATGAACAATGAGTCCACTAGAGTGGCTGGCATCTCAGGGAGCACCTGCCGCAACTACTGCTAAAGGTAGTGGTAATGATGTTGTACCCAGTAACTGGACCCATATGGTCCCTGCAAGCAAGATTGGTCAAGCTTCAATTCAAATTCCCAAAGGTAATTATAAAGAAATTCCAAACCCATCGCCCGGAGGAACTGGAACTGTGTATCTGCTTAGACCGCTCTCCCCAACAAAATGGGAATTCAATCCAACAAAAATAATGATGTGGGAACCTGCGTGGAATGGCGTTTGGCTGAGTCCGCAAATAGGTGATAATCGTAAAGGAGTCATTTCCACTAGATTTGTTGACAAAAATGGAAAGATCCCAGCGGCCGGAGTGCTTTCTAAATGGCTAAAATCTTTACCTCAAGCTGAATCCAATGCATGGTTTAATGAAACAGGTGGCGGCGGTGGTGGACCTCGTTGGGCATATAAAGAAAAGGGTAGTAAATGAAAATAAATCACATAATTGTTAGCACAGAAAAAGTAATAGAGAATAAACGACCAATGAGTCGTGCTGCCAAGGGCAATGAAAAGTATGGCAAAAATGGTATGAAGGCATTAGCCAAAGCAGGACGTGAAGGTGCTAGTGAAAAAAAGTTAGATGCTGTTCGTAATAAGTATGATAACTATAATGAGGGATGGAGTCAAAAATATAAAAGCAGTATCAATTGCTCACATCCCAAAGGATTTAGTCAAAAGGCTCATTGCGCTGGTAAAAAGAAACACAACGAAAGCATTGAGATGGAAATGGTCTGTGAAGACTGTGGTATGTGTGAAACACACGGAGATCACTCACAGAAAAGTTTAGACGAAGCTTGCTGGAAAGGATATCACAAAGAAGGCATGAAAACTATGTTTGGGAAAAAATATCCCAATTGTATAAAAAACAAAATCGCTTCTCCGGCGGTAATGCGTAAGTTAGGAATGGCCGAGCAAGGTGTGGCGGAAGTTAGCAATAATGCACTAAAGAGTTATCAACAAAAAGTAAGTTCCGACTCTATGAAACATAAAGCAGACCCAACAAAGCGTAGTCCAGAAAAAGCCAACCGCAGTGTTGCAGGATTTGCTAAAGCGCAGAATCGTTTAGAGCAAGGTGTGGCGGAAGGAATGAATAACTGGGCATTGAAAGATAAGCATACGCCTACGGTAAAATTAATTCCCCGGCCGCGTGAGATGAATAGATGGGCCAGGCAAGATATTCATAATAAAGCGTATGATTTTCCCCCAACTCATTATGATAAAGATGGAAAAGACATGTACGGGCAGAAGAAACCAGAATCTGATGTGGCGGAAATGCATAGTCAAGAACCCAAAGGACGTATGAAATCTGATGGCACAAGAAGTCATAGCACATATGGTTCAAGAGACCACTATAGCGACTCTGACCCACAACATACTGCCACGCCAACCACTGCTAAAAAAACAACTAAGCAAGCTACTGACATTTTTAATAAAGCATTCAAGGATGTATATAAGAAGCAAGGTGTGACAGAAGAAGATGAAGCACCAATTCGTCCACGATTGCCACCAGGAGCTAATATAAATGATTTTAGTAATACTGGTGCCTCTGCTGAAGCACCAATTCGTCCACGATTGCCACCAGGAGCTAATATAAATGATTTTAGTAATACTGGTGCCACTGCTGGAGGACCGCCGGCAAATGAAAAAGATTTAGGTAATGGATTTACTTTAACAACTACTAACTATAATGGTCAGAATTATCCAGCTGTTCTTGATACACAAAGCAAAACATACTGGATTGAAAAGCCAGCAGGCTCTGGTACACAGTATGGAATGGCTTCGTATTTGCGAATTGTAAATGGAAAAGCTGACGGCAAACAGCCCGGTGATCAAACTGTAGACGCAATGAACGCGGCTGGCTGGAAAGCAGCATCTACTTCATCACCTAGCCCAAGTCCAGAGCCTAGTGCAAATGCACCGTTTGTTCCACGAGACTATCAAACAAAAGAACCACTGACACAAGGCACTGACGGTAAGTGGCGTAACAGCAAAGGTGAAGAGCGTGATAGTTTACATGGAGGACCAGTTGCTGCACAAGGCACAGCTCAGTTCCGTAGCCTAAATATTCCTACTCCTGAAAGTGTTGACCGAATGAGGGGTAATGTTAAGATTAGAAAGCAAGGTGTGGCGGAAAATAAATTACCAAAGCCCTATAAAAAATGGGCTTCTTAAACTTTAAGTAACTGCTCTAAAGTATAAAGATTCTTCATATAGGGTGACACATTATCTAATACAGATACTGCTAAGTCACCCTTTCTTCTTGGACCTATCTTAGTAAGTAAATTAATATTAGGTATATTGTTTACTTTTTTGAACGTATTAACTATCTCGGCAACAGTATAACCTACTCCATGCCCTAAACATTCTATTTGATTACTTGGCCTCTCAATAGCACTACCTAATGCTTCACATATCTCATTAACATGTACATAATCACGTATGCAAGTTCCATCTCGGGTATCATAGTCATTCCCAAAAATAGTAAATTCGCCCTTTTCTTTTGATTTCATTAAATTATACATCAACCCGTCTGGATTAGTTGGCAAAAAACCATCACTACCAATTACGTTATAGAACCTAAATATTGTGTAATCTTTGGGATTATGTATAGTGCAATATTCACGCACCACATCTTCCGCAGCACGTTTACTAATACCATATGCACTCTCACATCCCGCTGCTGCGCCAGTACTTGCAAAAATAAAATTCTTTGTCTTAATCTTATTGATGACATTCATCGTCCCATTCAAATTGGTAATATAATAACTTATGGGTTGCTGCTCACTTTCACCTACATTAACTAAGGCTGCTAAATGTATTACTGCATCAAATTCTTGGTCAATAGTAAATAATTTACGAATATCAATATTATACCAATCTTTAAGCCGATCTGTCTGTGGAAGGGTAATATCTAACCCATATACTTCATAAGAATCTGCTAACATCTTGGAAAGATGACTACCGATATAACCTGAATTACCTGTTATTAATACTTTTTTCATCATACCCATTCAAATAATGACACACTAGGTGACTGTTCTTCTATTGGCTTAAATTTTGGATCTTTACTTAAATACGTATTATCATCTGTATATACATTGATAATAAATTTATGACGATTTGCCAATACACTTTCAATATCTTCACGGGCTAAATGCCCTCTGTTTAATTCTTTAATATAGTCTTGATAACATACTGTTTCTGTCGAATTTATTTTTGCTGAATTAGTATTACTTTTTTTAGAAACAAACTTATCTAAAAATTTTATCCAGCCTATAGCGGTATCGTCATCTAGTAATTTAATATATTCTAATGCTCCGGTATCGTAGTAATTTGTAGTATTGTATAATCGTTGAATTAACATTGATACATTGTTTAATTTTTCTTTATAAAAATATTTTTCGTCAAAATTATTAGACCAATCTTGATTATCTAACACAACACATGGCATATGTCCCAAACATTCACTAAACGCAAACGGATAGTTTTCTCCTAATGCTGGCATAAAAAATACACTACAACTTTTAATAAAATCTACTTTTTCTTTGCCAATAATACTTATTTTGATTTCATAATCTGTGATGTTATTATCAGCAAATGCTTTTTCAAATTTTTTAGCACCTGTTTTATTGGTCATTACTCTGCAAGGCAATTTACATTCTTTCATAACACGAATATATGCTTCTGGATTTTTTCGTTCTTCCCATCGTCCAATAAACAATACACCTTTGCGCGGATTATCATTGCGTACTAACAATTCTCGTTCACTTAATGGCATACGCAATAGTGATACATTCTTTGCACCATACTTAGTCATCTCATCAACATTCTTTTGACTTTGAGTTCCAACAAAACTATGAGATAGTTCCATATGCTTATTGAAAAAGTTATGATATTCATCTATACAAACATCACTAAAATCTTGCTCATCTCTAAAAACCATACTATACGAATGTGTGTAAAATACTACTGGAATATATTTTCCTAACCCCATAGAATATGCTGCACTCATTGCTTCTTGCGTGTTACAAATAATCATATCATAAATATTAGTTTCTAACGCAAGCATAATGCTTTTTCTGAAATTAACCATTTTTTCAAAATTAATACTATCTTTAAAAGCAAACGTAGCAGTATGGTCAGAATAGCGTAGACCAGAATCTGTATATATGATATTTGCACCCAATGATTTAACTAGTATAGATAAATCGTTTGTTGGTTCTTTGTCTAAGATAATGTCAACTTTCCAATTGATGCGGTCTCCTAATTCAGTAAAACCTTTAGCAAACTGCCCTATCCCACCATGCGTAATAAAATGCTGGTCACTAATTAGAAATGCTATTCGTTTATTATATGTTCGCATTTTATACCTCATCTACTGTTGTAACAGTAATCCAATCAGTTAACTCATTTCTTTTAACAAAGGATCCTGTTCTTGGGTTTTCTATACTGTAATCTGTTATTTCTCTTTCATAACGATATTGCAATATCTTTTCAGGGCCAGATGGCGCCTCAACCACAAGCCAACGCATTTCAAACTTCATATTAAATCCCTTAATCTTGCTATTAAATATTCATCTTTACTATACCAACGATTTTCATAATCAAAGTTAATATCACCGCTTCTGTACATTGCAGTAACACAATATGCATACTCTAGCCATATTCTACGCTTTGTTATATGGCATAGTCTAGGTATTAGAGTAAACTTTAATTGTTTACCCACAGTTCTTTGTTTGAAATGATAGTCACTAGCTGATTGTGTAGTCCAATCAATTGAGGGCATCAAGTTCCCCACTCGTTTTTGAACAGTGGGACTTGAAGTCTATCACTATAACGCCAGCCTAAACGCATTGCTTCAAGTGCAACATTTTTTGCATTCAAGTTATACACACTTTCAACGCCACCACATGGCATCAAATACACATGCCCTCTAAATCCATTAGTACGATATTGATTAACGGCTGTTTGTGCTTCCTCTACATCTTGTTTAGTTGCAACAACAAACTTTAAATATGTACGACCCGTTTGTGAGTACTCATTAATGATGTCAGGACATATTGCTTCTTCCCACTTCTCACCACTAATACTAAGTTTAGGACTAACACTAAATGTAATTGCACCTCTAGAACGATTAATTCCCCACTGCTGCAAATAACTTTTCAATTCTTGTTGTAGAGATTGAGTACCATTTGTTTCAAAAGTTAGTTCTTGTAACCCTTTCATCTTGTCATGTGAAAGTAAATCAATATAACTACGCTGCCATCCTAGTAAAGGTTCACCTCCTGTGATAACCAGATGTTCTTCCATCCAACGATTGTGTGGAAGCATAGACATAATACTGTCAACAATACTATCAGTAGTAAGTACTGGACTCAAGTCTTTGAATCTTGGATCCCAACTAGCATAACTATCGCATCCAGTACTAACTAATGGAAGTTGCGTATACTGATTATATAAATGTATATTGGCAGCAATATCTTCTACTTCACGACTTAGTTCACCCTTAGGCATACCAAATCCTGCACATTTGAAGTTACATCCAAATGTGCGTAGAAAGACTGAAGGGACACCCATATATCTACCTTCTCCCTGTATACTATAGAAGAGTTCTGCTACTTTTAATTTTGCCATTGTACTATTCCTTTAATGATATAAACATTTTTTGACATTATAGCACAGATTTAATAGAAACTCAATACTAAGATTACCAAATTAATCACAATATAATACTTTAATATTAGAATGAGTTTGAAGTACACTACATGGAATATGTTCAGTTCTTTTGCCCCATAGTGCTTGTTTAAGCATTGTAAATTTATTAATACCTTGTACCATTAATACAATATGTCTGGCACTCATTATAGTAGACAATCCCATTGTCATTGCAGTAGTTGGAACTTCATTTAACGATTTAAACCATTTACTATTGTTTACTCTAGTGGATTCTTCCAACACAATTTGCCGAGTAACTGAATTAAATTCCGAACCCGGTTCATTAAAGGCTATATGTCCGTTGTGCCCCAATCCCAATATTGCTAAATCTAATCCACCGTGAGTATTAATAATGTTATCATAGTTAATATTAAGTATTGGAGAAAATATATGCAATTGATTAATATTTACTTTAGAATATAAATGTTCATACATAAATTGAGTATACAGCTTGGGATGACCGTTAGGTAGCCCCACATATTCATCTAATTGAAAACTATATGTGTTTTCCCAATTGATTGGACGTAATACTAAGTTGGCATACATTTCTATGGGTGTATTACCTGTAGGAAATGCAATTTTGCAAGGGCCAATAGAATGTTTAATAGTATATTCAACAATGTCGGCAACTATATCGGACATTGCAACATTGCTATTAATATACTGTATATCAATCATTTAGATATTCATTATCTTCTCTATGACCCACTCGCATAGCCATATTACTATCTGTTTCTCTGACTTCTACTTTACTACACCATACTCGGTCTTTCTCACCGTAATTAGGTAAAAAGATGGTATTAATATATTCGTACAAAAAGGCTGCAATTCCCTCACATCCAGTCTTTTCTACTTCAGTTATCTTTGCTAGTTTTAACTTACCCAAGTTTAGTAAATGTTCACGCATTGGATCATCTTGTGCCACTAATAGAGTGTGATCAAACCAATCTTCTAATAAGCCTTTTAACGGTTTTAAACCACCAAAGTCCATGCACCAATTACGTGCGTCAAGTGTATCACATTCAAATTCTAAATGAAAACTTAATGCATATCCGTGTATTAAATTACAATGACTGTCTGCACGCCATTGACGATATGCAACCGGACCTAGTTGATTATAGGTCTTTGTTGAAATATATTTTGCCATGTTGTTCTCCTATGTTATTATAGCATAGGACGCAGAATTTTTATACCGGGATGAGCCCATAAGAGACCGGTTATATTATTTATCCTTTGCTGCTTCAACTACTCTTTTACGCAAACTTGAACTACTAAAACTGTGATCACGCCCATTGAACACTAATTCAATGTTACGCTGTTGGCATATTCCATAACCGGTAAAATCTTTATCTTTGTATTCTACACCTAAAATTCGTACATCAATGGGTAATGTAAGTAGAATATCTTCCAAATCTTTTTCTGTATTGTAAACTACAATTTCATCTACGAATCTCACTGCACTTAAACTAATCTGTCTTTCAACAATACTTTGAATGGGTGCATTCTTTTCAGGACGATCCCACTGTGCATTGTTTTGTAATCCAGCAATAAGATAGTCACAGTGATTTTTAGCTTGGCTAAGCATAGCAATATGTCCAGCGTGAAGTAAATCAAACTGGCTAAAAGTGATTCCAATTCTAAGCCCTTGCTCTTTTAGTTCTTTGATTTTGTTGAATATCATTTTTTTAATGTTCTCCACATCTTTACTTTAGAATGTTCATCTAAGAATTCTTTTTCGTCGGCGTAAGTAGGTGAATCAGCCATGATTTCATCTAATAACCATTTGATACGATGTAAATCTTTTTTGATTTCCCAAGTAGTGTATCCGTCATTATGACCAGAATGCAATTCTACACCAGCCATATAAATTTGATGATGAACATTGGTGTAGTCCATTGGTTTACGAAATCCCATTATTTACAATCACACTTTCTGCCTTGAGAACAATTTTTATTGCAATCAGATGATTTATCCATAAAAACTAAAATCAATGCCAATGCACTGATACCGATAATTATAAAAATTTCCATTAATTTTATCTCTGTCTTGCTAGTTGATAAAATTCTGCTCTAGCAGCCGGGTCACTTTTGAATCCACCACCAAGTTTACTTGTAACGGTTGAACTACCTGTATCCTCAACTCCCCTGCTTTTAACACAATAATGTTGTGCATCTATCATAACCGCAACATCTTCTGTTTCAAGGATATATTGCAATGCATGAAATACTTGTTCAGTCAATCGTTCTTGTATTTGTGGACGCTTGCTAAAGTATTCTACTATACGATTGATTTTACTCAATCCAAGCACTTTTTGATTGGGAACATATGCTACAGTTGCTAGCCCGTCGATGACTACAAAGTGATGTTCACAATTACTTTGTACATTGATATTACGTTCGCAAACCATTTCGTTGTATTTCATTTTGTTATCAACTGCGGTACATTTTGGGAATGCATCGTAGTCTAATCCCCAAAAGATTTCGTTGACATACATTCGGGCAACACGCTTTGGAGTATCGCATAAACTATCGTCACTCAAGTCAAGACCTAATGTTTTCATAATTTCAGCAAACAATGGTTCAATTACTGCAATCTTGTCTTTACGATCTGAAATCGGTGATTTTTTTGTAGGAGTTTCAACTCCCATTTTAACTAAGTGTTGATGAACTTTTTGACCCAACTCTGGATCTGTTTTTGTTTTATTATAACTCATAGATAACCTTCCTTTGTGATGGTTTGTTTTTGAAATGTAAGATACCGTTGTGTATCTTACATTATTATTTATCTTTAGTACGTTGCATCCATTAAATTCTTCATCATTACGTACTTGTCGTACATGACACTCAATTCAGTGTCAATGCCTAAGCCCCAATCCATTACAGCCTCAATCTTTAATTCAGCCAACTGATGTTCATTGAGATGAGGGAAAACGGGTTTTGCAAATGATTCCCAAATTTCCTGTTGTGTTTTCACTTTACAGTTGACTTTGACTTTTTTGCTGGTTTTCCCTCAACATTAGCAATAGCCTCTTTGACTTCTTGTAATAGGGCATCCCAATCCCAAACTAATTTAGTTTTGCCATTTGGAAATGTAGTAACTGTTAAGTGATTACCTTTAACTATCTGTACAACATCCGGACCGGACGCATCAATAGTTACTTCTGATTTCTTTTTACGAGTTGCCATTATTAAGACTTGGCTTCTTTTCTTGCTGTTTTTTCTGCGGTGATTTCGTTACGACGAGCCTTAACTGCTTTTGCTAGTTCACCCAATGCTTTACGGGCACGAGTTCCAGCTGCTGCATTACCTTTTTCAAACTTTTCATGTTCGGCTTCGTATGCTGCCAATTGTGTTTTAATATCTGTATGTGCGTTCATAATTTTCTCCTTAATATTTTGATTCGCGGGTATGTTTTCTATAATCAGTGGACATTCTCAACATACTCTGTCCACCACCTTCTAAAATATCAATGATACGATCAATTGTACCATTATTGTAGTCACTGATCTCTCCCATTCTTGGGTGAGGGAAGTCCAATAACGCTTCCAACTTATCCATAGCATCCTCTATACTCCAAGGGACATAAAGTCTGGTATGGTCATTAGAAAAAGTTTCAGGGAAAGACCGATAAGCAGGGTATAAAACATTACACCCAAGACTATCTGCTTCACTGACTGTGTTGGAAACCCAATCTTGAAGGGCGCAATTAAACACAACACGACTATCATTAACGATAGTATAGTAATCATTTTTTTCTAAGTTTTCATATATTTTAAGTTTGCCGGCAAGAAACAACTCACGGGTACGAGTCATATAACTTTCGTTATTTGATTTCAACAAACTACCACTACATACACAAAATTCAACTTCTTCCAATCCAGGTTGAGCATGCCATGCTTCTATCAAATCCATATAAAAATCGGGCTGCTTCTCTTGATCCCAACGTGCAGAGAATACTACACGGTATTTACGATCAGCAAATGGTTTAATATCAGTAACACGACTTTGTACTTCTGCCTTGCCGAATGCTAATCCACTGATATTGTAGATCGGAGCCTTCCAACCTGCAATCTTCATGTGCATTACCATTTCTTCATTAGTAGCAAGTACACCATCTACAAACGAGTCCACCATTTTTTCATAATGTCCCATGAAATGTTGCATACCCCATACATGAACAAAATCATCAGGATCAATGGACTGAGCAAGACAGCGAACATAAATCCTAGGCCGGTGAGCAGAACCGATTTGCTTAAGAATATACGGGAGGCTTTCGATTCCAGGCTGAAACATATCCTCAAAGTAAATAACATCTTCATTGGTTAATTCTCCAGCCTTCATCATTTTGATTAAATTCATCAGTTGTGACATACCAAAGTATGTACGACCATGTGCATCTAATACTTGACCTGTTACAATTGCTTGATCATTGCTAAGAGTTTCGCCGGGCACAATTACATAATCAAGTTTTCTTTTCTTGAATACAGTTTCATTCCAGTCTTGTAACTGCAGGGTGTATCTTGCTTTGTAGGGCTCAAGCCCCATGTAATATAGTTTTCTCATTAGTTCTTCCATTTGTCCCATTGGCGTAAAATCCAGCTGCTGGAATTTATCTTGTTTTCTCCACCGACCCCAAACATAAATTTTACTCTACTATCAGTTATACTCATTTCGGGTATATTTTCTTTAGTTCTATCACCGCCGTTTGCAAAAATTAATTCATCATCTGGACTACAATGTAGTAGTAATTGTTCTATTGCTTTGCAACTAGAACCATTGTCATCATTGTACACGATTGTTGCAGTAACGTCTTTAAGATTGCCAACTATAATTCTGCGTTCACTTAGCGGCATAAAAGGTTGACCCTTTTTACGAGCCAACCATTCGTCACTGTTCAAACCCACAATTAGTTGATCACCTAGACTCTTGGCAGACCTAAAGTACTCAATGTGACCACTGTGCAGAGGATCAAATCCACCAGTGACCAACACTATTTTCATGGACGAGCGTTTTCCTGCCATTGGTCTTTAGGAACCTTACCGGTAATGAATTTATTAAATTGTCTACATGCATAACTACGCATGTCATATAATTCTGACTCATCATATTTGTATCCAAAATTGACACAAAATTCTTTAAATTTATCAAGATCCTCAAATAGTTGTTGAACGCGGGGATTAGGTTGAAAAGTTAGTTTTGCCATATTAATTTCTTTCTGTTTAATAAAATTTAATTGTCCAATTGGATTGAATTCCACTCTTTAATAATTGCTAATAATTCTTCTTCACTGTTACATAATGTTTTGGTAGTTTTCCAATCATTTTCTTTATCCTTACCGCTAATTTCAAGCATCCATCCGTTATCATACCGATTGATACTAAGTGATTCACTTACTTTTAATAATTTAGTTAATTTTGCCATTGGGTTCTTTCTTTAAATACTAACATAATGCACTGGTCTACTTACATTATAATAAATTGTAGCTCCGTTCTCATTATCTTCTGAGACAGTTATTACAATATCACGATTGGGATAGCGCCGAGATATTTGTTCGTACAAATCATCTGACATCATCTCACAACTTTTATGATTCAATTCCAAAGTACCTTCTTTATACAAATTTTCAAGCCAGCGTTTAAATTGAATAAATTCAATATCGCGGTCATTATGAAATATTTGTATTGATACATTAAAGTGAAATATATGCCTATGCGGATTAGATAAAAATGAAACATCATATTCATTTTCTGTTTTTAAATTAATATCAGTTGCTGCTGCCGGATAGCAATGTATCCCTTCTTTTTGAAAGGTTACATATATCATACGTTTAGCCTGAGAGCTAATTCGTACACGTTTTTCAAACAGTGCCATTTCTACAGGATCCATTATCTATCATCCTCAAAGTTAATACGTTCATGATCTTCTATCCACTGAAGTTTATCTAACTTAGAAAGTTCAGCATAATACTTATCTAGTTGATTTTTTTCAGTTTCTATGTAGTTTTCATCCGCTTTAGAACTTTCTAATCTTCTAATTTTATCTTCAGATGCTCTACATATTTCATGTAAATGTGTTATATGATTTTTATATGGCATATTATTTTCCTATTACTTCATTTATATCGTTACTAACTTCCTCAAACAATTCATCATACATCGACCTAGAATTATCAGTTTTTTTACCACTGCTGCTCTGACTACCTGATTGAAATTGTTGATAATAACTATCATCCGTTTCCTCATACAATTGCTTATGCTTAGTCCTAGAATTATCAGTTTTCTTACCACTGATGCCCTGACTACCTGATTGAAATTGTTTCCAATAACTATCATGTTTATCAATTAAATCTACCGCTTCTTGCTTTGTACTTTTTGAAAAGATTTCATCAACCAATTCTGTAAAAAATCTACCACCCTCAAACTGATGAGACAACATTTTTGGAATTAAACCTATTTCATATTTACGATTGGCTTCTTGAACTGCATTCATATGCATCCAAACATTATGACTTTGAAGCAATGTATAACTCAATGTATCCCAACTTGTTTTAGTTTCTTTACCATGTTGACCTATAAACCCCTGACCACGATAGCACAAATCCTTAAGTGTAAGTATATCAGTTACTGGACTATCTGTAAACACTTTATGGATGTTTTCAGATAATACAGCGTCCCTAAACTTGCGAGTATCATTAGCATAAGACTTTTTCTCTGCTGTCTTTTCCATGCTATAGGACCATTTTTTATTATGTTCAATATTAGTATTGAAATATGCCAACCCTTTAGCAGCGGCAAAGAATGGGCTTGCACAATCAAATGTAATTTGAAGTTTTGGATTGTGATATTTACGAATTGCCTTTTGTATATCAGTAAACAATACTGCATATTCCAATATACTTGTACCCAAACAATGAATCAAATCGTGTTTACCTTCTTGTAGCAATCCGTCATGGATAATATCTACCATCCTTGTTAACATCAAATGCGGGTCAATTTTTACCTGACCACCAAACGCCCATCCATTAAAATGATTTTCTGGATATATAGTTGGGTCGCAATACTTTTTCATTTCAGCATACCAAGTGCCACTAGCAGTATGATCACGCCCCTGTAATACATTTAAAAACTTACATTTGCCCGAACGATTTGCAATGAAATATTCATTATTAATGTGAGTGGCAGTAATAGCTTCCTCAATCTTTTTTATACCATGCAATGAAACCCCGTTCTTATCTTGTAAATGATAAGTAAATTCAGATTGACTTGGGATATCTAAACACATACCGTAATCCATGTATGTATCCATCCATTTCAATACTGCTTTACGTTTTTTCATAGCACGAGGACAGTTAGGATCTTTCCAATCTGCTGGCCATTGACCTTTTAAAATTTGAAATCCACCACTATCTCCCAACATGAAAGTACCTGCTTCACGTTCACGTATGACAGATTCATTAGGATCATCAACGGTTGTATCTAAATTAGCGTGACCAGCACTGTATAGTCCCCACTTGTAATAGTAAAGACCTTCTTTACTGTTAAGAAAGTTTAGTTTCTCTACATCACCATTAAAACTTGCAGGGATTCGTGCTTGGTCAAAATAATTCTGGCCCTTGCGTTGCTTACCCAAACCAGCAATGTAAAAACTACTGACTGCGGGTAAGAACAATGCCCACTCTGGGTTATGCTTTGCTGAAAGATTGTCTTGTTTCAAACTGTTACTTCTTTCTCAATCAAGATTTTAACTATTTCTAATTGTTCTTGCTTTTGCTTAATAGTATCCATCAAGTCTTTGATAGTAGAATTAGTTTCGGCTAGTGCTTCTAATTCCATTTCTTCATCACGCTTTTTTCTAGCCCAATCAAGTAATGATTCTGCGTCAGGAGTTAGTCCTACCGTAACATATCCCATATGGAGTGCAGCCCAACTATTACCGTCATATATTTCCATATTTTGATTATTAGTATTGAATCTTAGATTGCCTACACCTTGTGCTCCACCGTAGGTAACAATGTGATTGTTAGTATTAACGCCAATTACATCCATATACTTACCGTGACGATTAATGTTCTTTATCATTTTTTATTTGCTAGATTATCTTGCTCAAAAATCATGTTATTTAATAACTGCTGGTAATAGATATGTGTATTTTGCAATTCCACTGTCAATTACTATTTCTAATGCTCCGGCATCTGCAATGCGAATCATTTTATCTCCTGCTAAATTTATAATAGCAAGAAATTGTTTAACAGGAAATTTCCATACATTAGTCAACGTGCCTGTAACCATGGGATGAAATAGACAATTACCTGAGTGAGTTCCTAAATCACCAAAGTACATTTTTAAATCTCCCTTTTCAACTTTCAATGTAAAATTTACATCGTCGGCAGATTGTTGTTGTTTTGTTAAACGCATTATTCCTGCGATAGTGGGTTCAAAACTTACGTCCCAAGTAGTACCTCTAAATTTCATTACACGCACTTTTTCTTCTGCTAAGGCTTTACTCATAAACCGATAATCATTAATAAAGTCGCCGTCTTTAGATTCAAAGTGAATTCCTACAGGAGTTCCCGGAGCAGTTGTACTTTGCGTAACATTGATCTTAGCATTTTCATCATAATTATCAAATCCAAGTATTGTCTTTAATTTAGATAAATTAGGCATACCAAACGTACCAATAAAATCAGCGATAGGATTTTTAAATTCCCCGATAATTATAACGGTTTTATCTTCGGCGGCTGCATTAATAATAGTTGATGTATCTGTACCAGTAATTTTTACAGTATCTATTCCTTCAATGCCATGTGTATAAGCAACTAAATCTTTTAAATTATCTTTCATGTTTTTCCTTTATTAAAAATTGTAATACTATTTAGGTATTTTCTATGTGTATTATAGTGGATTTTTTTGCACAAGTCAACACCAGTTTAACCAAATGAAAATAAATCATCAAAAGTTGATTTAGTATCAGTGCTACTACGTAAATCCCAAGACAATACGCCCAATAAATTTTCTATTTTTTCATCAATCAATGTGCGTTCCATTCCATCATCATTAAATGGTAATTCTTTGAACCAGACCGGTAATCTTAATTCATCAGTAGGATATGCTATAGAAGTATATCCCATTGGATTTTGTTTTAATTTACATACAACTACTTTCATACCATCCATTATTTTCATTGAATAGTTATCATTATGCACTCTACGTAAAGTATTCCAGTTTAGTGCAGCACGTACATGTCCTGGCATATTTGCCTTACCTGTTTTACTATTTTCTTCTTTATTGCCATATGCAGTAAGTTTGTTAACTGATTTCGGACTACCTTTAGTCCAACTTTCCTGCAGGCTCATTTCATGCTTAAAGGTTTTAATAATTTCTATAACATCATCACGTTGCTTGCCAGATAAAACCAGTGTTAATACCGACATTAAAAATTCTTGTACATATTTAGGGGTATCAGCACGTTTTAAATCAAGACCCATGGCTTTAATATATCCCATTTTACCATCTTTATCTAAACGTTTACCTTCTTTATCATAAATGTTTACTGCATACCTTTTTTTAGTAATAAACAAACTACGGTCTGCTACTAGTTCTCTTCCAGCACGAATAATAGATCCGTTTTTTCTTGGACAATGAAATGCTTTTTCCATAAAAACAGGAAACTCTATGTTAATTTGCTCGGCAATACCATCATACAATCCGATACAAGTTTCCTTTGACCATTCCATTTTACCTTCTTCAACTTCTGTTTTTACTGCAGGCCATGCACTAAAATAACAAGAGTCAGTATCACCATACACTATTCCTTGACCTGTGAAATCGTAGTTACCTGTGATAATTTCATTAATGTGAGCACTCATGTGTTTTACAATTTGCCTACCACATAATGTTACACTTTGACCAATACGTTTGTCATAGAATCTGCAATGTTCATTCAACAATGCACCATATGCAGAGTTCAACAAAATCTTACGAACAAGTTGACGTTTATCCCAATAATCTTTATCTTCAGTAGTTGTGGCTTCTTTAAGTTTTTTCTGCATTACTTTTCTATCCGAGTACCACCTAGATAATAATCCTGGAATAACACCTTCATTTGCGTGAGTAAAGATAGTACCATTAGCACTAATCATATATGGATTATTACTATCAAATAGTAATTTCCATATTTCGGCCGCACTCATTTCAACTTCAGTTCCGTCAGCATAGTCCAATGTTAGCATCATACCTCTATCTTGATTTAAAATTGAGGTATATTCCAAACTACCAAATAGCCCTTCCCAAAGCACACTGCCAGTAACATCATCATCACCTTCTTTATGTCGTTTTTTCTCACGTGCCAAGCGTTGACTTTTATCAAGCATGTACTGATCAGTTAAAGTTTGTCTGACCTGAGCAACAATGGTTTCCGGGGACATGTTAAGAGCGCGGATTGCTGAGGGGTAGAGCGAATTGATGTCCACTGCGCCGACCCATTCATGAATTCCCGTTTTGGGAGTAGCAACATAGGCACCTGCCGCTGGTTGTGTTTCTTCTGCATTTTCGACCTTTCGTTTTTTATCTGGAATAACTACTCCGCGGGCATGAGCCTCATTCATAATTGCCATTTCAATCATAGCAACCGAGCCCATAACCGTTGGTAACAACACAGTATTTTCATGTGCTATTTGATTAGCAAGTTCTAAAAACTGTAGTTTATTATGAATTTTAACTAATAACATTGTATCTTGCCTATTATATTCAATAAACTTTTTAAAGTCTTTGTTATATAATTGATCAAGTGTACCTTCGTATTGAGTTTTATTTTCCCCTACTTCCATTTCACCAATGGCATCAAGTTTATAACTATGTCTAGATTCATAGTTATATTTTTTGTAAAGTTGTAAATAGTCTAAATGTACTCGTCCAACTAAGTCATATGTAGTTTCCTCTTTACCATATCTTTCATATACTCTAGGTTTGGGAAGTTGTCCCAATAAACAAAATTTTCTAGTATCATTTTTACTCATTATCCTAGTAACACGATTAACCATATATGGTATATCGTATCCCTCAGAGTTCCATCCAGTTAATACATCAGCATCTTCAATCAATGTAAAAAATGTTTCAAACATTTCTATTTCATTAGTGAATAACATTGTATTTTCAATTTCACTAGTAATCTGTTGTGCGGTCTCACTACTCATATGTGTGGGAGCAATTACTAATGTAACTAATTGACCTAACCAATCTAAGTAAAGTGAGATAGCAGTAACCGGATTGAAGGGATCGCTAGTTGGACTAAATCCTTTTTCTGAATTGAAATCAACTTCGATGTCAAAAAAGCAAGTATGTAATTTTGGTGCGTCAACGTTTAAATAGTTTTCGCTCAAACAACGAAAAATAGGGTTAATATCGCTTTCAAAGATTTTTTTATTAGCAAGAATTCTACGTTCTTTTTCAAATTCGCCGCGACTTCGTGTTGAGAACCTAGTTACCGGATCACCATATAAACTACGATGTTTGCCTTTAGGGTCAGTAAAGTAAAGTACATAATTGGCAGGGAATTCATTGTACTGGCGTACACCCTTGCCATCTCTTTCAATTACAATTATTTTATCTGTATTTTTATCTAATACAGCATCTACATAACTCAAAGTGTTTTGCCTACTAGTTCAAGAATGTGGTTAAGTTCGTCATGGTCTTTATTAGTTTGCCCTAAACTTGCTTTATGGGCAATTTTGATTGCTTTTTTCAAAGTACTTGCTTTAATTTCCATTTCTTCAGCAACTGCTTTGACTGTATCGGACAAACCTCCGTTGAGTGTTTCAATTTCATTCAATACATTCATGCCCTCATTTACCAACTGGGTAAGTTTAATTTTTTCTGCGCCACTAAAAATTCTATCACTCATTGCAATCTCCTTGTTAATGATAGATTATACAGTAGTAGGATCTTAAAGTCAATAAGTTTGTTTACCTTTTATGATAAAAACGGGCGTAGTATATTATTTCAATTTATTGAAAAATATTATGATGTTGTTTGCCGTAAATTTTAATATATTTTCCGGCCATTAAATCTGCTAAGGCTTCAATTGGGCTACCCGGATAACTAGATCCTGGGGTAATCATATTTAATTCACCTTGCCGTACGTGAACCAATTCATGAAACACCGTGCGTAAAATATCTACTAAATTACGATTTTTTGCATAAACCCATATATTATTTTCACCGGGGACATGACCTCCGGTATGATGATTATTTTGTGCTTCTTCAGTATCCATACTTAATTCTATGTACGGTTTAGTTTTAATTTTTAATTTTTGACAAGCCCAATTACAAAACTTATCCACTTCGTCTTGAATATCCAATGATGTATTTTCATCCAATTTGCTTTTAATCCAATCATCCGGTGACCGATGATATTTTTTAATAAACAAATCGTGCAATGCTTTACCAGTAATACGATGTCTTTTTGCTATAGTTGACATTAATCTATCAATAGTATCATAATCATGTTTATCCAAAGATGGCAATTTTTTAGCCAATTCAGTTGCAGGAGATTCAATAATAAACTCAGTATAACGCATTATGTATTTATCAAATTAATGCTCACTTTATACTTCCCAGTAGCGAATTGGGTTATATAGGCAGCAGCCGCCTCACACTTACAGTAACTAGTACTGGTCCTAAGGGTGTTCTTATAAGTCATATATATTAGGATGTACCTTCACTAAACCACGGATCAATTATTACCGGTTGTCCGTTCTGTCTTAGCATGACATTTGCTGTATGCAAATCCCATCCAAATTTGTTGATTCTGCCTGTGTTATATAATATTTGCATTACAGTATATAGCTGTTTGTACATAGCATATGTTTTTTTACTTGCAGGATTTTCTAGTAGACTTTGCCAAACTTTAGCAAATGCATTAGCATATTGTGGGATGTAATTTTTCCATGTGTTTGGGTCTGCTAGTTCACGCTCTATTGTTTCCCATGATTCAGGAGAACTAGTGTAATCACTCAGGAACCAAATTAAACCCTCAACAAACGAACCTTTGGGAATAGAAGATAATTTCTCCATCTCAATCTGAGTATAATCTTTACCGTTAATATCAATCGTGGTTACTTCATTGAATCTAGGAACACACGCCAAATCTTGCCGGCTCATTGAAAATTCATAAAACTTACGAAATACTTGTTCTGCTTTACTACCTGCATCTTCTGGCATCAATATCTTAATTACATGACTATCATCTTTTGCCCAAACAGTAGCATCAGCACCAGACCCTACATGTGAATAACCTACCGCTCTTAGTTGTTTTGATATCTCTCTAGCGTTTGGTGTGTCTGTTTCTGCTTCATCTATCGGTTCTTCTTCTAATTCAGATAAATCAACATAATTAATAGGTACACCTTTGATTGCAGCAGCTAATGCACGATGATTACCATCAATGATTCTATTGTTAGCAACAACTATTATTTTGCTTGCTAGTGCCGGATCATTAACATATGATTGTACAATTGCTTGTTGATCATCATCTAACATATCAGTTATGTCATCAATATGTTCTGCACGATATTGACTGAGTAACATAATCAATACTTTATGTTTTGCCATTGTTTCAACTGTCAATGGTTGATCAAATTCACTAGATGACACATAGTCCCAAAATTCTTCATCACGATCTGGATAGTTACCACCGTACAGTTGTCGTAAGGTAGTTTGTTGCGAACTCTCTGTGATAAATTCATTTGATTTAGGGTTAGTTAAACGAAACTCCATACCAAAGTTTTTATTGTATGTTTGATTCAATTCCCACCCAGGTAGTAAACGTGCAATCATCTTAGCATACAATCCAATACGAGAATCTTCTTTGGCATCAAAAGTTAATTCTGATATTTTATCACCATACTCTTTAATGAATTCACGGGTAATATCAACTGCGGTTGACATTACTTCTGCTGAGTTACCTGTACCAGTCTTACCCCAAACATCTAACCTGTCAGGATCGGCTAATTCTCGTTCAATTCTAAATTCAAGAATCCAATGAGTAGGGCCATCATTATCGGATTCCGCACCATGCGCCTGCCAAGTATAAGTTCTATCGCCAACACTAAAACGAGCACTGGCGTATGTGTTATCTCTGCGTATCCATTCCCAGTTTTTCTTACCAGGTTGAAATATTTCGGTTATGAATTCGTTTGCTCTCATGCTAGTCCAATCTTGCCTGGATACATGGCACCACTTTCCACACGTTCTCCGCCATCAAAGTAAGCAAGTTGTATGGGCATGGTCTGCCAGTTTAATCTATATGCGGCCATGATACGGTGATTACCTTCGTTGACCCATGCTTCACCATTGTAGGCTACCATGATGTAGGGCATGTACTCATCGTCGGAACTGGTTTTCATAGGTGGTAACTTACCTGTTCGGTCCATGTAATCCATTAACCACTTTAGGTCATTTTGACGCACATTGGTTTGTTCGTTCCTCATGCCCGGCAAAGAAGCCAATCTCATCACACGAGCTTTTAACGGTGTTCCTTGAACATAAGCAGTGGTGCTGCCCATATAAGGCACGCCAAAACTATTGCGGCCTTTGCGTTTGGCATAGTCTATCTTTTCCTGTAACCATTCTTCGTTAGGTACATCTATGCTGAGTTCGGCTTCATTTAGTTCTGGTGTCCATGCCATGCTTTTGCTGCCCTTCACGGTGGGCTTAAACCCTTGACCTCGATAGAACTTGGTTAGTTTACTTTGACTTACTTGTCCTTTGTCCCAGGGGAATAAAGTAAGAGCAATGCCATCTTCGCGGGCCATAGCCTGCAATTCTTGCATGGCACGTGATCCAACGCCTTGTCGTAAAGGATATGCTTGAAACCATTTGACTTCAACTGCACCGCGTTTACTAAAACTAGGTATCAGTTCAAACATAGCAAACTGTTGGTCATCGCCTGACCCCCAAACCATGACATGGTTGTTTTGCATGGTATGTGGATATTTTGTGTAGACTCGGTCAATCCAAGCCTTAGCGGCATCGTTGTTACCAAGTTTGATTCGGGTTGGCTCGTGTTCCTCGGTAATAAATTCAGTTGCTCTCATTTTATTTTAAGCCTTCCGCCACACCTTGCTCTTGAGGTTTTTTGAACACACTATATATTTTTTGTGTATCAATACCTTTTATACCATTGGCTTGTAATACATTTGCCACAAATGTTCCACAATTTTCTGCTCCTACTGAGTTAGTTGTAGGCACCGATACTGGTTTTGATAATGATACAATTTTGATATTTTGTTTAGGAAACTCCGGATCATCAGTCACATCGTTAGTGACATATACATCATTGCCTTTATGCCCACTCATTTGAATTTGTTTTCCATCTTGAGTTATAAATCCAACATGGTCATAACTCCATCCTTTGGGTGTTTTATTACTACGAGCAAAGAATATTTTTTGTGCTGTTGTATTATTGTTCTCGGAGCCTTCCGCCACACCTTGCTCTTTTATATTAAATATTTTCTTTGCTTTATCATCAAGGTTGCTGGGTCTAATAAGTTTAGCAGGTATTGTTTTTGCTTGTGATTGTATTGCCTTGTGTAGTCTATGGTTGCCATCGAGTATCCAGGCTATTTGACCTTGCTCATCCACCATAATTAAAATAGGAAATTGGTTAGACACCGTTACTTGATTAACTCTTTCTATTTCTTCTGGGTTACCTTCCCAATGAAGTAGTTTACTCTTTAGATTATCGTTAATTGGTAAATTTATTTGTTTAATATGTTTGGTTAATTCTAAAATATCCTGTAGTGTAATTGTATCGGTGTCATTGGACCAACTTGTTTCGGCACCGCCTTCCGCCACCCCTTGCAACCCATCCAAATGTTTTTTAACTTTGTTCAACCCTGCTTGATCTAAGTCATCCAAATGTTCTTTGCCTGTTAATCGTTTGGTAAGTTGAAGGAAACTGGGTTCGTCATCCCATTTTACACCTTTGTGGTCTGCCAATTTGTGTATGGTCTGCGGAGACAAGTTTTCATCTACACTATCTTTATAAGGTCTTACCCATTCAAATCTTGTGTCGGCCGGAATCCATTTGATACCCAGTCCACTGTTGCCTTTGCCAGGATCAGTATCTACCAGCAACCAGTTTTTTTCATCACTGAATGGCACGGTGTGTGCTTTCTTCAAGATGCGAATAATTTTGCCCGAGTCTGCAATCTTGCCCATCATAGCAGTTTCAACAATAAATTCTTTTGCTCTCATAAATTGTTATTTTTCTCTTGTGTTGTGATCCAGTGAATCGTTTCTTTTGCAACGCCGTTCACCTTCCAAGAAGCATCGTTTGCTAACCTAGCTAACACTTCACCCGGAGCACTGCGGTTCCCGGCTACAGCAGCTCTTACCATTCCTACTTCATCATTAGCCAACTCAGACAATATATTGCTTGGACAACTAGGACTACGAGCCAACACATATCTTACCAAAACGTTTTGGTCCTTGCTCAACTGGACCAAAACTTTGATTGGAGTATTGATATTTTTTGCCACTTCTCCTCGAATATTTTCCTCTGGATCATTGGCTAAACTAACTAACACTTCATCTGAAGCTCGGCGGTTAGCGGCTACACCTACTCGTACCTCCGGCTCCTGATCCTTGGCTAAATTAACTAATATGTCTTTTGGTGTTTTTTGATTCAACCCCACCCTCCACCTTACAGTACTGTTGCTATCCGTCGACAACTCAATTAACACTTCAAGTGGACAAGCTGCACGACTGGCTACAATCTCTCTTACCCCGGGATCTTCATCCTTGGCCAACTTAACTAATGCTTGTATTGGGCTATTGGGGTTGTTGGCAATAATCTTTCGGTTGGCAACAGTAAATCCACTAAAATCACTGTAGTCTTTAAGATGCATGACATATTCTGCGCTATCTCGATAACAACCGCCGGGTAGTCTATAATCTCCTTCTGGACTATTACTATTAACGTTATTGCAAAAATCATTCACTACTTCGTTAAATGATGCAGGAGCAGTGCCGTATACTTTGTCTGGATTTAAAATTATATGATTTTTAAAATAGTAAGGTTTTAACAATATTCGTGCCAATGGCTTATCAATGTTCTTATCAGTCTTTCTAATTAAATACGCAATAATTGCCCCGTTCCGTATTTCTGTTGGTACATATCTATTATTCTCTCCACCGTCTAGATTCATACAACTAGTCCAACCTCGGTCAGTACTCATACCAGCAATATCTACTGGGTCACGAGATATCACTACCTCTAACTCATTAGATTGTGTAGATGCGGCTCGGTACGGATCATTGGCAAATGTTTGTAGTAATGATTTATCTGTAAGTAGTTTACCAATTTTAATTTTTCTAGTTGGATCATTTTTCTTTTGTGCTATCCCTGCAGCATAGTCTGCTATTTGATAACCAATGTCAGACAATGTATTTTCAATTTTATGTTGTGTTGGGGATACAGTAGTGTTTGCTATTTGTGATGGCATTGGAATATATATTCGTGATTTACCGTTAAAAATAGCGTTATGAATATTAGTATCCCATTTCACACCCAACTGTTGGAACAGTTTTGATGTTTGTTCTGGAGTCAATGCTTCAACAATAAATTCTTTTGCTCTCATATATTATATAGTCCAAGGATCATTGATCACTGGCCATCCATTGGTTCTGGTCATGACATTTTCTGAGTGCAGGTCCCACATATATCCCTTTTTACTAGCAATTTTATACAAGTTGCCTAGTGTATTTAACAACGGTATCACATTTTCTTCGCCAATTGTTTGTTTTATTGTTTCATAATAACTTCGCTGAGGTTGATTTTTTACAAAATAATCCAAGGTGCCACGTGCATCCATAGAACCAATACTGGCATATTCGCCTAGACTAGAAACCGCACGACCTAATTTAGGATTGTGTTGCAATCTCTCAGTACGAATTTGTAAATATAATGAATTGTTATAATTAAAACTTTCATGCCCATAATATCGTGGTAAAAATAAGTTAGATGAATTATCCATACAAAATTTAGCCCAGATAAAAAACATTTTTTGATCTTTTGTAAAAGTTTTACTTCCTGGACGAGTCCCAAATATTTTGAGAATCATGCCGCTGCGCGGTTCAATATATGCAGTTTGATCCACACCCGGCTTGCCTATAGGTTTATATCCTTTGGCTATTAATTCTTTGTGTATACCCGCATCAGTCTTGCTAAATTCAACAAGAGATTGTGAGTCATCTATTGTTATTTCATTTGCTCTCATTAACAGTTCCATTTGCGTAAAGCCAATGCTTTGCGTGTGGGATCACCGTTAGGTTTCTTCATTGGTCCTTTAACGCCGCCCATTCTTGCACAAAATGATTTCCGACGTTTGGCTGCTTTTGAGCCTGGCTTTAATTTGCTTGGCTTAGTGGTAACTGCCATTTGCAACTTGCTGCCAGGATTTTCTCTACGATAACTTGCTACACCTTTAGCGTTTAATCCACCTTTTTTACTTTTTCCTTTACTGGTTCTCCAGGCAGCGGCTTCAACCAATAATTCATAATCATCAACTGATTCTAAATCTTCCCATATTATCTCACTGTCAACATTATGATGTTTTGCAAAACTTTCAACCATACTCTCAATAAGGTCAAATTGTTTCTCTATACTAGGTCTAGGTTCTATTTCATATAATCGCATTATAATTCCTTATGGTAAATATATATTATGCTCTTGTAGTTTTTAATATACTTCTAAGCTGCCATTGATGTTTTTCGTGAGCATCTAATCTTTCAGCGATAAAGTTAGCAATACCTTGTTTATTTTCTTCTGTAGCAGAACTAAAGCAATGATTAAGTAATTCAATCATCTTGCCATTATCTTCAAACAATTCAACAAACATTAATTCGGCACGAGGGATTTTAAGTTGATCTTGAATGATTGTTAATTCAGTATAGCGTGTTAAGCTTCCTGGACTATAACTATCTAATGTACGAATGTATTCAGCAATTTTATCTACTGCACTGTATACTTCTTCATAGAAATTACCAAGATATTCGTGATATTGAGGGAAGTTATCTCCCTCCACGTTCCAGTGAAAGTTTTGTGCTTTGATAGACAATGAGTTAACACTTGCCAATAATACTTTTAAATTTTCTGCTAACATTTATAATTCCTTATGCGGTGCCAAATATAGTTTGGCCAATTTGTTGACTGCCTGATCTTGCGGCTAACTTATTTCTAAAATTAATATTAGTGCCTCTTCCATAAGCAGCACTATTAGCCGCTGTAAAATTCATTACTGATGGATCTACATTTGGCAATACTTCTATAGCACCTTTTACAATAGATGCTAGTTGAGATGCATTTGGGCCTCTAGTAAAGTTAGAACTTGGATTGCTATTATACTTAGTACCAGTCACTGCTTGAAATTGGTTTGGTGCATATAATACTTTATTGATACTACTTCCCCAACGGCCTGACCTAGCTCTATTTAATATAACACCCATTACCCAGGCTTGCTCTTTTGTGTTGCCGCTTGCTTCAGCAGTAACTGCTCGTAGTAAAAGGTCCCATTCATCATTGCTAATTCTACGACCTAAGAATTGTTCAGCAGATTGTTTTGCTTTACTCATATTGTCACCTGTATTGCTAGTGACAGTGCTATCTACATGGTCAGCACCAACTTCCGGCTTAATCCTTGAAGAGGCAGCACCAGCCGGTTTAATCCTTGAAGGGGAAGCGCCGGCAACTGCTGCGTCAGGATTATTACTTAATGATGCCAGCCACTCTAGTGGACTCATTCCACGACCGCTTGGTATATTAATTGATGCTGACTGTTGACTAGCTTCAAGTAAACCATACATAATGGAAGACGGTACTTTATCATATTGCATATAAATTGATTCTTGTACCGATTGTGCTGCAATTTTACTAAGAGAGTCCCCGGGTTTAACTGTGTATACTGTGCCATTTGGCAATGTTAATTTTTGTCCCGGTTTAATTAGATTGGGATTAGCCCCAATGATTGTTTTATTTAAATTGTAAATTTCTTGCCAAGAGCCCTTGGTGTTTGCGGCTGGGGCTGTAGTTTTTGCAACCGGCGCTGCAGCTTGTGCAGGAGTGGCAGATTTTGCTGCTTGTGCAGGTGCGGCAGATTTTGCTCCTTGTGCTACTTGTGCATCTGGTTTTTTACCGTATGCTGCCTTCAGTTGTTCATCCGTCGGGAACCAATTACCAGTGTTCCACCGGTCTCGTAATAAGTTAGTACCTATACCAGCTATTGAACCAGCTGTTCCCCAGCCCGGGGCAAAAGATGCAGCGCCTGAGGCTGCATCAATCGCGGATCCAGTATAATCACCCAAACTTGCTCTATGTGCGGCTGAGGCCGCGCTAAGTGCCGCGCCGGCCGCCGGGAGCAATCTACCTCCTAGATTTGCCGCTACCTTTGCGGCGCTTGCTGCAGCAGCGGGTTTACTTAATGCATTTGCTCCAGTACTAACCGTTTGTGCTAACATTGCCGGAGTCAAAGCAAGATTGGCCATACTAGCTGCAGTGCGGAATTTATCAATTCCGGACTTCGGCGGTTCTACATAATCATCATCTTCATCATCGGTTACTGTTTCCGGTAATTTAACTTTTTTAGCATCATTTGCAAATTGTTTATTAGTTGCTTTTACAATACCACTAAATCTTTTATCTCCGCGCTTGAAGTTACCTTCTTGATCAGATTTAGTAGCATCCGCACTGGCTGCTGTTTTATATTTTGCTAATTTATCAGTTGATAATTCATTAAGCAAAATTCCTGCAAAGATATTACTCATAGTCATCCGCCCATTTTTGTTTAAGAGTTACTCTAGAATTAGGATTGGCAGCAAGTGTTTTGTGCCCGGCTATATTTGCATCTTCTCTGTCACTAAATCCTTGGGGTTGAATATCTCCATCAATAACTACATGCCATTTTCTTGGTCTGTCTAAGTCATGCCGTTCATCATCTCCCCTGTCAAATGCACCATCAACTCCCCTAAACGGTCGCCCTTCATCTACAGTTGACATTTCTTGTCCTTCTAAATATTCACGAACAGTATTTAAATAGTCACTTGCTTTAATAATCTTTTCTTGTACCCAACCCTCAAGACCAACTTCTTCACTACGGCCTTCAATCATTTTATAAATTTTTTCAGCATTTCTACCAGATTGAAACAAATCATTTATAGCCATTGCAATTTCATTATCTGTTCTATCATCTTGCTTACTAATAAAGCCGGGATTTATTTTATTACCTAGTCCCGGCATCATAATCAAATCTTGTTCACTAATTTCAACGCCTTCATGAAGGCTATTACCATATGGTTCTTTAGTTTTTTTACCAGAAAACATACTTTTAACTTTTTTTCCGCCATATATACTAGGATTTCCTCGTGTATGAGTTGCCCCTAATACAGTGGCGACCGGGGAAATACTTCCGCTAGTAGTAGTTTCTGTGATTTGTGTTATTTTCATATAAGGTTCCGTACTGATAATGTATTTATCAAAAACCCCATGTAACTGAAGTTAGTTATATTTTGCCGTTTGCTTTTGCCGTTGGAGGGATTCCGGCACGACTAGTGTTCCAATAAAATGCTTTTGCATTCTTTTTGATAGCATCTGGCCTAATATCTACGGTTAGTGCCGTCTTAAATCGTGGATCATTCTTTTGTTTTTCGCTTGGAATATACCCACTTGCTTCATTTATATTTTGTAAAACTTCTTTAGCATGGGGTAGAACCTGTTGCAAAGTAGGACATTTGCTTTTTCCATACCCCAATTCTAACAAATCTTTCTCACCAATCTCAATTTCTTCGGCGTTACCATTGTTTGGATATTTTTGTAACATCCAATCTACATCTGTTTCACCAGTGATATCCAGACGCCATCTATCATCAAGTTTTACATACGCATGGATTAATACTGTACTACCTAGTTCTTCATCATATTCAACTAATGCCATTAATGGCAACTTAGATAGACGATGTAACGCAATGGCAAATATAGGACAATCACCTTCTTCAAAATCCATGTCTGCTGCTTCACTTATCCCACCACGATATTGATTATCCTTGATGCCGGCATAAGGACTTACAACTGGAGTTTTTTCAGCAGCATATTGCCCAGTGTAATCTTCACCCACAGTCTTTTGCTTTGGTATTCTTGAAAATTGATACATAACATCAGAACCATTGTCAGCGCGGAAAAACTTATATCCCCAAGATTTAGCATAACGGAGTACTAATCTATCATATAACTTGGCACGACTTTCAGGGTTTGCTTTAGCACCAGCAGGGCTACTGAGTTTCAGTGGCGCTGGTTCTTTGCTTGCTGAGAAATATATTTTTAGTGGTTTGTATTTTATAATAAATTGTTGAATGGCAGACAATACAGTAGCAAATACTTTTTGTGCATCACCCTCCCCTGTTACTTCTTGGCTGTTGTTTCTATGAAATTCAACCATCCATGTCTTGTCATCAGGTTTAACATTATCTTGCTTATTAAACATAATGCTTAAATAAGTACCATCAGGTAATTTAGCAAGTGCATCAACATCTCCATGGTAACCCTTTTCCCATATTATTGGATATGGTTGATCAAAACCCTCATCAATTTCTTGATACATCCCGCTTAAACTTAATTTTTTACTATGTAATTTATCTCTTAAATCGTATAATTTTGTAATTAAGCCTTGGCTACGCAATGCTTTGAAAACAATATTTTCAGGGCCAAATTCTCCGCCCTTTTCTAATCCAGTTTGTCGGTATCTTTTAATAGTTTCTAAAACATTTTTTACTTGTTTTAAATCGTTAGCATGTAACGCATATTCTATTAATTTTGCTAATTTTTCATACTTTGCTTTAGCATCGGTATGGTCAAAATTACTTCTACGCTTATTTGGAATTTTAATCCATTTATTGTTTAATACACTATATTCACCTAAACTTATTACTGGAAATGCAACATCTTGAACATACAATTCAACTGGAATTCCATTAACTTTAATGTCATGGCTATCATTATACAGTGTTTTTTTCGCATGAAATAATTCTTTATATACTTCATCATTTGGCTGTTCAGATAAATCAACTAATATATGTAAATCTAAATCACTATGCTTAGTATAACTATATGCTGCATTTGAGCCAGATACTGTTATATCTTTAACATTAATATCATATACTCCCAATTCTTGTAAAAAATCTTGGGCAATAATTTTTAATTGTTTTTCAACGGCCGGTTGTAATCTATTCCCGTGAAACAGCCTAGGATTAAGATGGTCATGAAATGTAATAGCATCTGACACTTTAAACGAATTTAATTCTTTAATATCCATACTATATTTATCAATGGGAAAGGCTCCTAAGAGCCTTTCTTACTTAGAATATATAATTTAAGTTGCTAATGTAACTATGCCTGAAGGGGCAGTCCCGGGTACTGCAGCCGCTGTTGCAGCAACTATTGCTTTTTGTTTTTCCTGTTCTAAGTACATAGGCCCAACTGTGTTCATCAAATGTTCTTGATTTTCCATACAAAATACATAAGAACCACTGTGACGTAATAAAACACGTTTATCTACCCAAATTTTACCGCCAATGTCTCTGTAATTTTCACAAAAGGTCCAATCTTCAGAATAATAACGATTTTGACGTACCGCAGTATCAAAGTAAGTTTTTAAATGTTGATCGTATTTAGGGTCTAGACCAATATCATTTTTGTATTGTTTAACTGCAGGATGTGATTTTAATTTTTCAAATACATTTTTCTTCATTAATAAGAACCCTGTTCCCGCTTTACTTACTTCTTGTAATCCATCTGGTCCTTCTTCAGCACCTTCAAATCCATTAACTACCCATTTAATAGGCATTGTTTTCATTGGATATAATCCACCGATAACATCTTTGTCACGATTGAGTAATACTAACAAATGCCATGGCTCCCATCCAATGTCAGCATCTACAAAAAATAAATGTGTTGCCTCAGGCATATCTAAAAACTTTGCAGTTAGTGTATTTCTAGCACGACTAATTAATGATTCATTGACCATTGTTTCTAATGTCCAATCAATACCAAGTTGTCTAGCAGTATTTGCCCATTTAATAAAACTCATAAATGTAGATTCCGTTAACATCCCGCCGTAACATGGCATTGAGATATGAACTCTTGTAGTTTTTAAAAAGTCTACGTTTACTTGTACTTGCCCTTGTTGTGGTGCGGCCGGTGCAGGTGGTTCGGCCGGTGCCACTGGGACAGCAGCAATAGATTCTACAATTTCTTGCAATTGCTCTACTGGAATAGTGTTAGATTCCGTATTATCTGTTTTCTTTTTTCGTGTTACCATGAAGTCCTCTTTAAGTTTGATATAACTATTTACATCAAACAAGGACTACCGAATTATTTTTCCTGCAAATAATCTACAGAATCGGACACATTAGATAGTATCGTAGTTGATTTACTATTAAGGTTTTTTGCCTCAACCATTAAATTCAATAATTTAATTTTTTGTTTGCTTGTTGCATTTGCAATAAATGGCTTAATTTTATATAAACATTCAGTAATATTATCTATTTTTGAATTATTTGCTTCTAATTCGTCTTTGATATCACCTGTTACAGTATATATTTTGTTATGTACATTAAACGTTTTTTTACCTGCTTTAATTGCATTCATTCGTGCATTGGTAAACACATTAGATTCACGTATTCCAACTGGTTTCAAACTAACAGCAGAGGGCTTTGCTACAACTTGTTGGCTGTTCATTGCTAAATCTAGCATACGTATAATATTGTTTTGTAACTTTTTATTCTTGTGCGCGGCTGGATATAATGACATTACCCTGTTACTTTTTTCAGTAATATCTAACGTTGGCCATTCAGCACGAATCTGTGAAGCACTGGTTAGTCCTCCGCTAAATTGAACTGTATCTAAGTATACCAGATAAGCATGTTTACCAAATGGTTGTAAATTCTTTCCTGTCCATGGTTGGAAGTAAGCAGGACTTCCGTCTTTCTTTGTTCCACCTGCTAATGGTGGTACTGTTTTATCTTTCTCACTCCGAACAAAAATTAATATATCTTGTTCTGGATTATAGTTCTGTGTAATCTCTTTTGCTTGAAAAGGGCTCTTTACCTGAATAAAATGTCCCGACTCTACGCCGGCTACTTTTGCTAGTTTCTCTTTTATAGAAAAGGGAAAAGGTCTTTCACTTTGGTCATTAGTTGCAGCCACATAGACATCGGCGCCGGGAAATGCTTTTTTAGTTTGCTGATATAAATCAGCGTGTCCTGCATGGAAGGGATGAAAACCCCCCGGCATAATTACAATTGTTTTACTCATGCTTAATAACTTAGTTTTGTAAAATTTACAACCCCGTGTGCAAAATTTACTACTTTTGCCCTCATTGCAACAAAGTTACCGTTAATATTTGTATATACTGATGCATTAGATGCTATTAATGGTGCTGAATTGGCTGCGGCATTAATATTAGCTTCTAATTCATATACTTTAAACCAATCAGTAGATGTTGGTGTAGTTGCTAAACTTGCTTCAATAACTATGTTACCAGTTACTTGTGTCAAATTAATATTAACTGTTTGTAAATCACGATTACCTAAATAATACGCTGCGGCCGGCTGAGAATTTCCAACAACAGTATATACGTTAGCATTCCCGCCCCCGTCATATGTTGTTTGTGGTAATAAAATAAGAGTGGTAGTTTGACTCATTATTATGCCCTCATTACTTCAACTACAATGTTATCACCCATTAATTCTTGTGCTACTTGCATAAGAGCAGATTGAACTTCAGATAATGATTTTACATCATCATCTGTAAAATTATCCGGGTCTGAATCTTTGGCAATCTTACTAAAAGTAAGTACTACTGATTCTGTAACTATTTTTGCCATATAAATACTCCATTGTAGAGTATTTATCATTCTACAATTCGTTTTTCCAGTTTGTACCTATGACCCAAATATTCACCGTACATTAATGCTAAATAACTTAAAGTACTTTCATTATTAAAATCAATAAAATGCGTAGCAGATGAATGGCTATATTGCCAACTGTAGTACTTAAACCTTGCAGAACCGACGGTTGTTGCCATTAGCCATGCCGAAAGCGAGGAACTAGGATATAAATCTTTTGTTTTATTTATAACATTAGAAAAATCCTTAATCGTGGTAGGTTCTATCCGTTTACGCTTCAAATACACTCTAAAATTATATTTAGGCGTATTTGCAAAATATTTTACTCCTGCAAACTCACTCATAATAACTTCGGTATACTCAACTTCAATATTGCCCAGTTCAGTTAACCGTTGTAATACTGATAACTCATTGCTGAAAACACTTACACGATTCCCTTCAATTCTAATACTACCTAATTTGTTTTTTTGTATATCATTCCTATAGGTAATATAATTTGAAATAGAATCTATATTTTTTCTAATTTCCTCTAGTTGTTTTGGCTGTATAGTGGAATAAGATTTATATTCATGACTACGATTAATCAGCCTAACAAAAGACTGTATCGTTTTTGTATACATAGTAAATCGTACACCGGAAATAGATATCCGAGCTCGATATTTATATTTGTCATAATACAATATATCCCTAAACTCATGAAAATCAATGCCCGGCGACTCCGTATGATTTTTAACTAATTTCAATAATCCCATTTTCATTTACCCTGGCTGTTGATTTTTGAACCACATTAAATGTAATTTCATCATTTTCGCAAATTGCGGTTATATTAGAATTTTTAATTTTGTCAAATAAAATCCTTTTACTAAGCGGAACTCTAATAAGTTCATCAATTTTTCTTGCTAACGGTCTAGCACCTAATTTATTATCATACCCTTTATCAGCCAAATGCTCAATTGCAGATTCAGATAAAGTTAATGAAATGTTATGCTTATCTATTAAACTTTTCTTCAACTCTTCAGTAAATTTAATAACAATTTTCTTAATAGAAAGTTGGTCAAGTTTATTAAATTTACAAACCATATCTAACCGATTTCTAAATTCTGGTTTAAAGAATTCCTTTAAGGCTCTATCATCTTCGCCTGTTTTTTCTTGTGAGCCAAATCCAATATTATTCTTTTCACCATCACTAGATCCCAAATTACTAGTCATAATAATAATGGTATTTTTACAACTTACCATTTTACCATTGCTGCCGGTAATTCTTCCTTCATCTAGTAATTGTAAAAAGATATTAAATATATCCGGATGTGCTTTTTCAACTTCATCAAATAACATAACACTATGTGGATTTTTACTTAAATCAGATATAAGTCTGCCACCGCCCACTTGACTATCACCAAATCCAACATAGCCAGGAGGAGGACCAATTAAACTTGATACAGAATGTTTTTCACTATATTCTGACATATCATACTTAAGTAATGGCATTTCTAGATTTTTACTTAATAGTTTAGCAAGTTCAGTTTTACCTGTTCCAGTTGGTCCTAAGAATAAGAAACTAGCAATAGGTTTAGTATCGTTATTGATTCCAGCAAAACTAACATATACACGTTCAAGTACTTTATCAACAGTTTCATTTTGACCGTATAGTTTACTTTTTACATTAACTTCTAGTGTACTAATTCTACTAAAATTGTCGCCACTTAATTTATCAGCAGGAACACCTGTAAATTTTTCTACTTGCTCATAAATCAATTCTTTAGTAATAAGAGCGCCTTTGTTTTCCAATACCCGTTGTTTAGCGCAAGCCGCATCCAATAAATCAATTGATTTATCTGGATTTTTTCTATCATGTATATACCTATCAGCAGTATCTACAGCAGTATTAATTGCGTCATCAGTAATTTCAACTGTATGAAAATCATTTAATCTTGCACTCAATCCTTTAAGGATACGAATAGTAGAGTCATGTGAAGGTTCATCAATTGAAACTCTATAGAATCTACGCATTAGGGCACGATCTTTTTCAAAAGATTCGTAATATTCTTCCCAAGTAGTGCTTGCGATTACTTTTAATGTTCCTTTAGTAATTGCAGGTTTAATCATATTAGCAAAATCTACACTTCCGTTATTAGATCCTCCGCCACTTTGCATTGTATGAGCCTCATCAATAAAAAGAATTGCTTTCTTTTTTGTATTAAGGGCATCAATAACATGTTTTACCTTTTCTTCAAAATCTCCACGATATTTACTTCCAGCGAGTAAAGATCCAATTTCTAAAGAATATAATTCATGTCCTTGTAAAAATTCAGGTACTTCTAAATTAATAATTGCTTGAGCAATACCTTCAACTATTGCAGTTTTACCAACGCCCGGATCTCCAACCATAAGAACATTAGATTTAAATCGTTTAGCCAAGACATTAATAATATCATCAATTTCTTTAGTACGACCGATTAGAGGTTCTAATTTACCTTGTTTTGCTATAGCAGTAAGATTAATTGTATATTCTTCTAAAATTTCATCAGCTTGATTTTCAGATAATTTAGAAGTATATTCCGCACCTTTATAAGTTTTTTGCCAATGTTGAATAAATTCATTTTTATTGACTCCATACTTTAATAAGAAATAATGAGCATGACTATTACCCTCTGAGGCAATACTCAAATATAAATCAATAGTTGTAACTTGACGACGACCAGTAAACAACACTTGAGTTACACTACGATTCATTACCCGTTCTAATGAATTTGTTCTCCTTGGAACCACTGGGTCTTCAGTAGTTACAATTGATTGCAATCCATCTACATATGCATTTAGTTCATTAAAAAACATATCATAATCAATACCAAAACTAATTAGGCATTTTTTAAATGGAGTATGTTTAATTAAAGATAAAAGTAAATGTTCTATTGTACAATATTGATGCTTTTTTTCTTTAGCAAATTCAATTGCTTGTTCAATAATATTTTCAATTTCGGGCGAATTATTCATCAGGTTCCTATATTTTATGTTGCAAAATGCTATTGATAATCGTATCGTTAATTATATCTGGTATAAATGGTTTTAACAATAGTATTTGGTCTCCTACTTGATTTGAATTTAAAATTGGCAATCCATGCCCTGCCATTCTTAATTGCATATGAGGTTGTGTTTTGGGTTGTATAGTAACTTCAAGTGTAATGTTGGCAATAGTTGTAAATTGAAATACAGTTCCTACAATCAAATCTAACACTGAAATAGGGTAATTACATATTAAGTCATTGCCATTTCTATCAAATTTTAAATGTTTGTGAATTCTAAATTCAACAATAAGAACAACATCTTTAATTACATTTTCTACTCGCATTTGAGCACCATCAGTCACTCCTTTTGGTATATTTATATTTACCATATGAACGCCTGTTGGTGATTGAAGTTTTAATGCTTGTTGCCCACCAAAGTATACTTGTTCCAATGTAATTTCCATTATGGTTCTATATATTTGTGCTTGTCGTTGAGCAGCCTGAGCATGATGCCTAAACAAATCACCAAATATATCGGGGAATCCAGAACCAGTAGTAAAACTAAATCCTCCAGGGAATCCACCAAACCCTGCGGGTTGAGGATTATCATACTCTTGTCTTTTTAAAGAGTCGCTTAACGTATCATACGCTACTTGAATTTTTTGAAATTGGGCAGTATCTCCGCCTTTATCTGGGTGAAATTGATTTGCTAATTTTCTATAGGCTTTTTTAATGTCTGTAGAGTTGGCATTTTTAGTTACCCCTAATGTTGTGTAATGATCCATGGTAAATAATTATAGCAGAAAAATTGCTATAAGTCAATATTTATCAAGCAGTTCCGGAGATCTTTTCTTTTGTTCTGCCGTATGCTGCCACACCCAATACAGCGCCCATAGCGATATGATAAAGACCGGCACCTTGTAATGTTAGTGGTTGCCATTGAACTGTTACCGTTCCTTTACTCATTGCTTGTAATAAACTCCATAATACAGGGAATAAAACAAAGTCACATAAACATGTAAACATATAAACAAACGCCATTAATGGACGCCATTTTTTGTTTATGAAGTCAGTATTGTCGTTTGCTACTAATACGTCGGCCCCCTGAGCGGCGTTACTACCTCCTTGGGTAAGATTAGTCGTTGACTGATTTGTATATGTGCCTCCAGTGCTGCTTCCGCCAAAGCCAGATGATGCTGATGGGTTATACGAACTGGATGGAGAGAATCCTCCTGGCGAAGGTGAGCCAAATGTTGTAGACCCGGTTGATAAGTAGGGGTGGTCATTGTTTCCTGGAAATTGTTTTATAGTCGGATCGGCAATTAGTTGAGCCTGTACATCATCATCAGTTGCAATTGGAACTTCAATAATTGTTTTTTTTGGTAATAGTGTAGCCATACTTATAATCCTGCCATAGCCTTAAAGTTTTTTAATTCAGCATCTTGTTCACCAACTATCCTCTTTGGTTCTAATCCTGCACGAATTCTCATTTCATTTAATCCTTCTTCTTGTTCTTCTTGTTCTTCTTCTTTACGATATTCATGTGGACTAATAGTTATAACTTGTTTTAAAACCTCAATATCTGGTTCATATTCTTCATCATCAATTGTAATGGTCCAATCATTAACTGGAATATTTGTTAAAGTTGTCAAATCAGATAACAATGTAATAATTCTGTTGGGTACAGTGCTTCTACGATTCATTTCTACGAATACTAAATATTTTCCCGGAACAATTTCACCCTCACTTACACTAGCATCTAATACCCAATCATATCCACGTTCAAACCAATCTACTATATCATTGCCGGCTTGTTCACTATGGATAATAAATGCTAAAGTAACTACATCGCTATCTTCTCCCATTTTAGCCGAGTATTCATCCACACTTAATTTGGGTTCAAATTGACCCTCCATGTCATGATAATCTAAGCCTTCATTAATAAGTTGAGTATTATTCATAATTTATCTTGCTGGAGCTGGCGCCGGGGCTTTTGCTGGGGCCGGCATTGGACCGGCTGGCATTGCACCTCCGGCTACAGGTTCTTCATCTTGCGTCTGTGATTTTTCTAAATCATCATCATAGGAATCATCAAGTTCATCTAAGTCAATTTCTTGACCCGCTAAATCTATTGTACCCTCTCGTATTTCATTCATCAATTCATTTGGAATTTCAATTTGAACAAACCATACTTCTTTTTTTGTTGATTTTGGATACCTAGTTCCCGGTATAAAATCATCATAATTATGAACTTCTACAGGAACTGTTATTTTAGATTTAGCAAACTTAAGTTTACATCCAATTGTCATTAATCGTTTAGCGCCGCTAGGATCTGGCATTAATTTGTATGGCCACATAAAAATACATTTTACAGTATATTTGCTTTTTGTTGGGCCTTGAACTAATTCACCTATTTGCCAATTTTTATAAGCATATAAATCTGATTCATCTAATACTCTTTCGTAATCTAATAATATTGCCATAGATCCATCACTAGTAAATATTCCCTTTACAGTATCAACTATACTTACAAAATTTATATCATCAAAAAAATTATCTGCGGTTTCGTGTTTCATTATGTATTTATCATTAATTATATATAGGTGACAATATCAAGTAATCCCAGCCAGTATAATATTTATCATAAAGTATGCAGTAAATACTGCAATACTATACACATTGGTAATATTTGTAAATACTATTGAATATTATGAGTATTCACGCTCTTTTTAAGGAGAATATATATTGAGCAAACGAAAAACTGGCGCTGTTCGTGATTATGATTCACGCTTTTCTCACACAAAAAAAATGTCAAATACTAATACTTACTACTTAAACGAATCTAAAACTATAGATTTTACCCAGGCCACTGGGCAAAAAGTACCTAAACTTAGTACTAAGGTAATAGAATTGATACCAAAATCAATAAATCAAGAAAAATATATAATTGCATTATTAGATGATAATATAGACATTGTAGTTGTTTCCGGACCTGCAGGAACCGGAAAAACATATTTAGCAATGCAAGCAGCAATTAAATCACTTAGAACTAGACAATGTGATAAAATAATTTTAACTAGACCCGCTGTTGCAGTAGATGATGAAAAGCATGGATTTTTGCCCGGCGATTTAAATCAAAAAATGGAACCTTGGACTAGACCATTATTAGATGTGTTACGGGAATATTATTCAACTAAAGAAATTGCTCACATGTTGGAGGAACAAATTATAGAAATTGCGCCATTGGCTTTTTGCCGAGGAAGGAACTTTAAACACAGTTGGATAGTGCTGGATGAGGCACAAAATTGCTCCATTTCGCAAGCGTGTATGTTGTTAACTCGCATAGGCGAAGGTAGCAAAATTGTGGTTACAGGTGACACCGATCAAGCAGATAGACGGCAGTCTGATAATGGGTTGATAGACTTACAGAAGAAGTTAGCCAACTCTCCTGTTGCTGGTATGCAGTCATGTACATTTAATGCATCTGATATACGCAGACATAAAATCATAGGAGATATATTAAAAATGTATCATGTGTAATTTTTAGTAGTACAATTACTAATTCCAAAAAAATACCCGATTAACTCGGGTATTTTTTTAAGGTATATTACTTATGTAATACCACTTAATTTTTTCCAATCATGTAGTAATGCAGTAGATTCTTGCATTGGCTCACCCAAACGATTTTTTTGACTTGCCACGACTGGGATAGTAGATTGACCGGTTGATTTTTGTTTATTCAAACCACCTGTTATAACCTTAGTCATAAATTCTATATCAGCCTCAAATGTATTTTCAGCACTATTAGCATATGATTCATTTAAGTCTTCTTCCATTTCATCTTCATTTGTTGTTACTGTTGGATTTTGTTGGTCTGATTTTGCTATTGCTGCATCTTCAGCCGCCCCTGCATTTACATCAGCGGTTGTTTCCTGAGCACCAGAATCCGGCGCATTATCTTCAGTAGCCATAAATTCTGCTTGATCAGGTGTTTCAGCTTCATCAATTGACTCGCAATCACATGGACTATTACCACAATCGCCGCACTCTTCTTCATCATCATGACTGTGTTCGTGTTCTTCACTTTCATAATCGTTGTCATCTGATTGAGCAGGACCTTGTCCTGTCATTTTGCGAATTAAATCCAACATGCCATCATGATCGTTTACCACGTTGATATTACTATCAAGTTCAGCACCACCGTCAGCAATAGAAACGCCCGGCATAGACATAGCAGAAGAATGTTCATCACCTGAATCATTATCGCTACCAAACAAGCTTAAGCCCGCTGATTTAATAATAGAAAGTAATTGTTCTGCTTCAGAATCTTGAGCAGACACACTAACTGAATCCGGCGTACCTTGTTGACCTTTAGAAATTGATACAGTCATTCCTTCATTAATATCATCATTAAGTAAAGCATTTAATTGGTTATTTAAAGATTCCATAAACGGATTCATACTTTCTGCCGCTGTTTTTGTAAAATCATGTCCGGCTAATGTAAAGTGTTTTCCTGTTGGAGTATTTTTAGCAGCCCAACTAAAAGGACTTTCATCCATCATATAGTTTTCATCAGTCATTAGTGGCATATTTTCAACTTCTCCTTCCGGAGTAAATTCTTCCTCGACATAACTCTCCATTGGACTTTGACCATAGCACTCATCAAGCCCTTCTTTGAATCCCATATGGTACATATTGGCTTCATTGGTGCCCGGTGTATATCGGCAGTTATAATTTTCACCGCCCATTGCATGTGCCTTACCTCGTAAATGTGCAGCATCTGAATGACGAACACCTTCCATCATACTTTTGCTCATCTGCTTTTTAAGTTTTCCAGCTGCTTGATGCCTTTCCGCCACACCTTCCCTAAAATCATCCTCATCTTCATCCTCATCCGAATCAAACATCTGTGCAGTGGCTTTTTTATGCTCATCCAACAAAGCGGAACTAATCCTGCTACCTAACTTGTTCTCATACACTCCCGAACTAGTGGCGTAAAACACTTGTTTGCCATTCACATAAATGAAATAATAAAGATCGCCATCACCGTCTTGCTCAGTGGTTACTTCATACACATGTGACCCCAAACGATGTTTAGTTGTTGCTGTTTTTTCGGCACCACTGTATACACCGCGCCCAGCATTATCCATATTATCAATTTTAGGTTGTCCAATAATTTTCTCCGTGACATTATGTGAGTTTTCCGTCACATCTTTCTTCTTAGCGTTGGTGTCAGTATTCATATTTTTTTCCATTTCAGCCTTTGTCATTTTATATTTCTTTTTAAATTCCGCCGGCGTCATTTCTTCTAAATCTATTGCAATGTCCTTTACCTTACCTTCAGAAATTTTCTTTTTAGCAAAAGGATTTACACCTTTCTTAGGTGCTGCACCTTTCTTTTTGCCTTCGTTATCATCTTTACCGGGCTTCTTGTCGGCCCAATTAGGAACTCCATCTTTGTCATCGTCTGGTTTTTTCTTAGCAAAAGGATTTACTCCTTTTTTGCTTTCTAATGCTGGTTGTTGGGTGCCTTGTCTTGCTGCCCACATTTCGTCATCAGCATTTCTTTTAGCATTTCTTGCTTTGGATACAGCATCTGTACTTGCGGCCGAAGGTTGGGTGCCTTGTCTTGCTGCCCACATTTCGTCATCAGCATTTCTTTTAGCAAGTCTTGCTTGGGATACAGCATCTGTCCTTGCAGCTTGAGCAGGCGGCATCCCCGGTCGACCAGTAGGTTTGGGTAGGACTTTAGTACCACCTTTAACTAAATTCATTATAGGATTCACTATAGGGGCAAAAGGGTTGCCACCCTCACTCATAGGTGCTGCACCTTTCTTTTTGCCTTCGTTATCATCTTTACCGGGCTTCTTGTCGGCCCAATTAGGAACTCCATCTTTGTCATCGTCTGGTTTTTTCTTAGCAAAAGGATTTACTCCTTTTTTGCTTTCTAATGCTGGAGTTGGCCCGCCGTATTTTTGGTAGTAATTCACTAACACTTCTAGATCCCTTTTATGTTGCAGAGCAAGATCTTGCAGAATACCCGCTATTCTTGTTGGATCTTGTTTGCCACCTTGAGAATTCATTCTTACAACCATAGAATCATTTTTATACTTGTCTTCTATTTTTTTCAATGCAGCATCAAATTTTGGATTGCGAAGTTTATATGCTAACTCATCGGCCGCTTGGCTTGCGGGTCCAGCAGGATCTTCTTCTGTGCCTTCAAATTGTTGACTACGACCAGCGCCTAAACCTGCACCCATGTCACTATCATTGCGTGGCATATCCGCTTCTTTAATTTTTTTCATTTGACTACCAGCAATACGCATTGCACCTTTTACACCATATTTAGGTGTAAGTTTTTTAACTAACGCCGCAAACCCTGTTGTAGCATTGTTATGTTTTCCAATGTCGCCTTCCGCCATACCTTGTTCTTTATCAAAATTTACTTCTCCGTTTTTTACTGCTTGAGCTGCAGCCGGGGTCGATGCTGTTCCTATTTTTTTACCATCTGGTCCCATAATATCTGATGCGCCGGGTGCAGCCGGTTTCACAGTAAATTGACCATCTTCATTCAATGCAGTATCTAATCTTTCAAACCAATCTTTCAACGTTTTACTTTTTGTTTTTGGTAATTTGTCAACTGCTTTACTTGGTTTATTACCAATCATAAAATTAGATAACGATTGTGTATCATGTGATGTTGTTTTGCCTGAACTATCTGACCCTTTTGCTGGTCGTCCACGGCCACGTTTCTCGCCGTCTGCTGGTGCAACTTTTTTAGTTTTTTTAGTGTCATCAGTGGATAAGTCATCAGGTTCACCTTGATACGCAGTACCATACTTACCTTTATGAATTATAGATTTGCCTTTAGCATCGTCCGGATCTTTCCAATTTCCAGTAAACGCATTATTAGTAGACTTGGCTTCACTAAGTTCAGTCATCTTGTTCATTAAATCTAACATGTTCATTTTAATATTCCTTAAGGGTTATGCTCTTGCACCAGTCGCTGGGTTTTTAGGACGAATTATTTTTGTCATTGGACTTTTATTACCTAACTTTTTATCATCTAAATTTGGCTTAAATGGATCAAAACTATCTGGGGTCCTTTTACCTGCATACGGTATATCAATTTTTGAACCTTTTGCTTGGTCTTTAATTGAACTTAAATATGAATCTCCATATGCTTTACTTGCTTCTCTAGATCCTGATTGATCTTCCATTTCTTCATGCGTAAGTACCGGACTATTTTTCATTTGATTTGCGTACTCATCGGTTTCACCATTAATACTATCATTGAAAGAAGTACACACTACTCTTACCATATTAACATTATATCCCAATAATTGAGCAATTTGTTGTATCATTGGCTCTGTGGCTGGATATCTAAAATCTGCTTTAATTATCGTTACTGATTGATTGCTTTCATTAGGAAACCCATACGGATCTTTTTGAATAGGTGTCTTAATAGGGTCGCTAATTCTAATCGGATCAAACTTGTTTAGATTGTATATAAACATGTCTAAAAAGTTTTTATCAACGTCACCCGCAATTTTGATAGTGTAATCATATGTCTTTACACTTTCGGTTATATAATATTTTAGGCTTTTCATTTCGTATTCCTGTATAGTGTATTTATCATTCGTTGTTTGTTTTTCCACTCAACATTTTCAATAATTCATTTCGATCCAATGCATGTCCAGTACCAAGTGGAGTTGATTCCACTTCTTCTACTTTTGAAGTAATTTTATGATCTAAATGCGCCTTTTTTAACTGCAATTCAATCATTTTTAATTTTTTATTTAATTTAGCCGTTTTTGCTGTAATTGCATGTCCTAACATCGTGCCTGCTACATTAAAGATTTCACTACTAAATCTACTATCAACTTGCATACCCAAATCACTTAAATCTTTAAAACTATCTACTGCCATTCGTGCTAATTCATCTAATTCAGTGTCACTTGCATCTAATCCGCGTACCTGCGGTAATGATTGGTCTATCTTTTCTAACGTATTTAACGCATCTATAGTTATATCTTCTGCACCGTCTGGAATAGGAACACTAAGAGATTGTATTTCATCTTCAGGTAACTCAAATAATGCTTGCAATTTTTTTGTCATACAAGTATTTAGTTACTTGTTTCTACCGTTGTGGAAAAGTTCATTTTCAGTTATTACTCTAAATGTGTAACCGTGATGCTTGCAATATGCTACTGCACTAGCCCATTTAGCATGATTTATTGCAACAATTATTTTATCTCTTGCACTTGCAACTTTACTTTCAATTAAACTTTGTTTTTTAGGTTTAATTTCAACCATCTCAGCAATTTGTTTTCCGTATTTATTTTGATATACTACAAAAAAATCAGGAATATAATTAACCACTTTTCCTTTAAAAGGATGTCGGTATGGAATTGATATAGATTCACTTGCCCAATACAATACGTTTTTATTTGAATCACAAAACGTCATAAATGTTAATTCCCAACCACTACGATATTTAGGGATATTCTTTCCTATATATTTTTGTTTATTAATTGGCGTAAATAAACCCTGAGCATATGATGCCATATTATTACTGAACTATATTTCTTGCTATAGTTTGATTAGGTGCTGGAGTATTGCTTATACCGTATAGTGAAGTTTTAGATTTTAATCCATTTAAATAATATGCTATAATTTGATTCATTTCTAAATTATTGTTGGTTCCTTGTATGTAACCTAACAAATCTAATACACTAATATTTTCTTCTTGTGCTATTCTAAATAATACTGCTGTAAAATTTCCTGCAATATTCCTAGTAGCGCACACTGATGTAAAATATCCATTTACAATGTCATATTCACTAGCATTTACTTTAACATTGAAGGCATAAAACGAATCAAAAATTCTAACTGTTTGATCCATTTGGCTGCGAGCGTCAAAAATTTTACTCATATTATTGTGCGCCGCCGCCCCCGCCAAGTTGTTGTCCTGCATTCGGCGGAGAATCAACATTTGACGGTCCCGCACTTCCTGAATTTCTGACGCCGTTAGTATTGATAACACTAGGAGATGAAGCCTTTGTTGGAAAGTTAAAAGGATTATTATTTAAAGGGTTTGCAGCACCGCTGATGGCAGCAGTAATTGCACCCTGTGCTTCTAAAATAATATTCTTTTGCAATTGACCATTTTTAGCATTATTATAAATTCCGGTTGCTACCTTTGCTGCATCAAGTAATCTACCTTCTTTAAGTGCTGAAACAAATCCTCCTGCACTTTCTATCAATCCGCCTTTTCCCATAACATTACTATTAGAACCCAATCGAGCAATAGGGCTTAGTGTTCTGTCATAATTAGCGTTATCACCAAACCCAGTAACAATATTACCGGGGGCATTTCCATCCATTGCACCTTCATTATATACCACGGTTTCATAATTAACATCCATTGACATTTCCATAGTACCGTTACCCTCTGAATAACTATATGTATCTTGTCCCATTTTAGTAAGCAGCGGATTAATTAAAGTATATGCTGTATAATTATGTTGATTAAATCCAAAAATAGTAATATTATTAAAAAATGGTTGCTTAGGTGCTACTGATGATGTAGTTTCACCTATATAACCCCAATCATCGTTTCCGGTTATTGACGGAGTATAAGTTGTTCGTTGATTATAACTAGCTGCACCGGCGGGTTGACCATTGTTAGCAAAAGCAGATGCTCCCCTTTTTCCACTTAAAATGACATTGGGTTTAGTTCCATCTTTGTAGTAATAAGTGTAATATGCTTTCCAAAGCTGGTGTATAATACCTCCGGCAGCACTTCCATCAGCAGTTCCATTATCATCGTGAAACTTAATTGAAACCGGCTCGTATTTAATTTTTGTTTGAACAATTCTTTTACGATTATATTGATTTAACTCATGTGTTGCAAAAGTAAAACTTGGCAGGCTCACTGATTTTACTAGCAATCCAAAATTAACAGTGGTATTTACATTTTGAACATATGCTGATTTATTAATATCAAAATACACATGAAATAAGAATTTTAATTTTGGTGCATACTGATATCCGTTGGTCCTAAATGTTTTAGAAGCATGGGTATAATCACGCAAAAAAGTGCGACTGCCTATTGAATCAGTCGCACCTTTTAATAAGTCTTGAAAAAATCCAGCCATCTAATTTACGATTAATTAGCCGGCGCCTACACCACTTACCAATGCACCGCCTAATTGACGAGCAAATGTTCCACCAACATTTTTATCATCTGGGGTAAGAGCAGCGTTGTCATATCTAATAGATAACGCTATTGTGACTGCCTCGTTTGCTGAATAATTTAAAGTATTGTAATTAGCAGATACTAAAAAGCAGCCATACAATTGCCATGTTTCTAATATACCAACTGCTGCGGTACCGTTACCACCATCTAATATTTGAATATTAGTTTGAAATTTATAATCTTGCCCAGTTGCAGCACTGGCTTGTTCCATAAAATCCATTTGCTTTTGCAATTGTTGCCCTACTAATTTAGATACTGCACCTCCTGCATCATCTCTAAGATTAATAGACATAGCAGACCAAGTTGCTTTACCAGCCAAATACAAAGTTGAATTATAAATAGGCAATGTAATTTCACCAAAACTAACAGTAGGGCGTGAGCAATCTACTACTTGTTGTGTTAATACTGTTGATGCCTTATCCACTCCAAAATTTGAGAATATAACTCTAAATCTATATTGCAGTTTGGGCATTAACAAGCCCTGATTTGCTGGTGACCCGTCTGCTGCCACGGACATGTTTGTTAATGATGCTGATGCCATTTTTAATTTCTCCTATTAATAGTATTTATCTTAGAATATAAATGTCCCAAAGGACATTTATATTATGCTCCAGATAATTCTCCGGTATTTAGAATACGAACCGGGATATATATAAATTCAGCAGCTTTAACTGGTTCTACTGCAACATCAATCCAAAGTTCGTTTCTATCAATTCTAGCCGGTGTATTATTTGAATCATCACATACAACAAGATAGTCATATAAGCCGCGTTTAGCAACTAAGTCTATCATTAATGATTCAACAACTCCAGCAATTTGCTGTCTTGTTAATGCATCATTGGGTTCAAACACAAACGGTCTAGCTGCTAATGTTAGTTGTCTACGAATATAAGCAACCAATCTAGCAACGTTAGTTCTGTCTAATGCACTTGAAGAATTGAAGGAGGTCTTATTACCATAATTCAATAGTCCAACTCCGGTAAAGAATACCATTGGATTAATAAAATTAATATATAATACATCACGAATACCAAGCCGTGTTTTAATTGTTTGGAATTCACCAGTATCACGATTTAAATATCCAATGTTTAATGCATTATCAATAGTACCCCTACGAGTGCCTGCTGCCGCTAACCAAGGATAAGCATTAGTATCATTACGTAAGAATGTACGCATCATCATATGTGATGCTGGAACTACAACTTCATTACCTGATAAATCATTTGCTATGCCACTTGGATAGAACAATCCTAAGTATGTGTTACGGGTAACACAACCTGCTTCTCCGGTAGAAGTAGCACCCGCGGCGTTTGTTGCCCATGCTTGAATCTCAGTAGCACTGTCGGCTAATCCCAATGGAGTATCACCTAAAATATATCCAGTTTCGCCTCGGTCAGCATTTAATACAACCATATTTGGTTGTAATTCTGGGTAATTAGGAGTAGCCATTAAGTTAAAGAAATTATCTTCATCACGTATATCAGTATTAGTGTCTATTGCTGAACGTAATGATTGAACAACCATTGCCCGTTGAGCAGAACGACCCATATACGGACTACCGTCAGAACGCAACCCGCTTACTGTTACCCATGCATCTGTTTCTGTTGGAAGAGTTTCACCTGCAAAATCAGTATTGTTAAAATAATCTACTTTAAATTGTTTTACATTATATCCGCTGCGGCGTGTATTGAATAACAACATTCCAACTGGATAATTAGCATCATTTGGAGCATCTAAATCTAAGTAATTACTTGTTAATAATGATACGATTGTTGGAATAGGATCATTATATGGATTTGTGGTACCATTCAATGCCCAACGAGCATCAGCAAATAATACACCGTCAGATGATACTTGGTCAGTAGAATCTATTAATACCCACTGAGCAACTCCATCCACCAATTGCCAACGTTTAATTACAGGATACATTTCTAAATCTGAAGTGTCAATCCATAAATCTCCGTATACTAATGCAGTGCTATCACTTTGTAAAGTAGGTGCAGTAGCACTTACTAATGGACCCGCCGGGTCAGTTGTATTTGATCCTGTTGGGGTTGGAAATCCATTAGCGTCATAGTTTTGATTTTTATATCCTTTCCACGCGCCGTTGTAATTTACCATAATATCAACTTGATCAGTAACGCTATAGAACCAATTAGTATTATTAGCAGGTGCTACATTTGGTTGACCTTCATTGGTTTCATATGTAAATTCTACCCAATTACTTAATTGTGTTGTATATGTGCTAACCGCCGTGCCACTAGCATACGTAATTCCTTGAACTGCGCCGGCACCACTCACTTGAGTAACTTTTACCGTTAAATTATTAGTAGTAGTAACTCCTCCTAAATTTGCACCCACCACAGTAAGAATATCACCTACAGTGTATCCTGTACCAGCATTACCAAAAGTATTTTGGTTTATAAGATATGACGCATACGCTAATCTTACTGCAATAGTACCTATACCGGATCCGGTTCCGCCGGTTGGCACAACACTAAAATTGGTAACTGCTGACGGCCCATATTTGCAACTATCATTTGTGCCTATTGCAAATCCGGCTAAAGCAATTACACCGTTACTAACTCCAGTACTTGTGCTAAAATCATTTAATATAATTTCTCCGCCCTCAGTATGAGTTAATACAATAGATCCTGCCGCATTTACTGATGCTTGAGTGTATAATATTGCTTGGGCTGCCCAAGCAGTAACAAAAGTAGCAGCAGTAGCAGAAACTGGAACGGTGACCGTATAAGTACTTGATAACGCACTTGAGCCAGGCACACTAGTTTGAACATACAAGGTGTACGTTTGTGCGGCAAATGAATATGAAGTTAATGAACTAGTTACCACGGTTGGTCCAGTAGCAAGTCGCTCCCATAAATACACAGGCCCAGATGCATATACATCGTTAAAATCGTATTGTGCATATACACTTCCTGCCGGAATTGCTTGCCCGCCAGTTGAATCTATATCATACGCGGTATCCCAATCTGATGTAGCGGTAGTTACTGTTTTAGTTACCCATGACGCAGTAGTAGAATTAAATTTAGATACCGCCGGATTTAATCCATTACCGGAAGAACTTCCTTTTAACCAGAGGGATCCGGTTGGATGAGGGTATGTTTGCCCTGCTGCCCACAACGGCATTTCAGATGAAGTTCCCCACACTAGTCCCGGTTGATAATATGTTCCTGCGGTAATTCCCAAGTCAGTCAAAACTGTACCAGTCGCAGCGGCCACGGTTATAGACACATTAGATTGTGAAAATATACGATTCTGCATAGAATAAATGTTAAGTTTTCCACTTGCTACACTTGCAGATAAATTAAAATAGCCCAATGCATTAATTGCAGCCGCCACACCTGAAACGGTGTTACTAGCAGATGCCGGTACCGTTACAGTAATTGTGTAAGTCCCATTCATACTTAATGTAAAAGTGTTTCCGGCAGTAAGTGAACTTGGAGAGTTTGTTCCTTGGACCGTAGGCCATGATTCTCTCCATCCAACTTTTCCTACTCCAACCCAAGTATTAGATGGAGATTTATAAAAATACTGTTCTACATACGAAGGACTAGTTGTCATTTGAATTGCATTTACCGCATAATCTCCGATATTACCTATACTTTGAATTGGAGCACCTGACGTTAACTCAGTAGCATCAGTAATAACAATTGGAATTTGCTCTACGAATTTAGCAGTTGTTGCATTAAATTCAAATATACCCCAAGTTGATGTAGTGCTATCTAACCAGTAGGTTCCGTCGTCTGGGTTGGCAGTAGGTCTACCTGTTTGACCGACTAAGCTGGCTAAATCAATGGCACAGCGTAAAATGTAAGCACGATTGGTAACACCCAAAGTTGAATATGCTGCTAATAATCCATATTCATTAAGTTCATATCCTTGAATTGGCGTACCTGCAGTAGTAGAATAGAAAAATGGTGTGCCGTATAAATTAACTAAATCACGCTGACTTGTTATTTGATACAATTTATTAGCATTAGCAAGCGTAGTTGCTTGTGCAACGCCGGTACCGGATGCATCAGCTTTATTTTGAGCAGTTGCTAATACGATAAGGGGAACAGAACTGCCTGGTGCTGGTAAATATTGACTTTGGTCAATGATGGTGACTTCTACGCCGGGTGATGTTAATGCCATTTTATTTTCCTTTAGTAAGATTATGAGGTTTACAACCTGTTTGCATACTATTATTTATACATAAATCTAAAAAAGTTGGTATAACCGTACCTTTAAAGGTCTTAGTAATAAATATAATATGCTACTACAACGTCCAATATGCAAAAAATGTAACAAAAATCACACTGCTATAAATTATATACGCAATGGTGTTACACATTACAGAAGTACATGTGATGAATGTGGTAGAAAAAAGAATAAGTTGAAACCAAGACAGCCTAGTTGGCAAAAAAGTGGATACAAAAAAAAAGCCACATGTGATTTATGTGGCTTTCATAGTAAGTATCCTTCTCAACTAACTGTGTTTCATATTGACGGAAAACTTGAAAATATTGAGTTATCTAATCTTAGAACTATATGCTTGAATTGTGTAGAAATAGTTAAAAAAACAGAAGTAACTTGGAAAAGAGGAGATTTAATTGTTGATTAAATTTTTTATTTTCTCATGTAAACTATCTATAGTACCGTTATTCTCTATAACATGGTCATATTTTAATCCAACGCTACTGTATTCACTAGCATGAATTTTCATATTATCTAATTTCATCTTGCTTAATGCCCAAGATGAATTACCATTTGGACCTCTATTATATGCTATTGCTGAATCATACCATTCAGGATTTAAGCCACGTTGCACTCTAATCGCTATCCCGCCTGCATTTTTGATAGCAGCAACTTCATTAGAAAATCTGCAATCTGTAATTACAATATCTTCTTTGGAATTCAATAGTCTATGTTCAACACTTGCTACCCAAATATCATTATGAAAGTGGTTACGACATACATCTGTGCCCCAGTACTGTAGAATCCATCTTGGAGTAATATCCATTTTTAAACGATTACTCCACCACTCGTCTTTTTGCTCACGCCATACTCTACTGGCTTTTGTTGTACCTTCTAGTGATTCTCGATCCCAATCAAAGATTGCTGCTACTGAATCTTTAAGACTAGCAGCAAAACTAATTCGTTTGAATCCTTGATAAGTGGTAAGATAGTCAGCAATTGTGTCTTTGCCGCTTGAAATTAATCCCGTAATTCCAATAATCATATTTGAAATGCTCCTGAATTACTTATTATATTACAGAAACAAGGCAATATAAAGCATTTAGGTAAGCCTTGTTTCTAGTCCTCACCCACTAATCCAAATGAGAATTAGCCTTGGACCCAAGTTAAGGGCTGAGAATAGTCTACATACTTCTTTAATTCTTCAATTAATTGTTCTTGCATAGCTTTACTTTCTGCTTTCATAGCAGCACCATTCAAACTTGTTCCGCCTCCGGGGCCGGCAATAGTTCCAAATTTTTCTCGGGCTTCTCCTATAATACCCTTGAGTATTGCTAGTATAAAATCACCAATCCATACACCGGCGCCCGGGTCTTGTAATAATATTTCTTCAGTTCGTTGAACATCAGCCCAAATCAAAACTTTTTCACCATCTCCTTTTGGATCACGAACAATTCTTAACACTTTACTAACAGGATCAAATGTGTATATGACATATCCGCCAAACATTCTAGCGGCTAATTCAACATATCCAGCATATAAATCATAAGTTGCCATTCCACCTGCATAATTGTAATTGAGCAAATATGTATTTAAAATTGCACTGCTAAATGGATCAAACGAACTAGAACCTGGGCCAGTTTCAAGTCCTACTGTCCTTCTAAAAATACTTCTAACATTAATAAATTGTTGCGGTAATGTATAAGTGTCAACATTCTTAACTACTGTCATTAAAATGTAGGATTCCGCAGTTGCATTTTGCGCCCGCTGACGATATATTTTTATGGCATAGTTATATGCCGCTTGTAAATGCTCAGGATCTAATTCTAGATCAATTATTCCGGCACCAAGTCTATACTGCAAATTTGCAAAAAGAGATTCTTTTAATTCATCTAGTGTTAGACCGGATGGGGTGCTTAGTACGTTTGCTAGTGTGCCTATGCTCATATGTGTTCCTGATATATAATGTATTTATCAGACTACACTGTATTAGATACTTAGGATTTATCTAAAAGCTTAAATATCGCCATCCTTACGATGTTCTGAGTAATGTGCGTCAAATGCGCCCCCTGGATACCTAGATTTAAGTTTATTTACATTTTCAGCAATTACATCATTGGGATTTAATCCAAGTGCCCTACATGCATTCATCCAATACCATATTACATCTCCGAGTTCTCTCTTCATATGGAATATGGCTTCATCATTTAATGGTTTACCTTGAAAGAAAACCTTTTTAGGTATCTCACAAAACTCGCCGGTTTCTGCGGCCATCCCTAGTGCTGCTGTTAGTAACAATGAAACATTGATTTTTGGATCAAACTTTTCGTTATCTAAATCTCCGTCTATCCAATCAAGACGGCTAATAAATGTAGTAAAATCATTACTGGCTTGGCTAGTTACGGCTTCTACAAAGTCGCTATATTTGTTTAAATCTATGTTACTCATTTAAAATGCTTTCAAAATAATCATACTTAAATTAAATCTGCCATTTGGCACCGTAGAAACTGCTTTAATATCTTTGAAAAATTTACGAGCAATTGGCTTACTTCCGGTAATTTCGTTAAGTTGTTCAGCAGGTTTGCGTAATGTCTTAACTTCACTTTGTGCGGTATCAAACCCTAGCAAAGTATTACCTTTGACAGTAAAAGTTTTAGAATACTCATCTGCTACAAAATGATGTAGTTTGCGTTTTGCAGTATCATATACCCAAGCTTCTGAACTCCCGTGTAATTTTACAGGACTAATACTGATTAGATCAAGTTTGGTTGCAGCATCTTTAAATACTTTTAAATATTTAAGTTTAGATACAATTTTTTCTACTGGAATTGCTTTACGAGCCCTAGGTGCCTTAGCACTTTTCTTAATAGAAATATAACTGTTAAGGTCACTTAATACTAATTCAATAAATTTTACAGTGTTTTTAAGTTGATGTTTACTGTAATGCGAATATCCATCAACCAATTGACTATCTTTTCCCAATAGAACGTTTTCCATTTCGTTTAGTTTTTTATTCCAAACTTCAGTAAGCATACTAATATGCTGAGGTAGTACATTCTTTTTAGAAACTTCATCTATTGGGCGATAGAGGTGTTTAGTTGGCGACCCTGCTAAATGAAATTCATCTAGCATTCCTTCTAATTCACCTGCAGCCTCTCGGGCTTTTTCACGCATTATTTCTTGAACATTTTTCTTAGTGGATTCAACTTCTTCTTTGGTCTGTTTTGCAGGACCACCAATTTGACTATGTGTTTTAACTTCCGGTTTATTGACAGTTGCAATCAACCTAGTTATTTCGTTTTCCATAGTCATTGACTCATGCTCGGTCAATTCTAATCCACGCAATTTCATTCGGGATAACCATGCAAATGTAGGTAATACAAATTCTTGGTCAGCCACTTTACGCAGGATCTTGGCATCAGCAGTTCGCTCATGCATATCTAAGTATGTTGCCATCATGTCTCTGGCATCTTTTCGGTTATAAAATCTATTATACCAAGACAACGCCCGGGCTAATGCTGAATTACGATATTCGTTAATTGGTTGTTCAGCAAACAACGGTTCTTCTCCCAGATATTTAGTATCAGCATCACGCGGATTTAGTGCTTTTACTAAAGAGTGGACTTCAATTTTCTTTACTTTACGAGTGGCCATATTATATCCTACTGTTAAATTTACATGTAATTATAACATATACTGTATTTAATGTCAACCTTATAAACTAACAACGGTTATTCATAAAACGATAAATAACAATATGCTACCTTTATTTAAATTCCTTCAGAATAAACTTGCACAGGGAGAACTAAAATTCCTCGCTTAAGTCTATATCGTCCTACCAAATCTAATGATTATAAATTTTTTGATAAAACAATATCAGAAATGTTTACGGTTGGATCAACTGATTTATATGTTCATAAATATTTGGGTCCTACTAATCAGGGTGCCTCTACTGATTATACTCAACCGGAATATAATTCACTAAATCCCAATAATATTCAAGATTTACTATTTTTAGAAAATAGAGACCGTTCATATGACCCTGATATATATAGATTGCGTGGACATTATAATGTACAAAATTTAGATTTTGATTTAAGTCAATTTGGATTATTTTTAAATAATGATATTGTATTCATTACAATACATTATAATGATATGATTGATTTATTGGGTAGGAAATTAATGGTAGGTGATGTTATTGAATTGCCGCATATGTTAGATTATAATCCTCTGGAAGAAACTATTCCGGTTGCGTTAAAACGATTTATGCAAGTTACTGATGGTAATTATGCTAGTGAAGGATTTAGTCCAACTTGGTTCCCCCATCTATGGCGTATTAAATGTGAACCATTGGTTGATAGTGAAGAATTTAGTCAGATTCTTGATGCTCCAATTAATATGGATAATTATCTTGGAATTTGGGATAGTACAAAAGTGTATGCTGCTGGCTATGTGATTTCATATGGTGATAAAAATTATCTTTCAAAAATAGATGTTCCTATCGGAATTGCTCCACCAAACGCATTATATTGGGAATTAGATACCGCAGATAATTTAAAAGATATACTTGCAACATATAATAAAAATATTAATGTCAACAACGCTGCATTAAATGAAGCAGCAAGGATTTTACCTAAGACGGGATATGACACAAGTGATTTATATATTGTGCCAACGTATGGTGAATTTTCAGAAAATGGTATATTTTCTCGCAAACTTAGACAACCTGCTCCGCCCATTAATGTTAATACTACTTCAGCCGGTGCACCGGTCGTAGTGTCCGGAACTATTCAAATGCGAAGAAATCCAAACTATAAAAATGCTAGTCCCGTAATTAGAATATCAAAAACATCATTAAAAAGTATATGGGATATGACGGCTGATATGAATTGTGATGCGATTGATGCCTTTGTTACGATGAGTTTAGAAAGTATGGAATTACCTGCCGAAGTAATAGGTAGTGGATCCGGTCCAATTTCCGGAGATAAAATTCTTGTTGCTAGGTCTCAGGGAGTAATAACTGGACCATATGGCACTGCTGACAATACTTACGCAACAGCAGACCAAAACCCAACATTGACGGGATTTACAGGAACAATATCTACTCAAATGAATTTTAGAGCAGACTGTGACCCAGCATATCAATATATATCTAGAGCAAGTCCTAGGTCATTTGGTTATAGTGCAGGATATATGTCAGGCTCAGGTGAGGCGCCAAATGGATTTCCAACAGGTGCTGGTATAAGTTTTCCTGCAAATCCGCAAGTGGGTGATTACTTTTTGCGAATTGACTATCTTCCGCAATTACTTTACAGATGGGACGGCGCATTGTGGATACGAATCTCAGCAAATGTTAGAACACAAACTGGATATACAGATGCTGATCAATCATTGCAATCACAATTTATTAATAACACGGCACAGACGCAATTAACAGACGGTACATTTGTTTCTCAAAGTCAACCTTTGTCATCTATTTTGCAACTTTCGCCAGATCCTATTTTACCTATCTACTAATTTATGGCACAATACTTTTCTGATAATCAGATACGCAGATTTTTAATTCAATTTGCTAAAATATTTTCAAATTGGCAAGTTACTAAAGGTAAAGACCCTGCCGGACATCCAATATTAGTACGAGTACCGGTTATGTATGGTGATAGTAGTCGGCAAGCTGCTACTATTATTGCTAACAATAGTGCTAGTAATTTACCAAGTGCTCCGTTAATTACATATTATATTACAGGATTAGAATATGATCAACGAAGAACACAGGATCCTACATTTGTAGATAGAATTAATGTTAGACAAAGAACATACAATAGTGAAACATTGGCATATGAACAAACGCAAGGACAAGCATTTACTGTTGAAAGATTAATGCCAGTGCCGTATACTTTACGTATTACAGTAGATATGTGGACTACAAATTACAATCAAAAATTAGAATTAATAGAGCAATTGGGTACTTTGTTTAATCCCTCATTAGAAATTCAAAGTACTGACAATTTTATTGATTGGACCAGTTTAAGTGTAGTATATCAAGATGGATTAACTTTTAGTAGTCGCAGTATTCCCCAAGGTTCAGGAAATCCCATTGATGTATTGAGTTGGAAATTTTATATACCAATTTGGATAAGCACTGCTTCTAAATTGAAAAAACTAGGAGTAGTTGAAAAAATAATTGCATCTATTTTTAAAGGTAATGCTCTTAGTGATATACAAGATGATGACTTATTATTAGGAACTAGACAAAAAATAACACCATATGGATATAAATTATTATTAATTGGAAATTCTTTACAATTATTACCGGCTAATCAAGATTTTTATCCTAGTAATATTGATTTAGACTTACCTCCAAATCCCAATACATCATTATATTGGTCAAGTTTATTAAATGTATATGGTACTATACGCCCGGGTATAAGTCAAATTTGGTTACAAAATCCATATATGGATACTGAAATTATCGGGACAATTGTACCTGATCCAGTAGATGATAGACTATTAATTTATAATATTGATACTGATACCTTGCCACAAAATACATTAAATCCAGTTGATAGTGTAATTAATCCGTTATTAACCGGACCAAATTCAGGTTTACCGGGCGCAATTAATGGTAGAAGATATTTGATTGTAGAAAATATTGGACATGCAAATAACACGACAGTAGCATGGGGTAATTTAATTGCCAATGCAAATGATATAATTCAATATTCCTCTTCAACTAATTTATGGACAGTATCATTTGATAGTAGTGCTGCCACCACAGTGCAATATGTAACCAATCTTACAACTAATGTACAATATCGTTATAATGTTGATGATACTGTTTGGATGAAAAGTTTTGAAGGCTGGTACGACCAGGGTGACTATTCTATAGTTATTTAATTAGTAAGCGAATACTATTGATAAATTATAGTATGAGCAATACTTCAGCCGGAGTGTTTTTTTATAGCAATAAAACAAATCGTCATCTATATTTATTACGAACCGATTCTAGGAATCCGGGCAATTGGGGAATACCCGGAGGTAGAATAGAAAAACATGAAACTTTGCTGCAAGGCATTGAAAGAGAATGTCTTGAAGAAATTGGATTTTTTCCTAAGGCTGCAAAATTAATCCCTATACAAAAATTTGTTAATAAAACATTTATATATCATACATTTTTTTGCGAAGTTGTTGAAGAATTTGTCCCGTTATTAAATGATGAACATTGTGGATATGCTTGGGTGGGTGATAATCAATATCCAAAGCCACTTCATCCGGGATTATTCAGTACAGTAAACTTTGATGTAGTACAATCTAAATTAATGGCATTAACAAAAAAAGAGACCTAAGTCTCTCTTTTTTTATTTTAGTAGTTTTGCTATCGCATCAAATCCTAAAGACCCTACTACCAGACCCGCTCCCATCATTGTCCATCGCCATTTTTCTAAACTGGAAATTTTAGAAGATAGGGCTAGATGAGCCCTATCTCCAGCCTCATGCAGTTCTTTTAGCATAAGATGAGTTTCTACTGAATTTTTATGTATACAATCATGTACTTCTTTTACGCTGATTTTAAGTTCATCAATGCTGTCATTGATATACTTAATTTCTGTTTGTAATACAGCAACATCTTTTTCAGTGGTATTTAATTGTGCAGCAGCCATAATTTACCTATTAGGTGTTACTGATTACTACAACTGGCTTATCACCTATTTCTGTATTAGCCGCATATGCTGTATTAAATGTGCCAATAATGCCAGGATTTCCGGTAGCAAGACCATTAGCAGCCATATCAACACCAAATACAATAGATTGATAATCATTTACGGATTGAACGAATTTTGTTCCAGAGGCCGCATTTGTAGATAATATATTAAATGTATTAGCAGTTAATGCAGCATTTGCCACATTTGCAGTGTAACATGCATTTGTTATTGATGTGGTATTTCCTGTCACAAGATATTTTGTTTTACCCTTTTGACGAGTGATATATCCTGGCTCAGCAGTAGAAAATACATAAGACACATTTGCATAATCAGCGGTAACACTTACCATGGTAGCAATATCTTGTGTGCCACTACCAATAAAGGCTGCGTCTGCTGAAATATCAATATTTGCACCACCTGATGTAGTAGATACTGTAAACGCAGTAGCATTAGTTAATGTTTTAGCAAAATATACTGTACCGGCAACTAACGGACCCACACTTGCAGAAAATACAATTGGTGCTCCAGATACTAGATTAGAACAGTTTCCTGCACTTGTTCTAATAAAGTCGCCAGTTGCTTTTACGTTAGCAGTTGTTACAGTTACATATCCACCTGTACTATTAGTAAATCCAATAGTAGTAGCATTAGTTGAGCCATTGACATTTGCAGTCAATACTTGAATAGCAGACCCTGAAGCTAGGGTGTTTGCAAAATCTGTTCCAACACCGTAGATATTAGAATCTGCATTGGAAGTATAGATAGTGCCTGTACCAGATTGACCTATTGCAACATTACATAAAATTTGTTTTCCGTATAGATTTGTATTTCCGCCCACAACGCCATATGAAGCTCCAAGTGGATTATTAAATCCTGAGTCAACTAAACCAACTGTTAATTTAACGGTTTGTGCTGTTGTATCAGATAATGGTACTACTGTTTGTGAAGTGTTAGCACTTAATTCAGTAGCCGATGCGGTAAATGTGGTTGCTGATAATACAGTTAGTACATAATAAGTAGTACCGCCTGTTAAACCACCTACAGTAGTTGCTGGTATAAAAGGCATACCGGCAATTACTCCGGCTGTTGTTAAACTTCCAGAAACTGTTATTACATCAGTTGCCGCCACGGTGTCAGTTAATGTTAATACTGCTTGTGCTTTTGCTATTTTTAGAGGGCGTCCCATTTTTTTTCCTTTATGTTTATAAGGCGTTCTAGGCCTACGCTGTGGGTTACAGCATAAATTCTCAGTATGAGAATGTATTAACTATTTATCAATTACTAAAATTTATGGGGTTATACGGTTGGCTCAATACAGGCTACCGTCTGGTAAATTTACCACTGCATGTTATGTTATAGTTATTATTGTATACCGCCGGCGGCGCCCATCTGGTTTCTTGGGCCACTAAGTGGACCACGAACTGAAGCGGTATTAGTATCGGTTGCATATGTTATTCGGTCTACGGTTGAATTTGGGGGATAACTACCGCCAAACCAGCCATTAGTAGAATTACCTGCAGCAGCTAAATACTGTTTTCCTGCACTAAGTGGACCACGTACACTGGCTGTTGCAGTATCGGTTGCATATGTTATTCGGTCTACAGTTGACATGCCAATTCCAGCTGCAAACCAGCCATCAGTAGTATTACCTGCCGCAGCTAGACGATATCTAGCCACACTTAGGGGACCACGAACACTAGCGGTATCGGTATCGGTTGCATATGTGATTCGGTCTACTCTTGAACTGTCGCCCGGCGTTGCCCCGCCACCAAACCAGCCATAATCACTATTACCTGCCGCAGTCAACATATATCTAGCCTGACTAAGTGGGCCACGTAACGAAGCGGTTGCAGTATCAGTTGCAAATATGATTCGTTGTACTGATGACTGGGGTCCTTGCCCACCACCAAACCAGCCATCAGTCGTATTAGCTGCAGCAGCCAACATATATCTACCTTGGCTAAGTGGACCACGCACTGAAGCGGTATCGGTATCAGTTGCATATGTAATTCGGTCTACTCTTGATCCACCTCCATATGAGCCGCCAAACCAGCCATCAGTTGTATTACCTGCAGCAGCCAAGGATTTCCTTACTGAACTAAGTGGACCACGTGTAGTAGCGGTTGCGGTATCGGTTGCAAATGTTATTCGGTCTACTGTTGAAACAGTGACATTACTAACATTGTAGCCACCGCCAAACCAAGCCGCTGTGTTTTCTGAGGGTGCCTCTGTAAAAGTAAATCCACCTGAAAAAGAAACCCCACCGTTTAATGTAATTCCACCCGGCATAGTATAATCCTTGTTATGTGATATTTAACATTTTATATCAACACCGCAGTTAAATACCGCAGTGTTTTTTAATACTGTAATAGTTAATTTATGAGGTTATACGGTTGGCCCGCCAAGGGCAGGAGTAGGATTAATTCCGCTAGTACCCGAGTTTGCATGTGGCATACCAAGTTCAGTAATGGTAAATAAAGTATTTGCACTTGCTAAACTTAAATAAGATACTATATTACCTTGCCCAACTATAACATCAACTGACGTGCCTTGTGGAATTTGAGTACTATTAGCAGTTGCAATAGTATATGCTACACCATATGGATTGTATCTAAGACTGGCAGCAGAAATTGCCACAGCAGCATTTGCAACCAAAGTTAAACTAGTATTGTTTGCAATTGCAGAAACAATACCTACTGTAGCCCCAGTTGTGTTTCCTACCCAATAGCCAACACCTAATTGAGTATTAAATGTTGTGCCAGAGCCTGTAATAGTAGCACTAGTGGTTGCTGCGGTTACTGTACCGGTTACTGCTACATTGGGAAAACTAGTAGTAAATTGTATTGCTACATTAGAGGTACTGATTCTTGCTTTATCTGTTGCAATATTTGCTGATGCTGCTGCTGTTGCGCTATTTGCTGTGTATGCGTATGATGCCATTTTATTATTCCTATTATTATATTTATTACATTCTACTGATTGCCACTTCAATGACACCTTCACCGTCATCAAAGTTTTCTAATGCTTTGCCGATAACTGTTCCCATCATAGGAGATGTTTTTGTTGGTCTAGCAAATCCATTTCCTCCACTTATTAACATATCACCTTTACTTATTTTTCCACGAACTTTAGTTGGCACACGACCCTGTAATGCAATTGCAACAGTATGCGTTCCCAAGCAAAGTGAATTCATTATGTATGCAGGATTAGTTGATACTACACCTGCAACTTTTATAGTGCCATCTTCAGCAATAGTAACTTCTTTATCTCCGCCAAACTCTAATACAGTTCCTGGCTCATACACAGCATCTGCTTCATAGTATTCTGCTAAGTCAGCATATGTTGCATTAAGTCTTGAGCCGGCACTTAATGACCAGTTACCTGTAATTGTTCCAAGTAGTACATTTGATCCAGCAGTAAGTGTCATGTTGTTGCCACTAATTGTTTGTGCATTAGCAAATGTAAGACTAGTAAATGATGAACTTACACTTGTGATATTTGTTTGTGCCGCAGCTGTGACAGTACCTGCTGTGGTTGCTGCGCCGGTTAATGTACCTACGAATGAGTTACTAGTAACACTAGTAAGTCCGGCAACTGTAGTAACAGTTGAACCTAAAGTTAATGTTGTGTTACCTAATATTACATTGGCATTAGCAAGTCTTGGTTGAGGCAAAGTACCCGAAGAAACATTACTAGCATTTAGTGCAGTTAATGAACTACCGTTACCTGAAAAAACTCCATTTGCGGCAACGTTGCCGTCAACTTGTAATGTAGCACCATCCCACGATGCTATATATCCAATAGCATTACCTGATCGAATACCAATAAATTCAATTTTAGACCCCCTATTTGCAGAGGTAATATTGTCAGTGGTTGTAATTTGAATTGTGCCGGTACCAGTAAATGCTGAACCTGTATATGATTCAGCAGCTATAATTAATACTATATCGCCTGACTGTATCTGTGTTGGTACAGCTAATGTGCCACGTGATGATAGTGATTTTAGTTTACTATATGTGGCAGCACTTCCAACAATACCCGGTAATTGAATATTATATCCAATTGCATTATTAATAACAGTTACATTATTCAAATTACCGGTTGAAGTGATATTTGGTTGTGCTGCGGCTGTTACAGTCGCAGCAGTTCCGGAACTAACAGCAAAAGTTGCATTAGCGACAGTGCCGGATACATTAGCACCAGCAACTGCGTTTGCTGTTGTTGCGTATGATACCGCGCCGGATACATTACCACCGGCAACTGCGTTTGCTGTAGATGCGTAAGTAGCTAAGCCCGCCGTTGCTACATTCAAGTTTGCTACTTGGGTTGTACTTGTTACTATAAACGGAGCAGTACCTACTGCTACATCACTAGTAAATGTGGTGCTAGTAACACTAGTTAATCCGGCAACATTTACAACAGTTGATCCCAAGGTTAATGCGGTACTACCTAATATTACATTGGCATTAGCCAGTCTTGCTTGAGCCAAAGTACCAGAAGAAACATTAGTAGCATTTAATGCAGTTAATGCACTACCATTACCAGAAAAAACGTTACCAGCCCCGCTGCTAACTATATTACCTATTACTGTTAATACATTTGCTGCATAATCAAATTTAAAAGCATCACTAGCATTAGCATTTCCTGAATAATTAAATATTACCGCTGTATTACTACCTGCTACCGCAAAGTTTCCCGAAATATTACCTTGAACATTGCCATTAAAAAACGGAGCAGATATATTCCCTGACACCGACAAAGTACCATTTGCAACTATTCCAGTTGATGTGGCAGTTAGTCTAGCATTAGCATTACCAGCGACATATATAGTAACATTACTATTAGCAGTAAGAGTTATATTGCTATTACCATTTTGCATTAATCCACTATTGATTGTAGAGATATTACCTGTAGTGATTATGGCCGTATTTGTACCAAGATTATTAACATTAGCATTACCTGTCACAGATAAAGTAGTGCCAACGTTAGCAAATCCAGCAGTGATTAAATTTCCACCGGTTATGTTTCCGGTAGCAACAATCAATCCCGCAGTGCCTAAGTTACCAACATTAGCGTTACCTGTTACAGATAAAGTAGTGCCAACATTAGCAAATCCAGCAGTGATTAAATTTCCACCGGTTATGTTTCCGGTAGCAACAATCAATCCCGCAGTTCCTAAATTACCTACATTAGCGTTACCTGTTACAGATAAAGTAGTGCCAACGTTAGCAAATCCAGCAGTGATTAAATTTCCACCGGTTATGTTACCAGTTGCAACAACCAATCCCGCAGTGCCTAAGTTACCAACATCAGCATTACCTGTTACAGATAAAGTAGTGCCAACGTTAGCAAATCCAGCAGTGATTAAATTTCCGCCGGTTATATTTCCAGTTGCAACAATCAATCCAGCTGTACCTAAGTTACCAACATTAGCATTACCAACCACGGATAAAGTAGTGCCTACATTAGCAAATCCAGCAGTGATTAAATTCCCGCCGGTTATATTACCTGTTACAACAATCAATCCAGCAGTACCCAAGTTACCAACATTAGCATTACCAACCACGGATAAAGTAGTGCCAACATTAGCAAATCCAGCAGTGATTAAATTCCCGCCGGTTATATTACCTGTTGCAACAATCAATCCAGCAGTAATTAAATTACCCCCGGTTATATTTCCAGTAGCAACAATCAATCCGGCAGTGCCTAAGTTACCAACATTAGCGTTACCTGTTACAGACAAAGTAGTGCCAACGTTGGCAAATCCAGCAGTGATTAAATTTCCACCGGTTATGTTACCTGTAGCAACAATTACCCCGGCAGTACCAAGATTACCAACATTAGCATTACCAACTACAGATAAAGTAGTGCCTATATTAGCAAACCCGGCAGTAATTAAATTTCCACCGGTTATGTTTCCTGTTGCAATGATAACACCAGCAGTACCAAGATTACCAACATTAGCATTACCTGTTACAGACAAAGTAGTACCAACATTAGCAAATCCGGCAGTGATTAAATTCCCACCGGTTATGTTTCCAGTAGCAATGATAACACCAGCTGTGCCTAAGTTACCAACATTAGCATTACCTGTTACAGATAAAGTAGTGCCAACATTAGCAAATCCAGCAGTGATTAAATTTCCACCAGTTATATTTCCAGTTGCAACAATCAATCCAGCAGTACCAAGATTACCAACATTAGCATTACCTGTTACAGATAAAGTAGTACCTATATTCGCATTAGCACCAACATTAGCAAATCCAGCAGTGATTAAATTACCCCCGGTTATATTACCTGTTGCAACTATACGCCCAGCAGTGCCTAAGTTACCAACATTAGCGTTACCTGTTACAGATAAAGTTGTACCTATATTAGCAAATCCAGCAGTGATTAAATTCCCGCCGGTTATATTACCTGTTGCAACAATCAATCCAGCAGTGCCTAAGTTACCAACGTTAGCATTACTTGTAACATTTAATAAAGTAGTAGATAGATTTCCAGTTGCAGCATTAAATGACAAGTTAGCATTACTTCCCATTGCTAAATTACCAGTACTAGAAGAATTAACAAATGTAGGAAAAAACGTTCCAGTAGTTTGTGTTGTAACGACATCATTATCACTTACATTTGCTCTTGCAACATATAAATTAGGAACGAGTGTGGTAGACGTAATTACTAGGGGTGGAGTTCCAATTGCTATATTAGAAATAAATTGTGTAGCCGAAATAGTATTGGATGCTTGCACATTACTAATATTAAAATTGCCGTCTACTGTTAATGTTTTGGGAGCAGTTAAATTAAAAGTAAATCCAGAATCTCCATTAAAGATACCTGAACTATTAAATTGCACCATGCCATTAGAACCGCCAATTGCTCCGGCCCCTCCGCTTCCGCTTCCTATTTGAGCAGTTGCAATTGCATTTGGAGCATTTGTATAAGTTACAGCAGTGCCGTTAGTTGGCAGAATTCTTGCAAAATCAGTGTATAGGGCAACATTACCAGACGAAGCATAATTAGCCGTAATTGAAAGATAAAATGTTAACCCATTAACAGTAGCATTAGAAACTCCCTGTACACCTGAAATAGAAATTTCAGTTCCATTAGTATACGGCACCGTATTTGCAACTTGCATTAATAGTGGACCGTATATAGTAGTAGATGAAAGTGTATGATGTTTGTTTAGATAATATGTACCTACTAGTCCAACAGTACCTGTAATTTGAGAAACAACATATGTACCGGAAGTTATAGTCATCCCGCTAGTTTGAATAGCACTATTTACTCCTATATAACCTGAACTGACTGCGGTAACAGTTAACGTGGTTGAGTAGGCAGTTCCTGTCGTAGTGGGATCCCCAACCCCTGTTGCTGTAAATACTACATCTACTGTACTTGCTGAAGCACCGATCGTCACAAAGTTAGTAGTGCCGACAGTTTTAATTTGATAAGTTCTCCCTATTACAAATGAGCCGGCATTAATTGTAGTCTCTGCTATTGATCCAGTAAATGTAGTTGGGTAAAAATTAGTTATAGCAGTGTATAATGTTCCTTTTGGTGTCCAGGCTAAATTACCGGCACCATCGGTTTCCATAATATATCCAATTGCACCGCCGTCAATTTGAACATTAGATATATCTCCTAGAGAAATTAACCCGCCGGCTGAGCCACCGCGATTTACCCAATTTTCTCCGTCAAATGTTAAAATCTCACCATCAGCAACGGAGTTTGCTATATCTAAATTACCATATGATCCAACTATCTGACTGAAATTTAATTGAGAATATGAAGTTAATACTTCTACATTTTCATTTGGGGTAGTTTTTCCAATAAATAATCTTTTATCATCCGACGCCCAACCAAATTCAGCTTCATCTAATTGTGGTAAATCAACTAAACTTCCGGATCTTACTTGTATTTTTGATATTTGGACTATGGCCATAAATGTGATTCCTCACACTTATTTATCTTTATACTGTTTCCTTTTATAAACAGTTCATATAATATTGTTCTACACGCTTAAACCACATGTCAGAATACTTGTCAAACTCAGTACCCTCAATGATAAATTCTTGATAAATGTTATCTGCGGTACACATTAAAATAACACCTTTGCGTATTTTAGTACCGTACACTTCATTGTGAGCATTGGCATACGCAGTTAGTTGAATAAAATAATCATCAATCCATTCTCTTTTTTTAAACTTATTAGTTTGTTTAAAATCTAATATAGCATCCGCCCCTTCATGTACTCCGCATAAATCAGTAGTACCTGCATAAATTTTAGGAAAATATAAAGAAACTTCAGTACCCCAATATTCATTACATTTTATCAATCCTTGTGCAATGATACTTAATGCCATTTGATGACTTTGAATACTATATGGATTACTGCCGGGCTCTCCGGTACTACCAGTTTTAACATAGTTTTCTAACCATTTGTGCATACGAGTACCGCGGCCGGCTGCTTCGGTAGTGATTTCTTGCGCCTTAACTACACCTATTCGTTTTCTCCAATTTTGTAATGCTTGTTTTGATTCTTCAGATTTTGTAGCATCTAAGATTGTAGTAACACTAGGGAGATGTTCGCCATCAGGTGTGGCATATTTACGTGAACCGTTAATTGTTTGTTTGTTTAAACTAACATAGTTATATTTGTGTGGATTATACATTATAGCCAATTATAGACAATTATAGTCCATATGTCAACTAGATTTGGGGCAATTTACTTTCCAATAGTTCGTTTGGATTCTAAATACGAAAACTAGTTCCGCAACCACAGCGGTCACGTTCATTAGGATTTATAAATTCAAACCCCTCATTTAATCCATTACGCACATAATCAATTGTCATCCCTTGAAAATAAGGAGAACTTTTTGGATCAATATAAATTGAACAACCATTGCATAGTATAGATATATCTTCAAGGCACGGGGTATCAACATATTCTAACACATAGGCTAAACCAGAACAACCAGTGGTCTTTACTCCTATTCTGATTCCTAATCCTTTACCACGTCTTGATAAAGTTTGTTTTACTTTGTTGGATGCTTTTTCTGTAATACTTATCATTGTGTTGGCATTGCCTGCTGTGCCATTTGTTTAACAATTTCTTGATTTTTATCTGTATCAGGCACATCAGGCGCTGTTTTCCCCTTAAAAATAACCTTATCAACTTGTATATTGTCTATAACATTATTCAATGGTGGACTTTTTATCATATCATATAAAGTATCTTTATCTACAGGAACACCTTTGTTTTGTAAATAACTTAATAATTGATCTAGCGGCCATTCTGTTATATTATTCTTCTCTACTCCGGCTTTAAGTTGGTCTGCTATTATAGTTAATTTAGTAATTACATCCCCGGCGGCATCTAATTCAAACAAAAACATGTTTACCTTTTGGCTCTGCCTGCCCCGCCCACCGGAGGAGCTTCTGGTAATTCTGGTACAGGAGGTGCCATTTCTTCAGCACCCATATCCATGGTACCCATCGCATCAGCATCCATGTCTTCAGCACCCATTTCGGCGCCTGCATCAAATGCTGCATCTACTGCTTGTCCAGTAATTCCGTTCAATCCCGCTTTCATGCCGGCCAATGCTTCCTTCAAGGTAGCAGTTAAGGTATCTAGTTGTTGTGTAACTTGGTCGTTATATGTCGTGCTTTCACTAACACCAATTTCACTTTCAATACTTGATACTAATGCCGGTAATTCTTTTACTTGCATTTGACCAACATCTTCAAGCATTTTCTGTATTTGGTCTACTAAATCTTGAGCAGCAAGAACAACTTGTGACTTTTCAACTTCTTCATTTTCAAAAAAGATACGAGATTTAGGCATATTTTTTAAATCATAAAAATGATGTGCTAAGGATTGCTCCATAAATACCATTTTCATGTATGATGGACTAGTTGATTTTTTGTAAAAATCAGCAGATTGTTTTGTCTCTCTCAACACATTTCGTACTTTGCCAAGCATGGTTTTTGTAGCAGACATATTTAGTTTTGCTACATTGAACGGAAGTTCATAATGCTCTGTTAATGCTTTAGCAGCAATAGTACTTTTATTGTTTTCAAATTCATTTAATTTCATAGTATGGTTCCAAACTAGTATATAGTATTTATCTTTTTTGTATTATTATCCGTATTTCCCGAAAATCTGTTCATTTGCCACGCCGTGGACTCAATTTCATATAAGTTCAATTCCTTTAATATTCTTTTTTTTATAATCTTATCTTCGGATAACTTGTTTAAAAATATTAGTTTATCTTCTGCCTTTTTGGATTTTTTTATCAAATTGCTATGTTGCTGGATAATCGTGTCCATTCCGCTTAATTTTTTATCTAATTCTTCAATTTTATTAAGTTCACATATCTTGTTTCTTTTATCAAAAATACACCAGGTAACTGCATTTTTCAATGAAAAAAATATCTTAGAATCTGCCCATGTATTAGTTGTAATACGATAACTATCTTCTTTTGTTTTGGTTATACTATATTTATTAAATAATTGATATACTCCAATTTCATCTTTAAAAATTATCAACTCTTGTAAAGTTGAAATAAACTTGTTATCAAGCAAGTGATTGATTTTATTCGTCATTAGCAGTAACCTCAAAGTGTATATTTTTTAATTCCGGAGTAGTATCTAAAAATTTTGGAAGATTTTCTAAAATAGTATTGGTTTTAATCATTGGTATAGTATCACAATCACTGTATAATGCCCCTAATTCAGTTATTCCATCATCAAAAACGCTAGGGTGCTGTATTGTAAAATTAAAAGTCCAACAAGGATATGTTTCTTTTTCTCGTTGCTGAAATAAAAATCCAAAATTGTCAAATATGTCAAAGTTGATTTCAATTTTACTAGGCATGGTTAATAGTTCAGGTTGCGATCTTAATGATATTGCTTGTAATACTGTATCAAAATTACATTGAGTATTTCGTTTATATACCCAAATATCAATGTCTTCATCAACCGCCGGCTTACTTCTATTAACTGTTCCAGTTGGAGTAATATCAAATAAACAATAACAAGTAAGAGTGTAACTCACTTACTATTTATAGAGGTAAAAAAACTCGGAATAAATTCCGAGTTCTTTATTAAACTAATTAGATTAGTTTGTGAATGTTGCTGTGGCTGTTGTAGCACCGCTTGCTAAACCACCACCAACTGCTGTCATTGCAGCAGTAATCGCAGATGTTGTCCATGCGCCAACTGGATAAAGAGCAACTGCTATTGTATCAGAGCTAGCATCGGTATATTCATACATCATTACTGTTGCTAATTGCTCAATAGTTAGAAAAAAGTTACTAACTTCAGTATCGGTTAAAGCGCCGGCTGCAGTAAACGTGAAAAACTCTAGTACTGGACCAGCAGGTTGAACAGTAACAGCAGAGGTAGATGTATTAACACCTGTGTTGGTGTATGAAGTTGCATCATAGTTAATTAGTTGTTTGAAGTCGCCATTTGTGCGTGTAAATTGTGCCATTTTGAAATTCCTTTAAGTTATTTGAATCATATAGATTCATATACTTATTTATCACCGGACTAAAAAAAGAGCAATCTAGACTATCGTGCAGCAAAATTCTGCCTAGAAAAACCCATTCTATTAACATATTTAAAGCCGTTGGCAACAAATCCTTCTTGCCCAGCAGTGCCATCATCAAGTTGCCCCTGTACAGGACTTGACTTAGCAGAATCATCTAATTTTTTCCAAATATCCATTTTTAACTTGTATATAGAAACCCATATTTTAAACAATGCTATTAATCCAGCTTTATGCGTATTTAAATGCTGTTCTACTTTGCTTTTCATAGGCGCGGTCATTGGTCTAGAAGCAATAAAATCATTAGGCTGCTCTGGAATCACTGCGGCAGCATTGGGGTCTTTTTTTTGTAAAATAGCAGTTTGTTCTTTAGCAATTTTAGCCGCTTTAGCCCGAAAACTATAATCATAAAATCCATTAAGTAAATTATTTAAATTACCTTCACGAATTTTTTTATTAAAATAAACCCCAATCAATCCTTCTTTAAAAGATGCTCCCGGCGCATTGGCTAATAAACTATCAAGTTCAGCACCATGGTTTTTAATTTCGGACTGAGCGTTTGCTAATAAGGTAGAATCAATTTTTAAGTTAGGGGCCTGTGGCATGGCACTTGGCAAAATAGCAACATTTGATATATTTTTTAATTGACCCAATTTACCATCTAATGAAGATGCGTCATCAGTTGTAATTGCTCCGGGCGGAATATATTGATGCACTGCAATTCCGGCAGTTTTATTCTTTATTAATTTACCCACACTGCTATCAGCTTGTACTGTATATGTAATCCCATTAGGGTTTGCTTTAAATACATATACCCCGTTTTGTTCTATTAATGGTTTGCTAAATAACAAATCTCCCCAATAGTATCCAATTGCGTTTGCTGAGGATTCTTCAAGTCCCGCCCATATTTGATTAATTAATACTGCTAAATCACTTCTATTAACGCCGCGGGCAGCATCATATTGTGCAAATTGTTCTGGACTATACACTGCACGGCCTGTTCCGTCTTTCTTATTGAACATATGTTTGTCCATAATAGAAAATTGACCGTCTGTCCCTCTACCAAATATTAATGCCGGATATCCATCCCATTTAATGGTAATTGTTTTTGGATTTTTAATTGTTTGGATAGCTGATTGTATTGCTTCAGTTGCTCCGCTAGAACCGGCAAGATATACATAATCTTCAGGATGCGGAGCATGACCCTTATTTAAGGCCTCATTAATAGATAATCTATCTATAGTATTTCTAAGTAGTATGATAGAGTCAGTTAGTACCATTGTTTTTCCTTAAAGACTTTGAAAATCTGGTTTGATCTTTACTTTTTATTGCACTAAGCAACTTTCTTTCTAATAAAGCCGCTTGCTCAGTATTATAGTGTTTACTAATAAGATCAAGTAAATTAATGGCACTTGTAATAATATTATGCCCGCGACTTTCAATTATGTATTTAGTATCTCGGTTGTTACTAAGAGTTTCTAATTCTTCTAATAAACTTTTAGTTTGTTTTTGCATAATGTTGTATTTATGCTTTTTTCAAACTATTTAACAATACATGCAATTTTAAGCCCTGATCATTTACTGCGATTTTTCTAACCGGTTCTATTTCTGCCAATTGCGATATATCCGTAAAACTACTAGTAGGCTTTAATTTAGCCATAATAGATATTGCACTAGGTTGTGCTGTATATCTTGTGTCAGCTTCTGGATCCGGGTCAGTAATCCGCATAGTTTCTACATTATATTCTAAATCAACTTTAGCCCCTACTCCAGTTGAACTACGACTTTTCATACATTGAATTTGATATTTCCCACGCTCACGCATACTGCGACTTGTAAAAATACCAAACACATTATCTGCTGTGTTAATCTTACTGATACCGCCTGCAATATGACTATGGTCAAATTCTTGTTCATCAACTGCACTTCGGTTTAATTGTGATGCAGTAACCATTAATACTCTTAATTCTTTAGATAAATTTCTCAATTCTTCAGTAACATATTTGTCTTTAATAAATTGATCATTTGGATTAACCTTAACACTTACTGGCATAACTAAATCTAAGTAATCAATCATTACAAAATCAATTTTAATTGATGTTTGAATTTGTACCTCTTTTAAAAAAGCACGAATATCATTAACATTACTTTGTGCTGGCAATCCTTTAACTTGATATTTTCCAGATTTTTTAGCCATCATCTTAACTTTAAGTTCTGTATTGCTAATATCTTTTCTAATTTCTTTAGTACCTGTATTGGTAATCATTGCATCAGTCCTAAGACTGGTTAATTCTTCACTTAATTCTAATGTAATATAAACTCCACTTAATCCTGCTTGTAACCAATTTAAGGCAAGATTCATCATTACTAAACTTTTGCCTGACCCTGATCCGCCTGCAAAAATATTTAATTCTCCCCTACTCATTCCACCATACAGAATACGATCCATTTGTGGCCAACCAGTTGAGACCTGTCCCCCATTATTAAAATACCTATTAAGACGACCGGCTGGGTCAGCAAAATAATCTGTACCCATATCTTTTTGTAAACTAATTTGTACTGCATCTTTAATTAGTTTCTCAACTGGCTCAAACTCACCCTTTTCTAACAAGTCGGCTGCTTTAAGAATTGCCCGTTCTAGTTCTTGTCGTTTAGTAAATGATTCAAATTCATCAAAAAACCATTCATAATGCCCATCATTCAATTCTGGAATAGGATCAATGTCTATTCCAGTTGTCGCTTTGATTTGTGTTGAATCTGGTAATACTCTATACTTGTCTGTATGTGTTTTAAACAACTCAGCCGCAGGGCGCAATGAACGTTCAAAGTTCTCACTATTCATGATATTCATAACACGGGTATACAACTCCGCGTTGGTAATCATCATCCTCAGAAATAATTTCTGAACATCGGTTGTATATTCTAATTGTTTGTTAGTTTCTTGCTTTGCCAATTTTTTTCCTTCTCATTTCTACTTTAATTTTACTATTTGTTGCACACTGTAGTATACTTAATAGGGTAGGTAACTTTCCGTATTTGATAACCGCATCATTAACATCTTTTACGTCAACTTCCCAGTCAGGTAAACTTACGCTATATCCCAAGTCTAATGCTTTATCACACAATGCTAGTCCTGTTTTATCTCTGTCCGGAACTAATATAAGTTGTTTATTCAATGTACTAAGAAGCAATGCTTGGTCGCTATTAATGTCATCATGCATTAGTGCTACCCCATCTATACTTAATGCATCAAATATACCCTCTGTCACTATACATACTTGCCATTCTGGTTTCTGCATATCAATGTTAAACACATATCCCGGCTGTTGTTCATTGATATACTTGGGAATTTTGTTATCCAAGAATCTACTTGTATGTCCTACAATTTTATTCTTATATGTATAGGGTACTATTACCCTATTACCCATCCTGCCTGTTTCATTTGGAGTAATTAAGAAAGGATAGTTATTACTATCTATCTTCCTACTTTGCAGATATTCCACGTATATTTTGTGCAATGGGTTATTACTATCTACAAGTTCACCATCAGGGAGTTTGTGTTCATTAAACTTAATTTTTATTTTTTGCTTTTTTGACTGCGTAAAGTCTATCAATTCTTTTTGTTGTAGACTTTCTAAACTCCAACGTTTAACTTGTTGATCATCAATTCCAGACCAAACTAATAGATTGCGAGTTTTAACGCTGATTGAACGACCTAGTACAAAGTTACATTTGAACCCGCAATTGAAGCAATGTATAGACCAGTTACTGCCATCAAACTTGATGCCACCGCGCATTCTTTTGTCTTGTCTATGACCAAAGTGGGTGCAGCAAATTGCGTTAAAGCTAGTCCAACCCGAACTTGTTTGTTTCTTTTTACCAGGTAATATAGACAGGATATCAAACATCTATTGATTGTAACACAATAGAAACACTAAAGCAAATTATCTGGCTAATATATTTGAAACAACTCCAACATTGCTTACAAACTGCATCCGTATATAGGGATGAAATCCGGTAACCACATATCCTTTAGTATCAGTAACATTAGAATAGGCAACCGTTGTAATTGGATACCAATCCCCATCTACAATTGTAGAACCCTCAATTATTACATTTCCATAATATCCTGCATATTCGGTTTGTAAACTTAAAATAGGATTATCGTTAGTATTAACCACACTACTATAAAACGTTTGTGCAGTAGAATTAGAGTTAGAATTTGGATTTAAATTAGGGAATGGTTGTCCTGTTGGAATGGTTACTGCTTGAGAAGGAATAAAATTGGGTAGCACTGAATTAACAATATTTAAGTCTCCTCTTGCCGCTGAATTTTGATCAACAAACACTGGATAATCAAACTCTCCTACTGGAATTTCTAATGAATAATAGCATCGTTGAGCATCAATATTTTCTAAATCAGCCGAATTTACGAACAATGCTGCAATTCCTGTGACTGATAATTGTAAAGTAAGTGCTTTTTGTAATAAGATTTCTCCGCCGGTATAATTAATAATTCTGCAAGTAATTGATTTACCTGTGATGTCCACTGGTTTTTGTTCTTGATTTAAAAACTGAAATTGTAATTGATTGTCCACACCCTTATGTAGAGTCAATGGTTTAGCGTACTGAGGCATATAACTCCTTGGCGAATATCCTGACAATAATACAACGATTTGACGTTGAGTATAAATGAAAACTTGGGTTGAATACACAAATGTAATTTCCTATTATGTATTTAGTCTTCAATATATTAATTTATTAAGTTTGGCTATCCATTACTAAATAACAATGTAAATGATACCTAACGATTTCTTCAAAAAACTAACCGATTCTCATCCGTTTATAACGGTTTGTTCTTATGCAATGCAGGATTATGTTGGAATTGTTCAAAACAGAGATGATGTTGTAACTACAATATACGATTATGGTGCTATACTTGAGAATGTATTAAAAGAAAAATTCTTAGTATTAGGAGACATTTGGTGGTGGGAATCAAATCGTCTTATACCCATAAATCTTTTTTTAAAAAATGAATGGGCAATTTTTAAGCCCTATCTGCGTACTTTTAATAACAAAAGTTTGGTCATAATTCACGGCCCAACATGTAGTATGACTGAATTACATAAACGGCGAAGTAAACGCCGTAGCATTACTTTAGTAAAACGAATTCCTTAATCATTTAGTATCTTTGTGTTCCTGTTCAGATAATAGATTCATATGCACAGCAACAAGCCAAGAATAGGAAATGGCATGCGCTTTTTTGAACACATATCCATCTGTTCCCTTATCCCATACTGTTTTTGCTACTTCCTGCCAGGGCAATCCAATTAAATGCTTTTTACCAGGACGAATAACTGCTAAAAACATTGCTAATCTTGGGATACTATTTATTGGTTCTAGCATCTTCACTAAATTGTAATACTGATTGTTCAAATGAATTAACTTCTCAACAAAAGATTTATCCTTAAGTTTACTCCAATCGGGTTCAACCATCAATTCATTAAGATGTTTTTCGTCCTTAACATTCTCATAGACATGTACATTTAGTAAGTCTAGTTTAAAATAACCACGCTTTTCTGCTACAGTGTAATCAATACTTGCGATATCAAGTACCGGGTCATACGGGATAGTGGTAACATAAACTCCAGTCGCATGTTTGCGAATAGGGTTGACATTACGCATTGCTGCACTAGTGTGCTTAATCAGTTCAAGCAATTTATTTCTTGAACCAAAATCAATGTCAATATCACTATCTATTCTCACGGTAGCATCACTCCAGCTTTAATCAGTTTACTATACGCTTTTTGTACAACAATTGCTTGTCTTTCGGCATCTTCTACTGCTTTATGGGTAGTAGAGTGACCACCATCTTTGAGACTGACTCCTGCAACTTCATACAATGTTCTAGTATCTCGTACCGTATAGAATGGCCACGGTATTCTCATTCCAAGTTGTTGCCAAGAGGTTTCACAAGCCACAACGTCAAATGCTGCACCGTTAGACCACACCGCCCTGCGATTCCAACAAAACTTATAAAGGATTTCCATAGCCTCATTAAATGAGATACGTCCCTTATCTCCCATTGCTTCTTCAAGGGCCGCCGGATTTTGTTTAGCCCACCAGTCAATGGTATTGTCGTCAATTATTCTTTTGTGTGTTTCAATTTGTTCTTCAATTGTAGGACGCAATTCTAATCGTTCTGCTACCCCATTACCTTTAGGATCAAATCTAACTGCACCAATCGTTAAGATAACACAATATGGACTTGTGTCCAGTGTTTCCAAATCAATCATCACATCATTTGCCATTATAATCCTTTAATTTGTATATACAATACTATTGCTCATGACCACCTCAACATAAACCACATAGCATCCTTCTCATCACTGAAAAAGTAATCAATTCTTGTGTTATCGTATGAATTACCATATTTGTGTATGTCATTGCTAATATAACTTGAGCAATATTTCTTGGTCCATTCTAAAGGGGTCCATAACGGATCGTAGGGTAAAGTAACTGTCATGACCATCTCAATATAAAAAAAGTTCTATCTGATTCATCACGGAACCAGTACTTCCCTGTACTTCCTACCCATCGAACATTAGGTATACCCCAATTACCGCTGCCAAATGTGTCTATCATCCAAACATTCATATCCAACCTGGCTGCTTCAGAGTAGTGCCGCGGTCCAACCCAATAAGGCCACTTTAGTTGATGTTCCGCATAACCAGTTTGAAGACTTTTATCGTTAATATCCCAGTCACCATCTCCCCATTTGTCTTTGACCATAGCACGTTTCTTTATCATAACCACCTTAACGCAAAAAACATATAATCTCGCTCATATCTAAATTTAACATTAAATTCCCCATCTGAAACTCTATACACTCTATACCATCTGGTATGTCGTTCGCATTTATCTATATTATCATATAACCAATTAATCATTTCTATACATTTTGCATACCATATATTACCTACTAGGGTAATACTATGCGTATGCCAACCTGGCTTATTCTCTTCCCATGTTATAGAAGAATTATAATTATCATAGTCTGTTCTAGTCAACTCCATTTAATACCATAATATGTCACATATTTACTGTCAGTAAATATAAAAATTCCATGTGAGTTTATCTCCCCATCAACAACAAAAAACTTATACGGTATAAATGAAAAACTAAAATCAATGTCTTTTATTAAACCATCAATCGTTAATTCCCTAGCAAGCCTAATAATAGTATCAGCAGTACCAAATATTTTAAGTTGTGAACTCATGACCATCGTAATGAAAAATATACAGCATCTTTTTCATCTACAAACACAAAATCCATATATTCTTCTGTAGGATGTGTTGTAAATTTAGTTCCGGGCAGCCCAAATTGTTCAATAGCCCAAGCACAAGTTTCATTCCACTGTGGAATATTGTCATTTATTCGCCAGGGTATACGAACTTTAATACCCGCCTGCACGTAATAGTTCCTTAACTTGAGTTACAATTTCCGGTTCACGTTTAAACTTAATAGCCCATAGTTCTATATTAATATAATCACTAATCATTTTTACTCGGTCTTCACTTAAATCAGATAAAAATTTAGTTCCACTTTCACTCATATATAGCATCCATGGCGATATTTTACCAGTGGTAACAGCATAGCAAATCTTATTTACATTCCCGTAACGTATATAATCATGGCTTTGAAGTCTATCATCAACTGATTCTTTAATTGTTGTTTCAATACTTCTAGCAATTGCATCTAACGCATTTTCTTTTCTAATATATTCACATAAAAAAGTTGAATAAATCCTATCTAAGCACCAATTGTCAATTTTAATTTGACTATTTAATAACCAATCTACATATCTGCTTACATTTATAACATTAACATTTATACAATAAGTGCCAAATTTAGCAAATCCAATGTAATATGCGCTTTTAATAAATTCTTCAATTGTTTTATTTTTTTTACTGGTTGAATTCTTTTTATAAAATTGAAGCCATGCTTGAAATCCTATTCTATTAGAATGTGTATCTTTTTCTAACCACCGATGTTTGTACTCGCATATATGTTTTAACACGGTACTTTCTTTAATGAATTCACGTTTACAGAATTCACAACTAAATTTTATCGGGTTATCAATTACCAAGGTCTTTTTCATATTGACTAATATCGTTATCGGTTACTAATTGTGCTAATGTTTCTATATCTGTGTGTTTTAAATCGGGAAATACTTTAGCCAAATAACATTTACGTTTATGAGATAATACAAACTGATTTGCAACTGAATCTAAGTCTACTGAATTGCTTTTTGGATAAAGTTTAGTATAATATTCTTGTACATCTTTTAATTTAGCCGGGTCTTTTAAAGAAGTAACTCTTGCACTCATATGGGGAATCCATTGGTGAAATTGTTTACCTATACCCGGACTTGCAGCACATAACATTAACCATTGTAATTTAGGATGTTTCTGCACATTGTCATTGAATAAGTTTACGTTAGCATGATAATCAACACTGCGTAGATAATATCCTTGAATATCACCTGTTCCTTTAACTGCACTCATCCAATGTGTCATCATATACGGGACAAATTTCTTTTGTTGCTCTGCATTTAATTTATCAATGTAGCCGTAATCTTTTTTATCCAAGGCTAGTAATGCATCAAACAAGTTAAAATCTTGTTTTTCAAACTTTTCATCTATTGGGGTTTTTGTTGCCATATTCTACAAAGATTAAAAGGCTTGATTATAGTCTACAATCTCACAATTACGACTAATTTCTTTTACAAAATATACACATGCAGGTTTAGGTCCTTCTTCTAATGGAACACATAAAAATTGTCCATTTTTTAATCTAGGAGCAAACCAAGTTACATCATGGTATATATCAATTACTTCAATTGGTAAAAATGTAGGGCTAAATGATGTTAACGGATTAAATTCAAATACATTAAATCCTCGATCATTTATACTAGTAAGAGGTAAAGTTTCTAAATCTCCGTGTTCTTTTTCTCCGATTAATATTTGCCAATCTACTGGCATTTTAATTGTATGTTTACCAATTTTTATTACTAATGCAGGAGCATTAAATGATTCTAAAAAAATTAATGGGATATAATGATAATCTACATTTTGGGGATTTGAATTATCCAATATTGCAAATCTAAGATCATCTATTTCTTCGGGTAACGAATCTAAATTATATGATATGTTTTCTAATAGTAATATGTTCATAAGTTATTATAACAGATAATATGTTGATTGTCAAGTTATTTATAAGTTTCTTTAACCACATCAAACGGATAATTAGATTCACGATAAAATTCTTTTCTTTTGGTTAAATGTCGTTTAGCAAACTTACAACTAGATGTTATATCCCAAATATTTACAAAATCTTTATCTTCTGCTTTTCTAATTCCACGACCAATTGATTGAATAACTCTAACAAAACTTTTACCCGGTTCAATTAATACAACATTAAAAATTCTAGGAATATTAATTCCAACCGCAGCAACACCATATGTTGCCACCAATACCAATCCAGAGTTGATTGATACCTTATCGTATTCGTCTTGTCTAATTTGAGCTTTTGTATCTCCGCTTATGAATACCGCGTCCGGGATTCTATTAACCAATTCTTTACCTGCATTTACTCTATCAACGAGAACTAATGTATTTCCTGTTACCTTTAAGGAATGTATTCTGTGGGCAATAACATCTAATCGTGTAGCATCTTCAAGTAAATGTTTTAACTCGCTTTGATAATTAGAAAATTCTACCTTATCTTGTAACTGAATAATATTCACATGACATTTAGCAAGCACTCCTTTTTCTTGTAACGTACTTGCGGCTAATTTGTTAATAACCGGACCTAAACTTACAAACAATGCTTGACTTTCAAACTTTGCTTTTGGGATAGTTCCTGTTAACCCCCACCTAATAGGAATCTGACTCATTGCGCCAGTTAACAATGTTTTTAGGGCCTCGGCTTTTGCCTGATGTACTTCATCTACAATAACACATACAACATTTTCTAAAAATTCATTAATAGTAAGTTCTGACGTACCGGCTTTTGTATTTTTTAACAAGATATTTAAACTTTGCCAGGTACAAATCGTATGTTTATGTCCAATTTCTTTTCTACCACCATAATATACTCCTACATCAAGTCCCAAATTAATATAATCTTTTTCAGTTTGTGTGACTAAAGATACATTGGGTACAATTATAATACTGCGTCCATATTGTTCAACACTATAACTTAGTACGGCCGTCATAATAGTTTTGCCTGATCCAGTGGCAATTTCTTGCAAACATTGCGGGTTGCTTAAGAAATTATTAATTAGGGTAATTTGATAATCTCGTAAAATGATTGGTGTACCTGCAACAGGATGCCCTGCAGGCCAATTTTTATGTTCAAATGTATTATCTGATATTGAATTGAATGTAAAGTTAGTAGAGTATTCTCTAGTATCTTCTAACTCTATGTCATATCCAGCATTATCTATAACGGGAATAATTTCTTCTAATAAATTAACATAAGTACTTCCGCCTAAGCTGAAGTAACTTACTTTTCCATTCCATCTGCCTAATCGGACACTTGGCAAATACCTAGCGCCCGGGATTTCATGTTCAAACATTTTCATTAAAGTTTTGCGTTCAGATAATTCCAATCCAATGATTTTAACATTTACCTCATCCGCAACAACAATTTTACATTTCTTCATTTTACAAAGTATACTATATTTATAACAATAAGACAATGATAATGGCAAAAAGGGGAACCTAAGTTCCCCTTTAAGGCGTGACAGCAACTATTATTCTTTCATACAAGTGTTAACGGCTAGATTGCGCCAATTATCAGGACTAATTTTTACTAAATCAGCAATTTTCAAGCACATCCGCATACTGATTTCACGTAGTTTAGTTTGATTTTCAAACATAAAATCAATGATAACTTGAGATTCATTAGAATCAAACTCATAATCTTTAAATAGACCGCCGTCAGCATCACGATGGACCTGTTTAATACGCAACATTTTATCACGTTGATTATCAATAGTCAAATCCAAAAAGTGACATCTAGATTGCAATGCTTCCAAATGATCCTGAAGTTTTTTAGATTTAACATTTGAAAATTTCAAATTAGTAATGAAAATTGCCGAGCCATTAAAATCAAAACTATCCGGAATCCCTTCACGGCGTAGCAAACTAGAATCAGAATTCCAGCAGATTTTGCGCCGTTTACCTGAATCCAATGCGGCTTTCAATATATTCAATGACAACTCATCCGAAAATACAGAATCGCAATCATCAAAGACCAAGACATTTTTACAGTCAGAAAATTTATAAAGTTGAGAATACAATCCCAAAGCTGTCATAGCACCTTTAACAACTTCATACCGAATCCTGTTACCGACTATATTATCAAACAATGATGCCTTCTGCATTTGTGTCTCAACCCCATATGATTTACCAACACCGGGCGGTCCTGACACAATCATTGCGCGGATTTTACCGTTAACACAAGCTGCTGACATTTCATCAAGAATCGCAAATCGTGTTGCAATACGATCCATGGCAACGTCATCTGTTTCTGAAGGTACCGGGACAGGTGTTTTAACTGAGATATCGGACACTATAGGAATTCCTTCACTAAATTCAATTTGATGTATATCACTAATCGTAATTCGTATATCTTCACCGGCCTTCTTAAATTTGCCGTTATTTTTAACAGTTACAAAGTTGGCAATTTTACCGGACGTAAATCCTTTAACTAAAGTAAATTCTTGATCAATTACAGGTTTTTTACGATAAGTGCCTGCACGAATACGAATAGTAGACATATAAAAACTCTTTTAATTAGTTGAACAAGATTGTATTATATCACAAACCACATTTAATGTCAATAGTTTGTAAACCCTAGATTGTACATAGCACTACGAAATGGTTCCGGGCTTTTGGGGTCGGCCCACATATAAACATCGTTACGAACTTCCTCGGAAGTTTTGAATTCAAACAATTTGTAAATTTCATAGTTAGTGGACACTTCACATTGCTGGATAAATTGTGCGAGAGTAGTAATCATTTTGATTCCTTTATTAACTGAACAAGATTGTATTATACACCCAATACCATTTATTGTCAAGTATTGGGTGTATATAGATTTTAGTTTACTTTTGCAAAGCCGCAAAACATTTCAAGATCGTACCAAGCAATTGGCTTATTGTTACGCTCAAGCACAATCACTGGATATGCATCATCATTAGAATTATCACGCATTGACTCAACATCCCATTTGACAATATTTTTAAAAAAATCAAATGCTTTTTCTTCATCGTGGCCCAGTTGAACTTCATCAAACTGAACATTAAAACGATTAGAATTTACAAACTCATCAACATCATAAGACATATAAGGCCCTTTCAAGTGATTAAGTATGTATTATACACCCAAAACCATTTAATGTCAACCTATGCCACTTTAACGATCACATTATCTTGCATGGTCACTTCAGCAAACCATTTGCGTTCATAGGCACTAGGACCAACGACACAGAACTTGCCGGTTGACCGATATTCAGGACCAAACATTGAAGTTTCATTGAACCGCAGTGGTTTCCCTACTGAGTTTTTGAGATCCTTCTTTGTTTTGTAACCGGATGCTGCCATCATATACTAACTCCTTTAATTAACTGTTTAAGAGTCTATTATATCACAAGCCACATTTAATGTCAACCTTAAGGATTGGTCATTCTTCAAACTCTTTCAATTCAAAAATATAGTGTCCACCCCGGCGACTCTGAACCCATGTAAGGCTCCAAAGCATAAAATTCTGTTGCATTGCTCCAATGATGCTTTCATTCCCGGACCATCCTGCAGTGGATATATGATAACGACGGACTTGCTTATCCTTTACGTAATCATGTTGCTCTAACTTAGTACCCCAACCCCAGGTGCGTAGATACCAGATATCTTCGATAAACTTAAACCATCCGGAAATATCATCCCAGTGCCACTTCTCGATAATTTCTAGTGCTGCGTCTACGGGATATCCGTCGGCATCTAGATACTCTCCGTCCTCTAAGAGGAAAGCAACCCTCTCTTTATTTTCAGCAATTTCACCGCCAATATAACCTGCGGCACCGGTGACTACTATATTCATTTTTTAAATACCATCCTAATGTTTCCATCCATGCCCTCGTCACTAAACTTGTCAATCAGCAAATCAATCACTAAAAAATCAATGTTAAGAGTAGACAATTGATCACACACATACTCTTGAATTTGCAACGGGGTTGGCTCAATGTTATTAAATTTGTCTAGTAGCCAATCATGATTGGCTTGTTCGACCATGCGGGCAGAATTTAATGTTAAAAACCCACGACCATTGGGCGCAACAATATTATAAAAGTTATTAATCACAGTTGTCAACTCACTTAAGGGCACAAAGTGAAGGGCGTTAATTGAAAATACACTTTCATATGCATTGGGGTGTCCTCTACTAAAGTCAGAACCAGAATAATTACATAACTCGTCTGCAGCTGTATTATTAGGAGTTGGATCAATGCCATGCACCGGAATTCCGTGCAATTTTGCAATCACTGGTTTAAAAAAATTTGCACCGCATCCAAGATCAACTATGCAAGATGGAGATGCATCAACAAGAAATTGTAAGTACCATAATGGTATCATACTAAATCTTCTTAACATCTGTAGTAAACGCGGGGTATAGGGCCAGGGTCCGGACCAGGTCTCGGGCTTAAAATGTGGAGAATACCCAAACTCATAAGTTAATATAACATCATTGCCAAACAATTCCTTTACAGCAACATCGTATTGTAACTGTTCAACTTCTTGTTTGAATTGGGCAGCTTGAAACGTTTTCATTCTTCAACTCCGAAATGTTCTTTGAGCATATCGCCTTGTGTCTTGCCACCTTCAGCAAGTATCCAATCAACTTGTGCGGCACATTCCCGAACAATCAACTCGGCAAACTTTTCCAACTTAGAATAACCAACCATCCTAGCAGATCCATTTGGATCGCCATCTAAAATTCCAACACGACTAAAATGTATATTAGACTGCTTGGCAAGTTCTTTAATTCGTTCATTCATTCTTCAACTCCTTCTTCTACAGGTTGGTCGGGGATGTTGTTGGAGTCTCCGTCCTGTGCAACTACAAAACCCATGTCCAACATGATTTTCTGTTCGTCCCAAGTGCAGTGAGGGCGGAATATAAACACTCTACTAGTAAGTAGATCTTTACTGTAGTAAATACGATACCGTAAATGACCCAAAGGGGCTGCTTCCATGCCATCAGTGCCTGGCCAATCCTCGTTCACACTGGCGCGAGTCTTTTCAATGTAGAAATCCTGCATACGCTGTATGGCACGAGGATTGCCCCAAAATGCATTTTGCTCACACCATGCCATTGTACGGTCCAGCATTTCTGTTGTGATTTCATTGTTCATAGTTCAACTCCGAAATGTTCTTTAATAGTTTCTACTGATTGTGTTAGCCCATCATCATACCCGATGTCATAAACATCGGTTCCATATTCATCTACTTTAACTGATTCGATTTCTGCAATACATTCCCGCACAATCAACTCGGCAAACTTTTCCTTATCGAAGATCGATGAATCATTCTGTCGATCATAGATATAAGACTTTTCAACAAGTTCTCGAATTCGTTTGTTCATTGTTAATCCAGTTGATATAACCGCCGTTGGTGTCACTCCATGGGCAGTATTTTTCCCACAATCCAATAGACTCGGCCCCCGGGGATAGTCGCATAGCCTTATCCACGGCAGAGCGAGTCACATATCCTTTAAGAGACCAGATATGATTTTTTAACAATGTTTCAAGTTCGGTCATTCTTCATCTCCGTAAAAATGTTGTTTAATCTGAGCACCACTATTTGTAGCACCTCCCCACATGCCTTCATGTAGCATACGCCCTGCATCAGTTACAAATTTGCTTTTAGCCATGTCATCAGCATCTGAGGCAACTTTTTCACATTGGGCGATACATTCAGCCACAATCAACTGGGCGAACTTTTCTTTGTCAAAGTCCCAACATACTCCGTCATGAGCTATGGGATCAATGCGGGTAGTAGCCTGTTCAGCCAGTAGTTTAATTCGTTCGTTCATTCTTCAACCTCCAAAATGTTTGATGATTAGATTAAGTGAGGCAATGGTTGCCCCGTTACCTGTAACATCTTCTGGTTGCATCCAAACACCATCGGGATTATCACTAGTATGGGGATTCTTTCGCCATTCGGCAAGCTCTTTTGTAAGGTAATTACGATAATCTTTCAAGTTCAGCAGGGTGATACGATCTGCTGTTTCCCCGTCTAGGATGATAGGTCCAATACGTTTGTTCATTTTTCAACTCCTCGTAATCTTTCAAGTTCATCCGCAGCCTCATCCAACAGGTCTGCAAGCCGATCCGGCTTGCCCTCTTGCACACTTTTTCGTCCTGCAATCTGTCGGCGAATCTCTGCACGTTTGCGTAAACGATATACAAGGCTCTGCTCTGTTACAGGAAAATCAATTGGATTATCTGTATTGGTATGTTGTAGATTCATTTTTAATCCAAAAGTTAAATCATATTGCTATGATAGCATTATTTGATTTTGAAGTCAATTTTTTTGGTCTAAGTTACCAAGATGTTTAATAAATTTAAACAAATCTTTTTTATGTTTAGGTTGCCAAAATGTTCCAGCAGGACCGCAATAGTTGAGAAGAGGGGCATCTAATCTAAATTCACTACACCTTTTGTATTCAATACTAAGTGTAGTACCTCCTATTACTAAATCAGTATTAGATTTTTCAGTAAATGATTTCCGACATTTATATTCAATACCAGACCCCCAATATAATACACTTGAAAAGTTACGAAAACTATGTTTACAATCTTTACACAATACAGTGTCCATTATTACTCCTATATTAATCGTCAATTGCTCTACGAAATAAAATTTCTTGTCGGGAAAATGCATCTAATTCCCATGGCATATTTAAATATTTTGTTTTTTTAGTATATTTCTTGCCTCTCCAAATGTTAACGCCATTGCCCATTGGCTTTAACATACCTTTTGCTAATTGTCTAACGTGAACCATTTCATGTGCCAATGTTAACCCAATACTTTTTAAAGAGGCAGGTTTAATTGAAATGACATAAGAATCAAGTGCATCAATATTAACAGTACATCCCATATTATTAGTTTTGTTATCTTCAACAATAACTAATACTGCTTTTTTACTATTTAACAAACCCAATTGTTCAATTATCGATGGCATAATTGCACCTAGAAATTTTCTACGCAAATGACTTGCGGCTTCAATTTTGAATTCCATAATAGTTACTATTACTTAAAGGTATTTAATACTGGATTAAACTGTTTAATCAATTCAGTTTCACGGGCATGAGCCGGACGCTTGCCACGAATAACTTCTACTAAACCGTATGTAAATGCTTCGGGGCCAAATGTCCGCAATGCATTACACATACCCCATGATTTAGTTTCAGTCAATGCTCGTTGGGTATGCTTTTGCATACGGCGATGTAGTGTCTTTTTAATAGAGCCGGATCCGTTAATACCGGTCAGCCCGATATATTGTTCGCCGGTCAAAATATTAGATACACAATAAATTAAGTGATTACGATCAGTCCGACGCTTGCGTATTTTCGTGTTCATGTATGAATTATAACACAAGTTGAATTTATTGTCAACCGAAATAATCCAGTTTAATCCAGTGTTTATTCCAGTATACCGGTGTTGTTTTTTAACAACATTTGACTGAAAACCTCATTTAGTACCGATTGTTGTTTATTTACAACATCTATTTCCCATGGTAAAAGTGAGTACTCACTATTATTAAGTTTATTTGGCTGTGATAATTTATAAATTTTGTTATTCCAAACACAGGTTCCGTTACTTTTTAATTGTAGTTTGTTTGTATGAATTTGATGTACATGAATCAATTCATGTACAATTGGAATTATTATTTCTCGTTCAGTTAGTACACTATTAATTCTAATACGATTTTTAAATCTACTATCTAACATTGTTTCCCCGTACACGGAATCACTCATAGTAATAAATTCTATTTCTAATGAGTCAGGCAAGGTAATAATTTTAAATACTGAATCACATAGTTGTTTGGCAACAAGTTCTTTTTTAATAGAATAGTTGTTATCTTGATATATAAATTGTATAAGCACAAAATTTACCGTTGTCTTACATATTCATAGTTAATAGTTTCTAAATTTTCTCTAAGAATAATTGCACCGTTTTTTAAATGAAATCTGCGAGCCATAATAGTTTTTGGACTAAGTGTCACAAATCTATTAATATTGGGATATTGGTCAAATATACACTTAACTGTTTGATTAAGTAACTCTACACCCTTGCCTGCTTTGTAACTCCAAATAGTATAAAACACCGCAGTGGTGGGGTCTATTGAAAAATTACTTAGACCTTCTACCGAGTCTGGGACAAAATCATGAAAACTAATACACACCATTGCATCAGGTTTATTATCTTCAACTAATGCAGCAACCATTCTTCCGTTAGTAACTCTAAAATCAGTTGAGATTTCAGGTCTTACGGGGTCATCTTTTATAAAATCTAATAGTGTGTGTGAAATGTCTTTAATAAATTGTAGCATAGTACCTGTATTTATGCTACGATATATGTAAGTATTATTACATGATGGTTTTAAACATACCAAATATCTTTGAAGCCTTCTTCTATAGTAGGTTCTTCCCAATTATCAATCATTGACTGTACTACATGTTTTGGCACTATTTTGCCAGGCCTATTATTTAATCTAAATTCTAACTCTTTAGTACTAGGTGGTTTAAACACTACTGCAATTGCGTGATAATCAGGTAACATTAGAAACTTTTTCTTACGGCTTTTAATTGTAGTAGAAGTCTGATCCCAAATTATATCTCTATTTAATTCTCGTGCAGCAATCACTTCTTCAGCCATTAAGCCAATTGCTGTGGGCATGAAATCTGTAAACACTTCGGAATAGGTAAGACCTACTTCTTTAGCATAAATTTCAACCCACTTATCTGTATTGATAATGGCGCAAGGAATTGACCAATATTGATTTGATACCCAAGTGCTTTTACCTGAACAAGGAATGCCAACCAACATATATAATTTAGGCATATCTTAATTAATAGATATCTATTTTATTAAGATATTCACGACCCACTAGTCCCTTTTCAATTTCCATTAAGGCAGTAACAATTGGACCGGCTTTGTTAGAATTAAGTTTTGGCAAATGTCCTCGTTTTAATTCACGTACTCTTGCAGATGCAATAAGCACTAAATCAAATCTATTACCAACCGCTAAAGCGGCTTCCTCACTAGTATATCTTGCTCGACTTTCATTCATACGTTATCTCCTGTTAAAAACATTGCAGTATAAGTTTTTGATTAAGTTCAATCTTGAGGTGATTGTCCGGGAACAAATTTATTACCCTTTTCTCTAGCAGGTTTAAGTTCACTTTCTAAGTGTGCCTGGATCATCATGCGTTTGAAAGCATAACTTTGTTCTTTATCAGTAAAGCCAATTAACGCTCTAATTGTTTTAGTACGTTTTGGCATTTTAAATGTGCTTTTTGGTTTCATTTTTTCCTTGTTAAATGTTTGGTGCGACTGACCGGAATCGAACCGGTACGCCTTTCGGCGGCAGATTTTAAGTCTGCTATGGCTACCAATTACATCACAGTCGCATTGTTCTTTTCTGTCCCTTATATGTTCTTCACTTTAGACTGTATTATACATGGATTTATAATTATTGTCAAGAAATCATTCATAAATACTCAAATGTTGACGCCCAAAGAACGAATTCCAAATTATTTGCGCCGTCGAGTAATAGAACGTGACGGGATACATTGTGTTTATTGTGATGATGATTTGACTGATAAAGAGGTTCATATGGACCATGTTCTTGCTGAATCTAAAGGTGGACAAACCACATATGACAACTTACAAGTAACTTGTAGAAAATGTAATCTTGCCAAAGGTGTGCTAACTGAGTCAGAATTTACTGACCGGTTAAGAACCCGGGCAATGAACATTTTAAATAGAATTGGAAGCGAGAAGTAAATTTGCATATGTTTATGGTCAGCCCACCCTGTCAAAATAATCCTTTAATTTTTGACTGGGCTCTTGATATAAAAAAGGATTTATACTTTTCCAATAATTGAATACTTCGATATTTAAATTGTTGTCTCTTACAAAATTACCATTTACTATATCTTCAAATTCTACGTTTTGGCATAACGAATGAGATTTCCATCTATGATTAGCCTGACTTTTATACCTTTTTAATTGGTCAGGAAAAAGATCAAACATTATAGATTCATCTAATAAATCGTTAATATTAAATCCGGCAGATAATATTGCTTCAGTTATATCAGTACTGGGTTTTTTTCCTAGGGCAACATCCCACGGTGGAATCCCTTTCCCTACTTTAATAATCCCATGGACTAATCTTATAAATAATAATAATCGACTAGCATATCTCTCGGTTGCAATGACTATGACCTTATTACTAGTTAATATATGGTTTGGAATAACTGTAGGATGCCAATGTGTTCCTACCCATGTATCTTGCGGTTTATTCCGATATTTGAGTTCACGTATACATTCCAAATACATCTCATTATTGAACACCCCGTTACTTATATCTATATATGGATTTTTACTTAAGATTCTATCCTTTACTATTATTGTTGGATCAACTCTAACACCCTTTAACATATTATGCTCTCTATTGAAAATCACATACTGTGGATCCATACGTTTCCTGGTTGAGGCAACACGGTCCAAACTGGTATTATTTAGTAAATCACACATTATCCCTCCCGCAGAGTGCGAACTAAAACAAATTATATTCATTTATGATTTCCGTATAAGTTAAATATATTTATACATTTTATGGTCAGCCCACCCTGACTCGAACCGGTCCGCCCTTGCAAGAAATAGAATTGGAAGCGAGAAGTAAATTTGCCGATGTCTAGATCCATATTCTACAATGAAGAATCAAAATAATCCTTTAATTTTTGACTGGGCTCTTGATATAAAAAAGGATTTATACTTTTCCAATAATTGAATACTTCGATATTTAAATTGTTGTCTCTTACAAAATTACCATTTACTATATCTTCAAATTCTACGTTTTGGCATAACGAATGAGATATCCATCTATGATTAGCATGACTTTTACACTTTTTTAATTGGTCAGGAAAAAGATCAAACATTATAGATTCATCTAATAAATCATTAATATTAAATCCGGCAGATAATATTGCTTCAGTTATATCAGTACTGGGTTTTTTTCCTAGGGCAACATCCCATGGTGTAATCCCTTTCCCTATTTTAATAATCCCATTGACTAATCTTATAAATAATAATAATCGACTAGCATATCTCTCATTTGTAATGACTATGACCTTGTTACTAGTTAATATATGGTCTGGAATAACTGTAGGATGCCAATGTGTTCCTACCCATGTATCTTGCGGTTTATTCCGATATTTGAGTTCACGTATGCATGCCGAATATATCTTATCAGTGAACACCCCGTTACCTATATCTATTAGAGGATCAATTATACCACTCTTTAACATATGATGCTCTCGATTGTAAATCGTATACGGTAGGTCCGAACTTTTCTTTAATGAGAGAACATTGGCCAGGCTGGTATTATTTAGTAAATCACACATTAAGCCACCCGCCATGTGATTCTCGTAACAAAGTATATTCATTTATTATTTCCTTAAAGTGTAAATTTAAATATATTTATACATTTTATGGTCAGCCCACCCTGACTCGAACAGGGACTATAAATTTAGAAGAATTATGTGATATCCAGTTTCACTATAGGCTGAAATTGTTGTATTATCCAGTAAATCAATACCGGATAACTTTCTGATTTGTCTTTATTGTAACATAAGATTGAGTTATTGTCAATCTACATTAACCAAATCCTAGAATTTTTTGGTACACCTGACAACAAATAATCCATCTGGTCAGATAGAATATTTCTATTTTGTAAAATCATATTTTCAAAATGTGTTGGCACATACGGTACATATAATAATTCCATTCGTGCTTCTTTCAATGTCTTATGACCTTTTTTACTGTTGCAATTTTTACAAGCTGAAACTACATTAGTCCAAACATTTACCCCACCTAAGAATTTAGGAACAATATGGTCTCTACTTAAATGATTAAAATTTGTAAAATGTCCTCCACAGTATGCACAAATATTTCGGTCACGTCCAAATAATGTTTTATTGGTTAACGCTACAGTAGAATGTTTGTATGGATTGAATCCATGTCCTTTAATTGCAATAATACTAGAAGTTTCCAAATAACTAGGAGTGCCATCATTTTGTGTACCTCCGCGATATTTAGCCACAATTTTGCCCAAACTCCAGGCTACAGCTTTTTTTGCCTGATAGGTAATTGCATCATCGTGTGAGATCCACTGCCTTGGAACTCCCGAAACGTCTAGTGCTAATACTGTCATTTTTATACTCCTGTAAAATAATATTTACTACATTTTATTGTAGTGGTAAAAATAGGGCTATAAGCCCTATTGCTGGTTACGAGTTCCAGCACTACCTTATTTTGTAGCCGGTTTAATAAAGTCCTAATTTTTTCCAATCAGTACGAATCTTATTTTTTACTGTTAGTGGCAACGCTACATAATCTAAATCATCTGCGGCTTGATCACCATTTGTAAATGCCCAATCAAAAAATGCTAAACTTGTTTTAACTGATTCTGGTTTATCAGATTTTACATGTACAAGAATAAATGTAGCACCAGAAATTGGCCATGCATTTTTATCAGATTGATTAGTTAAAATATGATAATATGTTTTGTTCCAATCAGCACCAGATGCGGCTGCTTTAAAAGAATCTTCTGTTGGACTAATCCAATTACCTGCAGAGTTTTGAACTTGCACGGCATTCATTTTATTTTGTTTAACATATGCATATTCAACATATCCAATACTATTAGGAATTTTAGCAACAAAAGCAGCAACACCTTCGTTACCTTTTCCGCCTGCTCCTACTTTCCAGTTGACCGCAGTACCTTCGCCAATAGTATCTTTAAACTCTCGGCTAACTTTACTTAAGTAATTAGTCCAAATAAATGTTGTACCAGATCCATCTGCTCTACGTATTACGGTAATACTATCATTGGGCAATGAGAGGGTAGGATTTAAAGTTTTAATTGCTGCATCATCCCATTTAGTAATTTTAGCCAAATAAATATCAGCAAGTAACGTACCGGTTAATTTTAGTTTACCAGATTCTATTCCTTTAATATTAATTACAGGAACAACTCCACCTATTACAGTTGGAAACTGAAACAACCCTAATTCTTTAAGTCTTTCATCAGTGAGTGGCATATCACTAGCCCCGAATGCCACAGTTTTTGATTCAATTTGTTTCAATCCGGCGCCACTTCCGACACTTTGATAATTGACTTTTATGTTGGTTGCTTTGTTGTAATCACTTGCCCATTTAGAATATAATGGTGCGGGGAATGTTGCACCAGCCCCGGTTATTTCTTGTGCATGTACATTACTAGATAATGCGATTAATAAAATTGTAAGTAGTTTTTTCACTGTAAGGCTCCTTATAGTAGTGATATAACTATTTACACTAGGAATTATTACAATTGTGTGACAACTTGCAGTTAGAAATATATTCTTAATTAGCCATGCACCAACTTAAATATGTACCAGAATAACCTGCGGTGAACAAAATATATGTTTTTAGTTTACATCTTCAATCTTAACACTTAGTATACTTCCACCTCCATATTGTTCGGAAAGTGCTAATATAAAATCTCTATATTCTTCAGCAGCTGCCTGATCTACCCAGTGACGAATAGTAATACGGGGGCTGACCTGAATTGGCTCATTATCGGTTTTGCCGGCTTCAAACATTTCTGTTAGTTTTTCATTCCGTTTGTCATTTAATAAAAGATTACCTTGTTGGGAATTATATGATGACCAACTGATAATAGTTGCTTTTGTCATTGTAGTCATGAAAATATCTCCTGTGTTATATTTAACATTACAGGCAGCAAACTTAAAACTTTTCATTGATGTATATTATTTGTCAATTGTATTGTAGTAACCTACAATCTCATTCAACTCTTTTGTTTCCCAATCATAATCATTAGGCAATTTTAGAAGCATATTCTTAATTACCAAAGCACGGAGCAACGGATGTGAATTTAAATATTCTGTTAGCACACTGGTCTCTCTGAACATTTTAATTTCACTAAGATATTGTATATTCGATTGATTATCAATATATGTTTGATGGAATGATTTTACATAATCAAAATTATAGTTACCTATATCTTTGTCAGACACAATCATTTCCAATTTGTTTGGAAAATCAGACTGATATATTTCTTTCAACCCAATTGAATAATAATTTTTAGGCAACTTGTATGGTTTTATAAACTGTTCTTCATTTACCTCATGAGGGGTATGTTTATTTCTAACAGTAAACCATTTAGTTATCCAATGTCTCATAAAATAGTAATAATCTTGAGACCACATCATTTTCATTGCCTTGTCCGGTTGGTCGTATTCAAATTTATTAATTTCTTTATCTTCAAATGTAATTGATTTAGAAGAGGTGAAAATATGGTTATAATTTTTTACTAGTATATTTCTAGTTCGCATAGAATCATCTATGTTATAAAAATCTATGCCAAATCTGTCTGTCTGCTCAAATATATCAAATATTAATGGCCATTTTGTCATTGCATTTAAATTACCCAATGCTTCAGCATCAGCATCATCAGCTGTAATATGAATAATAATAGGATCTCTATCAAAACTCAAGATATGATTAATTGCTCTAGTTAATTGAAACCAACCCCAAACATTTACTAAATAGATTCTTTTATCTTTGGGTTGATTTAAAATCAACCAAGACATAATGTGGTCGATACCAGCATGTGTAGGCTCACGATAGTACAGGTGGCACGTACCAGTGCCACCGTACTTATCGCTTTTTGTTTTATTTATTGGATCATTAATGGTGTTAACACTAGTAGATAATTCACTTTTATCCAAGCACCAACTTAAATAGGTACCAGAATAACCCGCGGGGAATAAAATGTATATGTTTTTAGTTTGCAACTTTATGCATCCTCAATATTAGCACTTATTATACGTCCACCTCCATATTTTTCGGAAAGTGCTAACATAAAATCTCTATATTCTTCGGCAGCTGCCTGATCTACCCAGTAACGGACTGTAACACTGTTGGTAATCTGAATTGGCTCATTATCGGTTTTGCCGGCTTCAAACATTTCTGTTAGTTTTTCATTCCGGTCGTCATTTAATAAAAGATTACCGTCTTGGGCTTCGTTTGATATCCAAGTAATAATAGTTGCTTTTGTCATTGTAGCCATAAAAATATCCCCTGTGTTGTATTTATCATTACAGGAATCAAAAACTAAAAAATTTCATTGACAGCAAAAGGTGAATTTGGTACCCACACTCGGAGTCGAACCGAGAAAACTCTTCCTTTTGAGAGAAGTGACTTTTCCAATTTGTCTATATGGGCATGAATTTTAATGGACTCGCTACCCGGAATCTAACCAGGATCCGAAGTTTAGGAAACTTCTATTCTGTACATTGAACTATAGCGAGATGGTGGTAACGGTCGGACTCGAACCGACGATAAACACCGTATGAAGGTGGTGCATTAGCCACTATGCTACGTTACCATAGAAAAACACACTCAAGTCCGCGGCACGGAAGGCACTATACCCGCGATGGCTTTTGACCAGGCCTAGTGTGTTTATCTATGGTAGGACCACCCGGACTCGAACCGGGATAGATCGGTTAAAAGCCGACTATTCTACCTTTGAATTATGATCCCATATTATGGTCCACGCTCTGAGACTTGAACTCAGTTCTCTCGGCTTAAGAGGCCGGACTTCACCATCAAAGTTTAGCGTAGGTTGTGCATATTAATTGTCTTTAATGTGCCAACCATGGACCATATACGGGGTCTACGATTGACACTATAGTTTACGAGATTTTCGTTTCATATAGTATCTCTTTCGTTTAAAAATCTATTATACAACAATTTAGGTTTGTTGTCAACCTTTATTTAAAGTGGGTGACAGGACTAGATACTTTTTGACGTTTGCCATCTGTATTTCTTAAAAGAAAAAATACCATACAGCCAAGCCAATTAAAAATAAATCGGCACATACGCTCCATACAATATATGCACGGAACAACCAAGGAGCAGCGATTTTTACATATCTCATATTTTTCTCCTGATTGGTGCTCTTACCAAGAATTGAACTTGGAACTCGGCTTTACCAAAGCCGTGTAATACCACTTTACTATAAGAGCATATAAATGGTGCCGCCTCCAGGTTTTGATCCTGGTTCTCTAGTGCTTCAAACTAGCGTAATAACCATATCTACAAAAGCGGCTGGTACCCCCGGCAGGTAACGCTCCTGCGACTCCGCGTTATCAGCACGGTGTTATACTTTTTAACTAAAGGGGCAAATGCATGGCAGGGGAGATGAGATTCGAACTCATGATACTGATTTCAAAGACCAGTGCCTTAGGCCTCTAGGCGACACCCCAACAGTGAACGATAACTATATTTGGTACCAGCGGAGGGAATCGAACCCTCTCAAGAACGCTAATCTGGCGCTAAAAGGCTTATAAGACCTCTCTGACTTCCAAGTCTCGCTGGCATTTATTTGGAGCGGGATAGGAGAATCGAACTCCTGACTAAACCTTGGCAAGGTTTCGTTTGACCATTAAACTAATCCCGCATGATATTGGAATGAGGAGTGGGATTTGAACCCACGACCAACAGTTTTGCAGACTGCGCCATTAGACCACTCTGGAATCCTCATATAACTTTGGCGTACCTCCAAGGACTCGAACCTTGACTGATGCTTTTGGAGAACATAGTGCTGCCATTACACTAGAGATACATTTTTGGCGGAAGACTAGAGAGTCGAACTCTAAAGGCGCTATTAACGCTCGGCTGTTTTCAAGACAGATCCCATCACCAGTTGGGTTGGCCTTCCATTATTCTTTATTGGGGTGAAGGACGGGACTCGAACCCGCAACCATCGGAATCACAATCCGAGGCTCTACCATTGAGCTACCAACACCATATAGGAACACACTGTAGAACTTGAATCTGTGATAGCCCATCTTCATGGCACCTCTTAACACGCCGCGGGCTAGTTAAGTTCAGTGTTGTTCCACTGTAGCTATTCAATGTGTTTTTATATGGTGCGTCTGGAGAGATTCGAACTCCCAACCTTCAGTTTCGAAGACTGACTTTCTATCCAATTGAATTACAGACGCATTGTTTGGTGCCCTCAGTCGGATTCGAACTGACCACCTACCGCTTACAAGACGGTTGCTCTACCAAATGAGCTATAAGGGCTTATTGTTGGTCTCCAGTGTGGGATTTAAACTCACATTATTCCTCGTCCCAAACGAGGTGCCATGATCAGATTAGGCGAACCGGAGAAAGAATGGATGCGGAGGCAGGATTCGCACCTGCGATCTGAAGCTTATGAGACTTCCGGGGACGGCTAGACTCCCCTACTCCGCGATAATATTTATCATAATATATAACCATAGAAAAACACATTCGTTTCCTGACTTTACGGCGGTAGTGCCCTACTCTTTGCGATAGCCCCTGCGTCCAGTTGCCAGGTATCGTTATGATTGCCGTTGAATGTGTTTATCTATGGTAGGACGTGACAGGTTCGAACTGCCGACCTTCTCCGTGTAAAGGAGACCTTCTACCGCTGAATTAACGTCCCAACTATTTTTGTTATATTTTGGCTCCCCAGCGTGGGATCGAACCACGGACCAATTGGTTAACAGCCAACTACTCTACCGCTGAGCTACTAGGGAATAAACTGGCAGTGAGTGAGGGATTCGAACCCTCGGGGCACCTTTCGGCACCCCGCAGTTTAGCAAACTGCTGATTTAAGCCACTCATCCAACTCACTATAATTTTTGGAGCGGGGTAGGAGAATCGAACTCCTCGCTTTAGCTTGGAAGGCTAAGGTATTACCACTATACGAACCCCGCATAAATTGAATTTGTTAGAGTAGTGCTACCACATTATAAGCACCATTCACCCTTTACGTAAAGCCTAGGCCGAGACTCGGTACGTCACTTGGGATACTTGTCCAGCTTGCAACCTTCTGCCCATGGACACTACGTGCCCAGGTGGGAGTCGAACCCATTGCCTTCTACTATTTCGGTTGTTCGAACAAACCTAGATAGCGTGACTTTCTCTTGCTAACACTCTAACAAAACTTGGTGGACCGACGGGGGATCGAACCCCGACCCGAGGCTTGCAAAGCCACTATGCTCCCATTATCACTATCAGCCCAAAAAATAGATTGCGTTGAGGAATCGAACCTCGTCCAAGCATTGGGTGCCTACTCCACTTTCGTGTCTCGGACTTCTTGGTGCTACCATTACACTATACGCAAAACTTGGTGGATGCGGTTGGAGTCGAACCAACAGAGCCGTGAGGCGGAAGATTTACAGTCTTCTGGGGTTACCAGTTTTCCTACACATCCATATGAAAATAAATTTGTTGTTGCAATCTCAACTTAATGTTTATCGGAGACCGACTCACTGCAAACAACAAAACTTGGCGATGCGTGGGAGAGTCGAACTCCCGTCTTCGGATAGACAATCCGAGATAATGACCGTTATATGAACGCACCAAAAAAGAATGGCTGAAGCGGCCGTCTTCATTTAATGTTCTCCGCCTTGCCCTTTGACATGCATCCACAATCGCGGGCTGACCTTCAAGGTCCATTTAATGCGTCCTGGCTCGGCCTTTAGAACAACCATATAGAAACATACTTTTAAACCTGTCTTCAACGCTTAGTCGTTATCTCCCTTTACTAAGAGGGCGATTGGTAAGTATGTTTTTATATGGTACTGCTACGGGGAGTTGAACCCCGCTTACCAGGTTGAAAACCTAGTGTCCTAACCGATAGA